TATATGGTGCATCAAAACAAGTTTTGTCAGAAGTAGTACCAGAAGGAATGGAACCATATACAGAAACAAGACCCGACGAAGAAGTTTCATTGTTCGTAACACCGTCGGCTGTGTTAAAAAGAATGATACCGAGTCTACTTGTAACAGCATCAGGAAACAAGGTTTTAGTTGAATTGAAGCGTAAGATCAAGGAAATCTGGGGATCTGAATAAAATACGACCGAAGGGTGGTTTAATTTTTATAAAATTGTTACGCCCTTCGGTCATATTATTAAAGTTCTCCTTTGTCAAAATACTTATCTGACAAAGTTTTCCATGATTTCTTTTCCCTTATTGCTCTCACTTTGTCTTTAGTCAAACCAGTAATTATGTCTTTGAGTTCATTGAACACAGTTTGGTTTATGTATGGATCTCCTTTATGTTTCATTAGACAATCAATGATCATCAAAGCATCTGATTCTGTTAAAGGAACACATTTAGGAAATTCATCTTTTGAGAAAACAAGATCTGTTACTTCACTACCAACAGACTTGTCTTTCAAATGCCATATCCAACCGAGAGTTATCCATGGATATTTAGATATCATCATATCTCTGGTTTTCTTAACATCACCCTTGTTCTCTTTCAGACAATACGATACTTCTAAGATCACATCAGGATCCGTCTGACGAATCTGTTTCTTTCTACCTTCTTCAGTAAGTATCTTACTACTGATATAGACAAATGTTTCACCATATTTAATCATCGATATGATAGGATATGTTAATCCTTGAATAGAATCCTTTAGTTCATTATATGTCTTACTTATAGATCCATTATTCTTATTAAGTGAATAACATATCTCAATTGCGTCTTTTTCGGATATCTTCGCGACAGCATTTTTGTCTCCTCTGTGACCGACAACAGATACACCTGAATCAAACGCATGTTGGTTGTTTTCTTGAATGGTAACCCATTCCAGATTATACCACATACAATTATTATGATCACAATCGATGTGGTTTACAAATTTTCTGTCATTAGAATATCCACAAATGAAATGTGCTGCAACGAGTCTGTGTATTTGACAATGTAAACCTTTTGCTGAATCAGAAGAAAGCCATACACGCAAGTATCCTGACGAATCATCAAATTTCATGATCGTTGGTGGATATGTTAACATGGATCTCACACGACCCCAATTGGATACCTGATAATATCCCTGCTTGACGTCTTTGTATGTTATGTCTTTCCATTCTTCAACGTCTTCAACCCATTCAAGGTTCTGATAATCACAGTCGGCCGTTCTTCCGTTTTTGTGTTTGACCTTAACAGGTTTTCCAACTAACTCAGGTGGGATTGGAATAAACGTTGATGCCATAATAACATCGAATGGTTTGAGCACATAACGGTTGTCTGATGTGTGTACGAATTCATACAGATAACCGTTTGAAGATAAGTAGCTTGGCATGTGTATACCTCTGGAGTCATTAACACGACCATCAATAGATATCTGAATTGATGAATCCTCTATTCCAGGGACGTGTATATCATACCATTTGTTATATTGATACATTATATATCAACTCCTTTCATTGAAATAATGTGTATATTGAAATCACTATTAAACGTATGATTCCTTCATTGCTTGTAACTGCATCAGGAAATAAGGTTCTTGTAGAACTCAAAAGAAAAATAAAAACAATTTGGGAAACATCATAATGTATTATAACCGGGGGTAGAACCCCGGTTATAATTAATTAAAACATCCCTTAATAAAATATCTATCAGATACATGTCTCCAGGATTTTTTCTCTTTTATTGCTCTGACTTTGTCTATTGTCAATCCTTCTATATCATCTTTGAGTTTTTCATGAACAACTCTCTGTGATCCATTAAATCTCACAAGATATTCACATATCACTACTACTTGCTCTTCCGTCAATGGTTTTACTTTCGAAAATTCATCAGCAGAAAACACTTCATCAGTTATTTCTTTAGCAACAGATTTGTCTTTAAGATGCCATATCCAACCCAGTGTCAGCCAAGGATACTTGTATATTAATGCATCCCTCGTTTTTTTGACATCACCCTTGTTATTTTTGAGACATGTTGCTATTTCAATTATGATGTTTTCATCAGTCTGTCTCTCTATCTTTAGTTTTCCATCATCAGAAAGAATGTCTCTACTAACATAAACAAAAGTTTCTTCATATTTAATAGACGATATAACAGTGGGTTTCAAACCAACTATTTCATCTTTAAGTTCATTATATACATCATTGATGGATCCTTTGTGTCTATTAAGACTTTCACATATTTTTGCAGCTTCAATTTCTGATATTGTTGTCATACCATGATTATCACCCTTTGCCATACATTCTTCCCTTTCCAAATAAGAAATTTTCAAGATCCATTCTTTTGATGGTTTGCACCATTTTCATTCTTTCATTGTGTGTCATATCAACATCCCATGCCCATAACATGACACCAGCCACAAACTTTTTGAATGTTTCAAGATATCGTTCACAGAATTCTGTTAAAGAATTCATGGTGAACGTCATATGATGACAACCGCATTTGAGAACGTAGATAACATCCCTTGGTAGAAAGTCTCCCAGATTGTTGGAACCATTCAGAGCCATTATATCAAAACGCAATGGTTCTTTTATAGCCTTACTAACAAGCATGAAAGAATGCATCGCTTTTGAATCTGGATCTGTAACCATATAAGCTTCTTCGTATTTTTCATACCCACAGAAAAGTGTTATCGTGGTTAATAGATTTTCTATTATAGAGACCACCCCCATCCAGTTTGTTTTAGTATAAGGATATACTTGGTTATGTAATCTCCATACACCTGTCAGAGTTATTGAGTCATTGGCGTCGTTACACACATTCTGTGTCACATATTCTTCGTACTCTTTTTCTGATTCCATGATTTCTTTCAATGCGTCCCAGAGGAAAATATTCTCTGGATCAGTATTCATTTTCGTAAACATGATAATTTACCTCCTTTAGATTTATGGATGTTAATCCATTATGTCATTAAAATAATATCTATATGGTGTATAAAAATAAACGCCAAGGTAAGCATTCGCCAAACTCTTTTAAGAAAGGAATGATAATGAATGGCTAAAATGAATTATGGAGCATGGTTCTATAATCAACATAGATATCGTAAAAATAGTCGTGGTACTATTGAAAGCTTCAATGATACCAAATGGGCTACAATAAATGAACGAATCTCAAAGCTGATTAAGATGGGTTCTTCGTTATTAGATGATCAACCCTTCATGGTCAACGGTAACCAAATGGCTTTCAGGAAACTCATTGATTTGATGGGTCGTTCTAATTATACTTTTGATGATCTTGATGATGCTTTAAAAGAAACATATCGTGTATCATTGCAGAATACTATGTCACGTAATCTCGTTAATACTCATGCTGTTATGTTCCATGGTAGTAACGTCAAAGATAGTAATGTTGCAGCAGAAAGTTTCACACATTACAAGATTATTGAAGCACCATATGATCAGTTACATTTTGGAGCACGTGATGAATTCATACGTCAAAAGCTTCAAGAAATGCATACAACCCAGAACAAGTATTTTGTTCCAATCAGTAAATTCAATTCTTCTGAATTTGTTAAGATACTTGACTTCTCTATCATATGTACAGTAAATGGTTATTTCTGTAATGACTGTTTAATTGCAATGGATGATAAAGGATTTAAATTCAAGATAGGTTGGCCTTATACTGCTGACGTTGATTTCATTGTATACAAGCTTGATCATGCTCAGGTTATCTCTGCAAATGTTTCATCATCATATATTGAAGATAAGAAAATTATCCCATATTCTGTATTGGGAGTAACACGTCAATATGTTGGTTTGAAATGTTTCGTCAATATATTCGATAAGAACTTCACAAAGACATCTCCTTCTGCACCAAACTTTGGTATATTCACCAAGGAAGGTCTTCAGTTGTTAAATCTCCAAAAGATAACAACTGATACACTGAAGAGACAGAGTACTGAAAATGTTTCTATTGACATATATGCATTGAAATTTTTCCACGAAGTACCTGACTTATATCCGGCTGTCAACTATGTTGATATTCTTGATAGTAAGGTTGTGTTCGATGAAAGATATGAGTATGTTAAGAATCTCAAAGGAGAACGTATAGTTTCTACATCCACACGTAACTTCAACTATCTTGAGACATGTACTCCTCCTATTGCCATCGATAGAAATACAACATATTCATTTGATATTATCATCGATTGTTTAGCGATGTATAATAAGATGATGGAATACAATGATGATATGTTCAACATAGGTCAAGGATTAACATATGGAACAGAATCTGATTTCTATAATAAATATTTACCGATGTTGGAAAATATCTATTATAATCTTTTACATCTTCTGGGATCATATCAACAGGGTGCAATACTGACATCATTGGTTGAATCTGAAAGAATTGATAAGTTCACTGCGCTTGTTAATAACTTAAAGAAACTTGTTGACCTTAGGGATTTCTCAAAGGTACAATCTTTGGTATTCGATGAACTGTATGGTTCTAATTATAAAAGCACTGTGCTGTATATTACAGAACCTTTCCGTTCTGAGAAACTTGAAGTATTTTCAAACATGGCTAATATGGCCAATAATTACTTTGTTGAAAATGATAACTCAACACGCTTCAATCGTCCAATATCATCAGAGTGTTTTATTGCACTTAGATACCATCGTGATGATGAATGCTGGTTATTCGATTATCCGGAGATAAAACATTTCCATGGTATCGGAAACACATTCTATATCAATACCAAATTAACTGGTACTGAGATATTCAAGTTCTTTGTTCTATATAGTGATACAGAAGCACCAGGTGAACAAAACATAGAACACTTTGATCTCGAAACAGTTCTCGACTTTGACTTATTCTCAAATGAAGTAGATAAACATCTTGGTTGTATTCGTTACTGGGATGCCGAGAATCGTTTGATGAAGATGGCAAAGATGTTGTATGACAAATACGATGATGAGACTGTTGTTCAAGTATTATCAAAGATGCTCAAGCGTAAGGTTAATGGTGAAGATATAATAAATGTATATCCATCAGAAATCAACTATGAAGATTCAAATAAGACAACTGATAATCTCACCGATTATACAGAAGCTTCTGAACGAGCTCCTTTCGCAATAAACTTCTTATTCTATACTTTGTCGATGTTGAATAATAACGTTGACAAATTACAAGCATACTTCTATCAGAAGCTGGTAAACAAGAAGTATGGGATTAGATATGCGGACATAGACATTTCTTCAATAATGTCTGATGATAGATATCCAATAAACTATTCGGAATTCTGTATATCTCCATCAATACCTGGTGAGACGACTGTTCGTCCTTCTGGACAAGCATATGCATTCTATGGATTGCCATTGATACTCAATTCAAACGGTAATAAATTATATGAACCATATCGTTACGTATTGAATGTATATAAGTCTGATATACAATATCCAATCATTTCGGAGAATGGTTTAAATCATAAATACTACACAATGTATGATGATATAACCAGACCTATTTATGGTGGTCAGATTGTATCATATCATGATAATATTTATCTGGCAAAGATGTTGACAAAGTACTTGACATCCGCATATGATTACATCTCTGAATTACAGACAAACTACAAGACTACTTTCAATCAAACTTCTATTACAATTGAAGCATTGAAAACTTTGACACGTCATAGACTTGATATTAAAGAATTCGTACGTAATGCAAATCTCGTATCAATCGATGGTATCTCAGATCCGAATGATATACTTGAACTGGTATTGGATGACAATGCTCTGTTCAATCAGTTTGCACATCTTGACACTTTGATGAATGAGATAACCAGTGTTATTGAATATCCGAAAACAAACATTGTTGCGTACATCAATTCTACCGTATTGAGTACTTTGAAATTCGTTTATGTAACAACGGGATTCGACAACAATGCAATGAAACGTGCAAGAATGTTATACATTCATCTCAAGAAAATCAATACACCAATGAATGCATACCAGTATCAGAAATGGATTGATGGTATCGATCTTCATATTCTTAAGAATCTGGATAATATGCTTGCGGAGAATGAGAATTACAATCTCGGTACAGGTGTATTCACACGTATGTATGAAATATTACGTGACTACAAGGAAAGATTACAAGCACGAAATTCATTAACTCAATTGAGTGAAATGATTGATGCTTTAACGGGTACTGTTAAAACATCGCATATTGATCCAGTTGTCACATATTGTGATGATATGATCAATAAAGTTATCTTTGATATCTATGCAATAAATGAAGTTAACTTCAATAATTCTACTACGTACAATGACAAACCCGTATTCGTAGTTGTTACGGTTGATGATATTCCTCACACATATCCACCAATAGGAACACAGATACATTCAACACATAGACTCGTATTCCAACCAATCATCGATAAAGACAACAATGGAAAGTATATCATCAAGTCATTATCAAACATATGTGAATATGCATTCTTTGATGGTTCTACATTAACGGGATTGACAATGAATGTGTTGGACATAAACGGAAGTATCATTGGTACACAAACAGTATCAATTGATTTCATTCGTGTATCATCTACAGCAGACAAAGTAAACACATTTGATCAAGTATCAAATGTAAATACTGAATCAATTGAATTCCAAAACAATCATGAATCATTTGAGGTTGTAAACGATTTGGTTGTCAATGAAAAACATGCCAAGATGAATTATGAATTGCTTGTAGGAAATCATTTTACACCATTGGATCATGTTGAAGAAATGATACTTGAACCAGAAACATGGCTTCCTGGTTCTGTTGATAAATTAATCATCGATAATCAATTAATCAACAGAATGAGTATGGCTGAATTCGGTCATCGTAAGTGTAGTGATGTTTACTTCAAACCCGCACAAGTAATTCATATAACACCAAATCAGGATGGTTCTATCGATTCGGTATATGGTAAGTATTTTGAAGGACATTCAATCTATCTTAAAACGACTGATGGTTTAATATCTTTCCCAATTAAAATAACCGCAGTTGACCATTCTATCAATAAAGGTTTCATAGAAGCAAAGGTTGATGGATGGAATTCAAAATGGTTTAAGATTGAAGATCCTACAAAGATTACTGAATATCTTACATCTGAGATTGAATGTGAAGTCGTGGATGATAATATGAGGAACTTCTTAGATGAATTCTCTCATGAATTATATCCAGTATATTCAAATCCGGGATACTCACCTGCAAGTGTAGTATACGATGAGAATATCGATAATGCATATAAACTCCCGGGTGATCCTATATTCGTATCATCTAATGCGGATTTCGTTTACAATCGTTTGAACTGGTTCTTCAATGAAATAGTTCCCAACAGATTCATTGATGATGAACATAAGACACATCGTTTTATTTACGTAACTCACGGATTCATCAATGATGAACATGATGAATTGAAGATCAACATGATCAATCATGACTTCAATCAAACAACATTACCGGAAAGATATCCGGTATTAAGAGACGAACCAAATGATCATTCTGTTTGGGATGCAGAAGTTAAAAGATTCCAAAACGAAATTATCTCAGACCAAAACAGGATAAAGTCACTCGAGATTCAACGTGCCAGAGCAGAAGCTGCAGTTCATCAAGCAAAGACAATACACGAGAGAGAAGTTGCATTAATACGTTTAGATTCATACGACAGACGTATTGCAAAGTTGGAAGATGAAATTGACCGATTCGATAAATTGAAACGTCAACTTGAGAAACCAACAACATGGTTCAATGTACGTTCATACAACGCGGCATTGGTTTATATTGCAAATGGTAGAGCAGACAAGTTCTCACCAACATTCATATCAAACATTCGTGATTTATTATATACGGATAAGATTGATGTGTTCCTGTATGATTGGGATCACAAAGAATGGTTGGATCCATCAACATATGACATGTCAATTCAAATGGTTGACAATGTTAAGGTTGATGAATGTGATGATTATACAACCAATCGTGTTCTGTATACATTTACTATTGTGCCAAAACCAGGATTCCAGTACTCTAAGAAGATACTCGTATACTTCTCATATGATTCATCAGATGTATTTGAAGATATCACAATGAATCAACCAACATGTTCCGTTAGATTCAAACCTATATTATCATTGGATGGTGAAATAACTGATTATGATCCATACAAAGGAATCAATATACGTAAACATTTCGATGGATATGAAAAGTACAAGGTGTCGGGAGAAGATATACATGTAAAACGTATTAATCGTACTGGAAAATATACATTTTCTCCTGCATTTAGATTCATCGACATAATGGTTTCGGATGACAACGGTGATCATACTTATGAAGATATTGCAGAGTTCTATGTTCCGAATAAGTTCAAGAATGATGAATCACCAGTAAAGTTGTACAAGCCATCGTATAGAACGCAGATACATGCAGAAGTTGATGCATTTGAACCAGATAAAGAAATCCGATTAATATCAATCAATAACGGAAGTTATGATGGTAATATATCTGAAGTAATGTTCAATGGTATAACATCATTGGACAATGGTGATCAAAAGATCACTATCACAGGTTCTACATTACCAAACTATGCAACAGGTTCATTCGTTTGTACTGTATTCCAGTCAGATGAGTATGATCCTACTGGTGGTGTTATAACTGTAACGGTTACTCACGAAGAAGATGACATATATGGTGAATGGGTACGTGTACCAATTGAGCAAATGTTGTATCGTGAAATACCTGAAGAGTTTAAACTTGTAATGAAACAACCAACAGCAAACGATGTCATTGTTACATTATCAAATAATTATATCAACAATGCCGACATTGCAGTTCAATTACACAATGAAGGTGTATATGATCCTTATACGTATTATTGGGATACAAAACATCTTGTTCGTATGCCAATATCAAATGTACGTATCAATGAACCACGAGAAAGACTTGTGATAGATACATCAGTAAATGATAATGTGCAATCAATCAAAGCACCATACATTGGTATTTGCAGATACTCATTAGCTAAGATACCACAAGATGGATTCGTTGATCTTACTGGTTATTTACCAACACCATTATCACGTAACAGATACGAGTTCTGGGTAAATGGTAGATGTGTTAAAGACCCCAAGGATATAATCATACTGTCTCCTACATCAATTCAATTATGCAATATGAAATCATTAAAGAATTTCGAAGTAATTGAGTTGGTAGATGATGTCAATACGGATAATGATCTATTTAGACAAGGCAATCTTTATATGGATATCAATGGTAATACATATGGTACTTATAAACTTGCATTGTTGAGTAATTCACGTATCAGATATCAAGACATCAAGTTTACGTTCAACGCAAATGTTCACACAAATATCAATGATCATACAAAGGATATCATTCCGAATCCAAATAACAAAGACTTGGAAGAAGATATTTTAAGTTATGTTACATTTGATGATTCATCAACAGACTACAACAAACTCTACAACATTCCTACTATGAATGGAATATCATTATTCCATCCAAAGTTACAAGGTTTAGGAATTGATGAAACTCCTAATGAAGATATCATAAAGAAATTCGATATGATATGGAAGTTAGAAGAAATAACAAATCCGATGTTCCCAATGACACATCGCGAAGGTAGACATATTGAAGATGAAGACATTCTCAAGTTACATATCAAACTCATTACAGAACCACACTGGAATGGTTTAGATATAGACACCACAGGAATGTATCTTATCTATGCTACCGGACCAGTTGAGAGGTATTTCTCATTGTATATATCTAAACTGTCGGATGGTGCAATTGATGATGTGAATAATACAGTAAAGATTATTCCATTCATCATGCCAGGTGTTTATGTTCTCATAGATCCAAAGTATACGGGTATGTGGTTGCATTCAACACATGGAAAAACAAAACCAATTCATATTGTTAATACAACACCAGATTGATTTATGGGGGCTTCGGCCCCCATAATATTTAAAACAAATTAAAATATATATTCCGGAGGGGGCTTCACGCCCCCATTGGAAATATATTAAAGAAAAGGAAGATTCGTTGGGTTGTATAGCAGGTTACAACCCAACTAAGAATGGTCTTTGCCATGAGATAGTATTTGACATGCATTCCCCTTATGCCAAATATTACTCTTTTGTATGTTCAGTAAATAAAAAAATAGAATACGGGGACCGAAGTCCCCGTTAAAAAAGAGGGGATGTGGATCGACCATGAAAATCCACCTTCGCAATCTTCTCTGCTTTGGGGCTTATAGAAAAAATTACGAATTAAAAAACAGTGTACAGCATCACCGTTCATCGGCGGGAAACCCCGCCGACTACTTTGGTGATGTGTAGAACTTTGAAAGAGACACAACATATAGTTCCATACTGTGCCACATGTGGAACTTTAAAATTTATGACACAGAATATTCATCGGGTGACTAATCCGATCTTTGAATATTACTCTCATGTTTATCGAGTTGGATTATTTATTTTTATTGACTGTAATAATTCTTGTTCAACTCGAGCAGCATCTTCATTAAATTGTGGAGCTGCATTCATGCCTGTTGATGGTTGTGCAAAGTTAGGAAGAGTATAGTCATATCCTCCTGTATTTGATGATCCTGTCTTCATACTTCTCAAGAACTCCTGAGCATTAGTTGTCAATACAGAGTTCAGCATATTGTCATTCTGTGAATCAACAAATCTAATGATATCGGTAGACTTTGGTTTACGTCCACGTGTCATCTCGAAATACTCTTCACCAGCACCCTCCTTGGACCAATCGAAGAGAATTGGTTCATTGGCGTTTGCATTGATTGTATTACCGAATCTATTGCCAAATGGAATTGACTTAGGATCATATACTGAATTCTTATGTCTGATGGCAGTAGACATAGGTGTGTCATATCCTGCCTGGTGAGCTGCAGCCATCTGCATATACTCATTAGCACCAGTAACATCATAAGATGCTGGCACAGGTTTGTAGTCTTTGGGTTTAACTTTCGGCTTTTCATCCTCTTTCTTATCACGGAGGACAATATCTCCAGTAATTACTCCCTTGAGTATTTCCCTGTCGGTAATCTGTGTAGAATGGTTTATGTATAATTTCGGAATCTGACAGAATGAGAATTTGATTCTTCCTGCATTAAATTCCTTCAGGGCTTCATCATAAGACATCCATGGATAATCGCCGTCTCCATATTTGCCCAATGATACATCAATTGCTTCTTGGATTATCTTGAATGCATTGACATAGTCGGATTGATTATAATAACAATTTCGGATACCCTTGAGCTTCTCATAAATTGCTTTACGATTCTCATTCTTATACATATCCTCGTTTGTTACATTATACGGATCATTTGGATCAGGTCGTACAATAGATACTTCCATTTCCTCCTTGATCTTGGCTTTTTGTTCATCTGAGATTTTAAGTATGATGACATCATTACGAGAAGCCTTACGTCTATCGGCAGCAATACTCTTCTTCATAATTTCCTTATGTTCTCTGAGTGCTTCCTCTGTTAATTCTTCTTCGTCTTCTGTTCCGAACTCTTCTTTATTTCGTTGAGCCCATCTCAGTTTTACTTCAGCCATCATTGTATCATCAATCATTGGTTGGATACCTTCCATCATCTGTTCAATGATGGCATCCAATTCATCGATAGGATACATATACTTTATCTCTTCTTCTTTGTCTGACATGACATTACCTCCTTTATGAATATCTTTATAATTATATATCTATAGATATCATAAATTAGCTTCTTCAAAGTGTTCTTGTATAGTAATGACGGTTCCGTAATTCATATTGATTTCTCTGACTTTGATACATACATTTGCAGCATCATTGAAGTACGTGTTCCATCCAAATACATTCTTAGATACCCATCTGAAATCCTTATTGTGATATGATGTTCTATCAAAGAATTCTTTGTTATTGGATTTATACATATGCTGTTTGAATTGTTCAACGGCATCATCCATATCGTTTGCAAATATAACACATGCACCAAAACCGTACATGTCCTCATAGTCATATTTAATAATGAACGGAATCAAATCACTCACTCCTCTACTTCGACTTCAACTTCGTCTTCGTCGTCAACCTCTTCGTTTGATGATTCACCCATTAGCTCCGGTATAGCAGACATCATTGTCATGAACTCTAACATCTTCTGTGTCTTAGGTGATAACTTTGGTTGTGTATTTGTAATACGACCATCGTCGTCTACACGATACTTATTAACATTCTTGCGTCGTTTCATTTAAAACTCCACCTCTTTCTTTTTATTCTTCCATACATCGCCATACATCAAGGATACGAATGATGTTTCTTTTCCTATTTCAGACATCTTTTCATATGAATACGAAGTAACATTAAATCTGGTTTCTTCACCATGATCAAAATATCTAAAATATAATCCATCAGTATCCATACTAACAAGAAGCATTAGTATTTGAGTATCCTTTGTTTTAACAAGATAAGGATGTCCTACCTTGAAGAACTCAGTATCAAACGTAGGTTCAACCTCACGACACCAATTATACTCATAATAACCTTCGTCATCATGTTTGAATAAACGAACTCTTTCACGAGTCTTCTCACAAGACCCATCGATCTCGTATACGACACCAGTATCACAGTCTTCAAATCTGAACTTTGTATCAAACCTACAAAGGAAATTGACAGAAAACAAATCAATACCTCTTTTGGTTAATATCTCTTTGGGAGTATCATAATACTCAACTGTCAAAAGATACTCATCATCTTCATTGAAGTTATTGTACACGGTATACTTTTTACCCATGTACTTAATATCCTGGTATATAGGATCCCATCCTCCCATTTTAAATACCTCCTCATTATTAATCATCATTGAGATTCACGCACATAATACGTAGAATCATTCTTGTGTGTAACCAAGCTGTTCTCTTGAGCCTATAATATTTGTCAATTACATGCCCTTTGAACAACTCATCCTTACCAACATTGACTCTTTCGGCACCATGATACTTTCGCCGTATGTAGTCTCTTACATCACTTAAATCAGAAGATACATATACAAAAGATGGATCTTCCTCAGTATCAAGTTTTTCGACCGATAGAACGTATTTTCTTACCATTAGAAACAACTCCTTCTGTATTGGTTTTATATGACTAAAAGACATACAAGAATCATTATTATATAATATATCTTAATATATCCCCCGTCTATTATATTATATATATTTAAAAATAAAAAATAGAAATTAATATTTGTGTATTAAATATGTTATGAACCGAACCATAAGTGTTTATAATAGAATATTCTATTAAATCAGAATACGAAAGTTGGTGATAATAAATGTCAGGATTGATATTTGATGAGCAATCATTAATAGATAAGCAAGTATACAAATATGATGAATATCTACATTCCCGTGTAAATAAATATACCGGTGCAGGAAGAATAATTGTTAAGTATTGGAATATTAATGAAGCCAATACAACATCATCTCTTGGTATGGATACTCATTATAGAATACTTGGTCAAGATTCTCCATTAAGATATGATGAGATCGATAACATGGCCTTCATAGGATTCTCTCCTTTACAACCAGAAGAAAAACAAGCTTCTACTACAACCGTTAGAAACTATGGTTTATCTGGTGAAGCATTTGTTATTCCTGGTACTATAATGCCTAAGGAAAATGATTTCTTCATAGTAAAGCATCTTAATATGAATCATTTATTCCGTGTTACTCAAGTAACTCAGGACGGTTTAAATACCGATGGATCATATAAGATAAACTACGAATTGTTCTCAACCAATCCTCAAGAGATAGAATGGTTGGGTAAACAAACTGTAGGTCACTATATAATGGATTTACAAACCATTGGTGGTGAAGACCTCACGCCAGTAATAGGAAAAGAAGATCATGAATTACGTTCGCGTCTTGTTCGGATGGTGAACGATATGATTGAAAATTACAAAGCTCGATTTTATGATGACACTCATAACTGTTTCTTGTTACATTTAAATGGTCGAACATTGTTTGATCTATGTGGTAACATGTTCATGGCTAAACATGGTGTTATGATCGTCGATAATACATCCGGAAATATTGTTCTCAATCCAAATAAGATTCGTGATCCAAGAATGGATCAATTCTATCAAATGTCACCATACAAGTGGATTGAAAGAGATTCACCAACTCGTTATATTGATACTTTCAAATATCGTATAATGAAAGGATATGATTATCCTGAATCATCATTTGCTATGTATGGTACAGATGTTGATATAATGATTCCCAACCCAGCATGGTGTCAATCACCAAACTGCGAACCATTCTTCCCTGAAGAACTTGTTCAGATATTTGAGAATGAAGAGGATATTCGTGCATGTAAGATAAATGATTGTAAATGTTGTCCACATCGTAGTGATTGTCCGAGACACTACAAATGTCAACGATACGATTATGTATCTATTATACATGATTTCATTCATGGAAAACTCACGGATATACATAAACTGTCTCTATATACTGGAGACCAGTTGTTTGATAATAATGATCACCAAGCAATATATCTGTGGAGTCCAATCATTATATACATCATCAAACAAGTATTAAAAATTAAATAAGGAAAGGAAGATTTGAATGAACATTACTAAATGTGGCGGTTGCACATTTGACGTGAATACGGATCCATGCAAGTGCCCTATAGTTCCTCCGAACTATCCGTTCAATAGACCTGCTCGTGACTCATACACATTCTGTTGTTGTGGCCCATCAAATCCGTTGAATGGTAAAGATCCTGTTACATCAGCATATCCTTCATCGGGTATGTTTAAGGGTTCAGCATTTGCAATGTTTAATGGTAATCCATATATAATGGATTCTACCAATATGAAATATGGACAGGTTCTTGTATATTCCGAGAATGTGTATACCAACGTATCCCAGCGTGATGATTTGTCATGCATAAACCTTGCTGCAAGATTCGACATGACTGATACATCATTAAGCAACACCGTTAGGAATGATTTCCTTAAGCAGTATATCTCAAGAAAGTATCTTGAATTAGAAAGTGTTTTACCTATAATAAAAACCGAATACAAGATACGTATACATTATACCATCAGAGATGTAGACGGTGGTACTATCAATTCAACACATGTCGATACAGACATAAAGGATTCTTATTTCCATTTTACTGATATCAAAGATAGATTTGTTCAGTCTCTTAAGGGCCTTGTTGTTGCAACAATTCCTGCAATTACTTACCAGGGATTATACAACATCACAATCGACAGAGTTGAGCTTATCGTCCAGATAATAAATACAAAGGAACATCTCGTTGATGCAATGAATCCTTTCTATACGTTCGTCAATAACAATGCTGAAATAGTTCTTCACAATGATATTATCGAACCAACTGAAAAGGATTCAACATTGGTTATTGCGACATGCGATGTTAATCGTTCATTCGATTATCAAGCAAACATAACCAACAGACTCCGTATATCATTTACTGCATTTACATCTGTGCCGATTGCATGTGGTGATACAATGGGTATATGGAATGCATTGAATGAACCAACAGATGCTGTTATAGCTCAGCTGAGAAATGAAGTAACAGCACTTGAAGATGAGGTTGCTGCACTTCATGCGAAAGATGATGAACTCCAGGCAGAGATAGATTCTCTCAGCGGACAGGTTGAACTTAATAAGAACAACATTGCATCACTGACGACAAGAGTAATGACACTTGAATCAGCAAACGCTGTCAAGGATACATTACTCACAGAAATTATCTCTCGTATTGAGACACTTGAACGTATACCTCTCGCTCTTGTTTCTTATGCTGAAGGAGTTAATTTCATTAAGTCACAGATTACATGGAGAGGTTATGGTGAACTTTATCAGGTTACACGTAACTTCACTGCATCGGGTGACTTCATGATGGATGTTGGTCTTGGTTACCTTGTTCCTGTCATTAAGGATTCATCTGAATATCAGGGTATACTTAATAGAGTATCAGAAGTAGAAGAGACTGCAACTGGTGCTACTGAAGAAGCGCATGCTGCAACAGAAGCAGTATCATCATTGTCAACGATTGTTGATGGTCATTCAACAGCTATCGGTCAATTAACAACTGATGTTAATGAATTAAAAGGCAATCATTAACTGAAGAAGTTTTAAAGAAATGAACCAAATCTACTAAATAGATTGGGTGGGGTTAACCCCACCCAATGATCTTTATAGAAAGGAATGAAATGTATGGCACACACAATACAAATAGATGTTCGTGATTTAACTGTACCTGAAGCAAATCACGTTAACATAGCCGTTATAAATAAACCTAATCCTGTATTAGATTATTCTGCTACTGCCAGAGAAGTGTATCTTCTTATGCAAATGAGTAATTACAGAATTACTGCTGCTGGTACTAATAAGACTATATCAGGAATTAATTATTATGATTACTTCCCTGAAGAACAGCCCGGTGGTGGAGGTGGTGTAACACCTCAACAAGTAGAAGCAATGATCGCCAATTCTATTGATGCTACTGTATCAGGAACATCAAAAAACTCTATTCAGAATAAGGCTATAAAGCAATATGTTGATACGGGATTATCTGGCAAGGCATCAACATCAACATTATCCCCAGTTGCAACATCTGGATCATACGATGATCTGTCTAATAAACCAACGATCGATTCTGAATTATCAGATTCATCAACCAATGCGGTTCAGAATAAAGTAATCACTGGAACCATTGGTGACATCAATACCGTATTGGAAGGAGTGTTATAATATGCCAAATACATTAGCTGAAAATCTCGCTAGATTGCAAGCTGCTAAAACTGCAATTGCTAATGCTATTACTGCTAAAGGTGGTACGGTTGGAAGTGGTGACGGTTTAGAAGAGTTTCCGACTGATATTAGCACTATATCAACTGGTGTTGACCCAGAACCTATTAATGCAGTTTTAGAGGAATCTAATGGTGATTTAGAAACTGCATTAGGTGGAGGTTCATCACCTGTTGTAGCAAAAGGAACTGTTAATTTCTATGATTACGATGGTACTATTGTAAAAAGTATGTCAAGTGCTCAGTTTAGAAGTCTTGAAAGTATGCCTGATAATCCTACTCATGAAGGATTAATCTCACAAGGATGGAACTGGGATCTGTCAGCTGCTAAAACATATGTAGCTGAATACGGGTCATTAAATATTGGACAGCAGTATATAACTTCCGATGGAAAGACTCGAATCTATATTACTCTCACTGAAGGTAGAATCTCTCCTATTTTACAATTATATCTTAATGCTAACAGTGAACTTGATATTGACTGGGGCGACGACGGAGCTCATAGTACATTTACTACTACAAATGCTGATTACAAAAGTGAAAGACATAATTATGCAACTGATGGAGATTATGTAATTGCTATAACAGTAACAACTGGCAGTTTCATATTACAATCTTCTTCCACAACAGTGTCAACAATATTATGGAATGAAAATAATAATGCAAATTCACCTGATAGAGCCTATAATAATTCTATTCAAAAAATTGAAATTGGTACAGGAGTTACTACTATTGGTACTTATGCTTTCTACAATTGTTATTCATTATCATCAATAACAATACCTGATGGAGTTACTACTATTGGTGGTGGTGCTTTCAACGGTTGTTATTCATTACAATCTATTACAATACCTGATTCAGTTACTACTATTGGTACTTATGCTTTCTATCAATGTTATTCATTACAATCTATTACTATTCCTGATGGAGATACACGTATTGGTCAATATGCTTTCTCGCGTTGTTCTTCATTATCATCAATAACAATACCTAATACAGTTACAAGTATTGGTCCTTTTTCTTTCCAGTATTGTTATTCATTATCATCAATAACAATACCTGATGGAGTTACAAGTATTGGTACTTATGCTTTCAGTAGTTGTTCTTCATTATCATCTATTACAATAGGAAATTCAGTTACAAGTATTGGTAATTATGCTTTCAGTGGTTGTTCTTCATTATCATCAATAACAATACCTGATGGAGTTACTACTATTGATGGTGGTGCTTTCTATCAATGTTATTCATTATCATCTATTACAATAGGAAATTCAGTTACAAGTATTGGTCAATATGCTTTCAGTGGTTGTTCTTCATTATCATCTATTACAATACCTAATACAGTTACAAGTATTGGTCCTTTTTCTTTCCAGTATTGTTATTCATTATCATCAATAACAATACCTGATGGAGTTACAAGTATTGGTAATTATGCTTTCTCGCGTTGTTCTTCATTATCATCTATTACAATAGGAAATTCAGTTACAAGTATTGGTGGTAATGCTTTCAGTAGTTGTTATTCATTATCATCTATTACAATACCTGATGGAGTTACTAGTATTGGTAATAGTGCTTTCTCGCTTTGTTATTCATTATCATCTGTAACAATACCTAATACAGTTACAAGTATTGATGATAATGCTTTCAACGGTTGTTCATACATGGAGTCAATCAAGTTCACATCAGCAACTCCACCAACGGTTTCAAGTAGTAGTGCATGGACAGGAGTACCAACATCATGTATTATATATGTCCCTGCATTAGTTGCTAATAAATATATGAATGGAACTAATTATCCATCAAAATCCACTTATACATATATAGGATATGCAACATATGAATCTGGTATTACATTACCTGATAAAACTACTGATGAAACATATACTCTTACATGGTATGCTAATGTAGAAGATGCTAAAGCTGGTACTAATCCTATTACTACTGGTAATGGTAGTGAAGTATATGCCATTGCTACTGTAATATGAAAGGAGTGAAATTAAATGGCTGATTTACAAACAAATTTACAACGTTTAGAAAATAATAGCGATGAAATATTATCTCTTGTTGATGATATATCAGATGCTATTGTAGCCAAAGGTGGTACTGTTCCTGCTAATACAGGATTACGTGGTTTTGTTAATGCTATTAATAGTATTCCAAGTGGTGGCGGTGGAGGAAGTCACCCCCGAAAAGATGTAAATTTCTATGACTATGATGGTACTGTTGTACAATCATATTCTGCGACTGATTTTGCTAATCTTACAGCACTTCCTGCAAATCCTTCACATATAGGATTAACATCACAAGGATGGAACTGGAGTTTGGCTGATGCTAAGAGTTATGTGGCTGATTACGGTTCTTTGAACGTTGGTCAGATGTACATAACATCTGATGGTAAGACAAGGCTTTATATTAGTCTCCCCGAAGGGAGAACATCACCTATATTACAATTATATCTTAATGACAATTCGGAGTTAGATATTGACTGGGGAGATGATGGAACTCATTCTACATTTACTACTACAAGTGCTGAATATAAAAGTGAGAGACATGAGTATTCTTCATCTGGTGATTATGTAATCGCTATTACTGTTGTAAATGGTGGATTTGCATTACAATCTTCTTCCACAACAGTGTCAACAATATTATGGAATGGAAATAATAATGAAAATTCACCTGATAAAGCTTACAATAATACGATTAAGAAGATTGAAATAGGCGGTGGTGTAACTAGTATTGGTAATTATGCTTTCAAAGGTTGTTCTTCATTATCATCAATAACAATACCTGATGGAGTTACTACTATTGGTGGTAATGCTTTCTTGCTTTGTTATTCATTATCATCTATTACTATTCCTGATACAGTTACAAGTATTGGTACTTTTACTTTCTATCAATGTTATTCATTATCATCTATTGCAATACCTGATAGAGTTACTACTATTGGTGGTAATGCTTTCACGCGTTGTTCTTCATTATCATCTATTACAATACCTGATGGAGTTACAAGTATTGGTCAATATGCTTTCTATAATTGTTATTCATTATCATCTATTGCAATACCTGATTCAGTTACTAGTATTGGTAATAGTGCTTTCTCGCTTTGTTATTCATTATCATCTGTAACAATACCTAATACAGTTACAAGTATTGGTGGTAATGCTTTCCAGTATTGTTATTCATTATCATCAATAACAATACCTGATGGAGTTACAAGTATTGGTCAATATGCTTTCTATCAATGTTATTCATTATCATCTATTACAATAGGAAATTCAGTTACTACTATTGGTAATAATGCTTTCCAGTATTGTTATTCATTATCATCAATAACAATACCTGATGGAGTTACAAGTATTGGTAATAGTGCTTTCTATCAATGTTATTCATTATCATCTATCACAATACCTGATGGAGTTACTACTATTGGTGGTAATGCTTTCTATCAATGTTATTCATTATCATCTATTACTATTCCTGATACAGTTACAAGTATTGGTACTTTTACTTTCTATCAATGTTATTCATTATCATCTATTGCAATACCTGATTCAGTTACTACTATTGGTAATAGTGCTTTCTTGCTTTGTTATTCATTATCATCTGTAACAATACCTAATACAGTTACAAGTATTGATGATAATGCTTTTCGGTATTGTTCTTCATTATCATCTGTAACAATACCTGATTCTACTACAAGTATTGGTAATGAAACTTTCAGTATGTGTGAATACATGGAATCAATCAAGTTCACATCAGCAACTCCACCAACGGTTTCAAGTAGTAGTGCATGGTACAAACTTCCAACATCGTGCACCATATATGTACCATCAGGATCTCTTAATGCATATAAAACAGCAACCAATTATCCAAATCCATCCACATACACATACGTGGAATATTAAATGAAAGGAAGATGATTTAAATGATCATAGTTGAAATTGTTGATGATGGTACAAGAGAAAGAAGATATTCAGACAAAGGAGTTAAACTTCGTCAAATTGAAACAGGTAATATTTATGATGATGCTGTGGATGTAATTCCATGTAAGTATACATATGAAGAAACCGATGAACCTGTTGACCCAGAGCCTGAAATACCTGAAGAACCAGACGTACCACCAATACTTGGTATGCCACCAATGGACATTCCACCGTTAACTTTATAAAAAAGACTGCGGGGCGTAATGCCCCGCACATGTCTTCTTTTACTCTAATACAACGAACATGCAACCTGCATATACGAAAATTGAGGCTGTAGTTTCGATCATTGATCTCACTGAACGAGTTTCCTCTAATCTCTGTTCAGCAAGTATTGCGAATATTCCCCATATTAAAGCAATCACACCGAACATGATTCGTTTAACGATCATTCATCATCACCTCCGTTGATGATTTCATAAATTTTATTGTATTCCATGGTCACCATGTTCTTTATGAATCGGGACATACCGGGCTTCTCTTTGCCGTCTTCCCATTCATTATCCATCCATGATGGATAATCAGGCTCAATGCAATTCTCAATGATCCAATCAAGTCTGTAACATTTACCCAGTGAACACACTGGTGCTACATTGATGCACCGTGTTGGATCGTGATAATACAGCATCTTTGAATCATCGTTGCGATGCATGTGTCCATGGATGTTGTAGAGATTATCGAACTCTGTTACCTCAATTGACGTATGTGAGAATATGAAGACTCTGTCATCAACTTTTGCAATTGCTGCGTAACATACTGAAAAGCCTTCAATCTCAAGCATGTTATCAGCAAGCATATCATTGTTACCGCGAATCCAGATCTTTTCAACATTTTCTGGGAAGAGAGTTCTGATGAGACCAACGGTTCTTTCATCCGGTATTGTATCATCAACCAATGCGGTTCAGAATAAAGTAATCACTGGAACCATTGGTGACATCAATACCGTATTGGAAGGAGTGTTATAATATGCCAAATACATTAGCGGATAATTTACAAAGATTGAAAGATTCACGAACCTCAATCGGCAATGCTATCATCGCCAAAGGCGGTACTGTTAATGCTGGCGATGGCTTTGAGGACTTTCCTGCTGATATCAGTACTATTCCATCCGGAGGTTCTTCAACATTAATTCCAAAAACAATCACTACAAATGGAACATACGATCCTTCAGATGATAATGCGGATGGATATTCATCCGTTGTTGCAAACGTTCCCAATACATATGTTGCTGGGGACGAAGGTAAAGTTGTTAATAATGGAACTCTTGTTGCTCAAACAGCAATGCCTAATGAAATAACAGTTAATGACACATATGATACAACTCTCTATGATAGTATCACAGTAAACGTTCCTTCATCACCAACTCCTACACCGACACCCAAACCAGGACTCGTTAGGTTCATGGATTATGATGGTACAATACTTCATACATACACTGCTAATGAGTTTCTTGCTCTTTCCGCAATGCCAGAAAATCCAACTCATGAAGGATTGACTTCTCAGGGATGGAACTGGTCATTTGAAGATGCAGTTGCATATGTTACAACCAACAGAAATCTCGACATCGGTCAGTCTTATGTTACTAATGATGGACGTACAAGAATCTATATCTCTCTCGAAAATCCGGATTTAATAAGTCCGACACTCGGACTTTATTTGGGAGGCAACTCATCGGTTGATGTTGATTGGGGTGATGGCTCTGAACATGAGACAATGACAAGGGATACTGGTTATTCTGGTAAAGTGACAGCACAACATACATATCCATCAGTAGGAAATTATGTTATATCATTTGCTGTAATTAAGGGAACCTGTTCAATAGGCGGCTCATCCACACAATCGCATCTATTAACCGATAACAAAACATCTTCCTTATCAAATGATGCTGCTTATATGTTATCAATAAAGAAAGTTGAAATTGGTAATGATATGTCATCCGTCAATGATAACGCTTTTAGAGAACTGCGATCATTAGAAACAATCACATTACCTGTGAATTTTTATGATTTCCATGCATGCACATTTCAGAACTGTTATTCATTGAAAGCTGTTGTTATTCCAAAAAATTCATCTTTCACAATAGGTCAAAAAGGTTATGTTTTTCATAATTGTCAATCATTGACCAACGTTTCATTATCCAAGGAATCTTATATCTGTGGATATATGTTCGTCAACTGTTACAATTTGACCAGAATTACAATACCACTTGGAAGAACGATGATCGGTGATGGATCATCAGGCTATAATTCCAGTTCATTCAATTCATGTTATAACCTGTCGGATGTAACAATTCCTGAAGGAATAACTGATATAAATAATGCAACATTCTATCAATGTAATCTTATAGGTGAATTAGAATTACCCGCGTCACTAACGAGTATTGGTATTAGTGCTTTCTATAACTGTCGTAATCTCAATTCAGTAGTGTTTGAAAATGGAACATCAGATCTTACTATCGGTAGTTTAGCTTTCAGTGGTTGTGCAGCTCTTGATACCATAAAATTACCAACTAATCTCAAAACAATTGGATCCAATGGTTTCACTGGATGTTCATCACTTAAAGAAATGGATATTCCTGATAGTGTAACATCAATAGGAGCAGAATTATGCAAAGATTGTGGTTCGCTGGTATCCATCAAAATAGGATCTGGTATAGCAACATTACCATCAGGCTGTTTCAGAAGTTGCATTTCACTTACCGCAGTAGATATTCCAGTAACAGTAAAGACTATGAATGAACGTGTTTTTTGCGACTGTAAAACTCTTAAAACAATAACTTTGCATGACGGATTACAAGAAATAACTGGAGGCAGTGTTTTCGAAAATTGTCAGTCTCTTGAATCAATTGAATTTCCAGATTCAGTTACTACAATTAACGGAGGTTCACTGCTTTCAGGATGTACAATATTGAAACATGCAAAGCTTCCTAAATCGTTAACAACTTTTAATCCAGGATATACTTTCAACCATTGTTATCTCCTCACATCATTCACAATTCCAGAAACTATAGCAACAACACCAACATCGTTTAACGGTATATTTGGTGATTGCTGGAGTCTTACCAGTATTGACATTCCTTCTTGGCTTACAACAATCGGCTCAAGTGCAATTTCAGCCTGTTACAGTTTAACCGAGTTAACGATTCCCTCAACTGTAACATTGATTGATCAATATGGAATTAGTAGCCCCGGTGCTTTGAAACGACTGAGATTTGTTTCATCAAATCCTCCAACAGTGAAATCTGCTTCATTATCATCAATACCGACTGATTGTGCTATATTAGTTCCATATGGAGCATTGACAGCTTATACCACTGCATCGTATTATCCAAATCCTTCAACTTATTCTTATATTGAATATGCTACATATCCAAGCGGTGACACATTACCGGATTCAGATACTGAGTACAGTTTAACATGGTATGCAACCATTGATGATTGGAGAAATGAAACAAATCAAATTACGGTAGGAAATGGAGGAGAGATATATGTTAAACGAGTCGCTTTATAATACTCTCCGTGAGTATACTGGTTCATTGGATGGTTGTTACTGTGTTTCTATTGATGGTTCTATCTGGAAAGATGGTGTTAAATTATTCCCATCAGAGGTAGAAAGACTTAAGGCAACAAAGGGTATGACGAAAGAAGAAATTGAATCATACTACAAACAACTTCCTATCAATTCGGATGTATAAAAATAAAAAAATAAATGGGGGCCATTACGGCCCCCATTAACTTAATCAATGAAATATGGTTTTCCGTCATTCTCTTCAAGAAGTACTCGGTCTTCATCATATTTTTTATCTGTAATAAAGTAATATTCAACAGGATAATCCCACTCGTTTTCAAGACATATCTGTGCGCCGTTTTCCATAGCACCTATTCTTTTAAAATCACTCATTATTGTTTCCTCCTCCTGTATTCTGTTCATTGGTTTCGCTCTCCGATGTCTCATCATGCTTTATATCTTGCCAGATATCGTTACCATGTTCATCGAATCCAACAAGATATCTTTTGGCTTTTAATGGAAAATCGGGATATTTCTTATTATGTCTACCAGGTTTTGATTCTCCTTCGACTATTACTAATGGTTTTATTGGTCCATGAGCACCATAGTCATTATATGACTGAATACGATAATCCATTGTTGGACCACCATCTTCGCCGATGTTATTGAATTCAGTATCACCGTTCTTGATCTTATCAATCAACTTCTTACGTCTTTCATCATATTCTTCCTGGAGACGTTGAGCCAATGATTTCTCCGGACCATCTATGTATATGAGACTGGTATTCTCTGGATATGTCCATCTTTCTGGGTATGGATAAGTTATCCCACCATATGATGAACCGAGTTTGTCAACCTTGTCATATTCGACGAGCTTGAAATGACAAATAACGAAGTTGTTCTGACCAAGCATCCCGCGAGATTTATCTGTGGTTTTTATCAATACCGGATATACAACCGGTTGTGTGAATGATTGGAATATTTCTTCCCATCCATATACATCTGGTATTTTGCATGTTGCTGTATAACCAGGAAGCGCTGTGTCTTTCTCTATATTAGTAATATACAGATGTGGTTTATGTGGCTCAACATGAGTCATTCTTAATATATTAGCGCCTTTTTCATTTTCATACATTCTACATCTCAGAGATTTTTTCTCAAGTAATGTTTGTATAAGTTCTGATTTAAGCATAAGATCGATTTCATCAGGCAGTAATCTCAAAGGCCACCAGATTGCTAATTTGAATTCATCCATTGTTATTCCTCCTCTATTCTATAGAGCACATACCTATGCACTGTGGTATGTCATATATTGTCATACCACATCTTTTGGTAAGCACATAACGTGTCTCTTTCCAATCGATTCTATCGTCTTTTCCAAGGCTTTCACCTATTGAGAGATCTTCAGCATTGTACAATTGCATTCCTAAAACTGAAGAATATGATTCGTTTTCAATATATTTGAACATCTCTTCAATCGACTGGAATTCCTTTTGGAGAGCCATGGATTCCTCGAGTCCCCCTCTATGTGGACGATACTTAATTCTCATTATCTATCACATCCTTTCTATTATTATTTTCCTCATTAAACCATTTCCAAAATTCACGTTCTTTTATTTTCCTATGACTCCTTTCCTCTTTGAGAAATTTGTATGTTGATTTTGCATAGGTATATGAATTATTATCCCGATTGATTCTATAATTCCAGAATCGTTTAAGATTGATACGAGTTGGGGTTTACCCCAACTCGTAAACAATTCTTTTGTTGATTGAAGATCAAGAAACTGTTCTAATGGTGGATATACTTTCATCATCGGAATGTTTCTTTCATAAATCATTAATTTTATTTTCTTTTTTCTGATGCGTTTATTCATTTCCTTTCTCCTTGAAGTTTATCATCATATCATCATTCTCACTAAAGAGACGATTTATTTCCTTCTTGAGCTCATCTACCTTTTTCTTAGCTGCTTTATATTCCTCAGAATCAGAGGGATGCTTAAACATCTCTTGCTTATATTTTTTACGTTCAGCCAGGAGATCATCTATCATTGATATTTCAGTACACATTGAAGACTCTATGTGTTTTGCTTCTTCTGTAATCTTGTCTGTGTGATAAATTTCATCGAATAGTTCTTTAGCATTTTTCATAATCGCTACTTTATCGGTTATTTCATTATCTATTATATTACATATAACTTGGAATTCGTTGATCGGTAGTTCTGTGACTGTTATTCTGAAATAACCATGATAACCATAGGGCCCAAAGGAATAAATACGTCTTTTTATTGTGTTACGTGTACCGTATTTGTCAGTAAGTGTGGGTTCTTTTTTACAAATCCCCCATATATTCTTATAGTCATTGAAGATACTTCTTACGCGTTCCTTATCATCCTGGTCATCATCAAATATACCATAAAAATGTATACTCTGTGTTGTATAATCTTTCGGTCTTTTTCTGCTGTAAATTAATACTGCTTCATCAAAAGATGTAGCAAATATAATTGTTACATCAGCATTATGATCAGTTTCAGTACCGAATACATACATTTTCTTATCTTTCATTTCCATTTGTATACATCTCCTCATTTTACGGTGATTACACATCTCTTTATAGTTTCTTTGAAATCCTGTTCTGATAAACGGATATCAGAAATACGATGTAAATCACGGTCTTCTACGAATATATCGATTGTTGATGTGTTACCACCACAACCGAATACAAAACAACCAACGCCTGAAATGGTTGAACCATTCATCAGTGTTATGTTGTAATGCACTTCCTTACAAAGAATATCTTTAAGTTTTTCATTAAAGATTAACGTATTCTTGTCGATAATATTGAAATGGTCGGTTCCAATAACAACAACCTTCTTGTTCTCCTCGTAGTCTTTGATCAGTCCGTTTTTTATGTCCCGGACACTATCTCTCCAAAAGTCATCAATTGATTCCCACATATTATTTCCTCCATTCATCGATTGTAGTGGTATCTGCTTTGTAACCCCAGTGTTCACCACCTGGGATAGTTCTGTGTTCTGACATTATTGCCGGAGGTTTTTGTAATATAAATTCATCCTTCGGTTTCAGATGTCTTGCAAAACGGAGATGCTGGTAAAACGGATACTTGTTCCTGTGTTTATACATATAATTCAAAGCACGTTTTATATTTCTTTTTCTCCAAACATGAACACCGTTTTTATTTGGATCAAGAGATGTGAAATACATCCTTGGAAGTAGCCAATGCTTCAACAGATTATTCTGAACAATGATATCTACCTCTTCTCTTGTATAAACATTATAGCCAATACGCAGAGGGCTCAAACGAGCCCTCTTTTTCTTTATACGTTTATTCATTTTTATACCTCATTTTCCTTTGATGTTTCAAACGTCTTGATTCCGGTGTATTATCTGCCATGCATCAGCAACTCTTTTATCCCGTTCGTCCTGGGAAGAGTTATGACAGAACCAACGAATATGTTTTTTGATATTACGAATGTTTGGCTTAATGCCAGCATATTTGCATTTTATTATAATATGAAAAAGGATATCATAAGTAAACCAACTGGCAATTACACGTTTTGAACCTGGCCACTGATGCTTTTTCTTTATACGTTTATTCATTATTATCATCCTCTTCATCATCGATCAATAGGTCTTTTATTCGTTCACGTATTTCTCGACAAAGATAGGATGTCAAAGGACATCCTATACAATTATTATCGTCGGCTTTGAGTTTACATCCAATTCCTACTGCCATATCTAATACGGCGGCCATTGAATGCTTTTTGTTTTCGAACGAATCCATCAGAGAAGAGACTTCTTCTAATACGATTTGCTCTTTTAGATCGTAGGCCATTTACTTAATCACCTCGATTTTTATGTAACGATAATGTGCCAAATCAGAAGGTCTTATTTCGATTTCAAATTCAAAGTCTTTTCTTTTTGCTGTTATTACTGATCCGGCTACATGAACCATCATTTCACGGGAATCGAATTCTGCTTCTGAATATGAACTTTCTCCAATACCTATTCTGATTTTGAACTTCTTATATTTATCCATTAATTTTATAAGTACTGGATTTACAATAATTGATCCTCTTTCGTCATATGTGTATAATGTATATATAGCATCATATGTTATGTCGTATATATTAAATCTAATGAGATCTTCCACATCGATTTCATGTTCCTCTGTCATTGTTGGATCAAGTGGTGGTTTCATGTTCATCATCTCCTTGAAGGCTTCAGCCCAGAATTCAGCTATCTGTTTCCAACTCTGAGTTGGTTCCTTAAGGTAAGGCAGACAAAGGTGCTGTTCCATATCAATTAGGGTATTCGTAGAATACCCCATTTCTTCTGAATCTGGATACATTGAACATCCTATATACATCTCATAATTTCCTTCAGTAAGAATTATGTCAACTGTATCAGGCCTACCACAATAATCAGCAGGCACAATGAAGAAATGTTTAATTCCTTCATTCGTTAATACATTATCTATCTCTTTAATACCGTTAGCGAATGCATGAGATGTGATGAATTCCATCATGTCAACCAATCCGTCCGGGCCTGATAAAGCCTCTTTGTAGATGCTTACGGGCTTAATATCAAGCGTTTCAAACCATGCATGGTTCGTAAGTTTGAGTGTTCCATCTATTAAGCTGAGAACATCTCTTGCATTATTCTGATACAGAGTAATATATCTTTCTGCATCATAATTTGTTTTACTCATTCTACAAAGATCTTCAGTTGTCATTTTTATTTTCCTCCATTGATTTCCTTTCATAGTAATCCATTGGATAAAATGATTGCTCAACTGCGGTCGTCCACATTTTCTCCAGCATACTGGTTGTGAGTTCAATCATTTCACCATTCTTTGGTTCTTTACGATATTCGCGATATCGCCTATTTGCCAGTGATTTTTTTATTTTATGATCCTTTCCATAAAGCAAGAAGAACCTCTGCTTTGTCTAAACCTTTGATATCAACCATAATAACTTCCTTTCTGAATACCAGTTAAATTTGTTTGGTTGGTATTCATATAAATAATATGTATATGAATTAATGAAATAAGCGGGGGTATTAACCCCCACTATCATTCATTCCGATTTGATTATTTGTGACTTCAACATAGTCAACATCAATAACACCATCTGATGGAGTGTATTCTTTGTCGACAAGCTTCTTGATTTTATCCGATTGCTCTTCTTCAAGATGTATCTTAAATAGATCATTTCGTGCATCATCATCGAAGTTTGTTTCAACCATTTTCATTACATCACCATCATATGCCCATTTCTCATATATCTGTGCTATTTCATCTTTACGAACATTGACAAGCTTATTGAATCTTTGAATTTTCCATTCTAAGTTTACGCGGAATTCTATTGTTGGTTTTTCAATGAATGTATCATCATCTTCGTCTGTCAAGATCACCAACCAATCTTTGTAGTAATCAACAAATAAAACATTGGGTTCTTTATCATTTATTTTTATTTTTAAATCATAATAGAAGCTGGATGTTGCCTCCCAGAATATCTTATACAAGTTGTCCCGAACCGCCTGGTAAATTTTAATAAGAAAGGGGAGTTATTATGCCTAACAATGATTCGCATCAACATGTTGTGAAGACATCTGCACAATGGAATGAGCGTGCCGTTGAATATTGGATCGTACCTCGCGGATGTTTGTGCATTGAATTGACACCAGATGGCAAAACCAAAATAAAAATTGGTGAAGGCAATAAATATTATGCACAACTTCCATACATAACAAGTGAAGCCGATCTTACTCAATACTACACAAAAGAAGAAATCAATATTCTATTTGAAAATTTAAATAGAATGGCAATAATGTCAACGGATGAGTATGATGACAAAGAGGAATTACCATTAGATGGTAATAAACTCGGTGATGTGAGATTTGTTAAATCATCATCTCCGTCTATAAAAATAGATCCAGATATTTATCTTTGGAATGGCACAAAGTGGATATTTGTTGGATATGAATTCAAGGATGTTGATCTTTCTAAATATTTAAAGAAAGAAGAATTCCATGAATTATTTGATCCTGTCAAAGAAAAAGTTGATGAGATGTATCCGAAGATGCATACTCATTCAAATAAAGAAGTCCTTGATCAGATTACTGCACCATTTACTATACCAGAAAAAGAAAAACTTGCTGGACTGGAAAACTATGATGATACAGAGATTCGTGAATTAATTCATGAATCATCACACACACATGACAACAAAGATATCCTTGACACAATAACATCAGATAGCTTATGGTCTCAAACCGACAGAAATAAGTTCAATAATCTTCATAATTATGATGATGGACCTATAACTGAAAGAGTTGCAGACCTCGAAGATAAGGCACACACTCACACCAATAAAGAATTTCTTGATACTATTGCGATGCCGTATCAGATATGGTCACAAGAAGATCGTGAGAAATTTGATTCATTAAGTAATCCGGAAGTATTCATTGGTACAGATGGACAATATCCTGGTCGTAAAGGACTTGTTCCTGCGCCTACAATAACGGATATTGGTAAGTTCTTATCATCATCAGGTCACTGGTTGTCCATTGAGGGTAGTACTGATTTCGTTGGTGCTACTGCTGATACAGGTGGCGTACATGGTCTTGTTCCTGCACCTATGGCTGGACAAAATACATATTTCTTAAGAGGTGATGGAACCTGGGCTGAAGTCAGTGGTGGAGGTGGATCACACTATACCTTCCGTGAAGGATCAACCGCTGGATCATTCCAAGTTAAAGAAGACGATGGTGAATGGCAAACTATTGCCATTCATTCAGTACCAACTCTTGGCACTAACGGTAAGATATTAGAAACATATCTCCCATCATATGTTGACGACGTTGTCGAAGGTTACTATTACAATGGTATGTTTTATACAACATCAGAACATACAACAGAAATACCTGCTGAAACTGGAAAGATATACGTTGACCTCCTATCTAATACAACATATCGTTGGGGTGGAACAACATATGTTCCAATATTAAACCCCGTTGATATTATGAGAGGTGCTACAGCTTCTACAGACGGCGTTGCAGGTTTGGTTCCCGCTCCAGCAGGATCACAAAACATGTTTTTGCGTGGAGATGGCACATGGGCAACTGTTTCAACAACAGATATTAACGCTCGTCAGGCACTTGATACCTCAAACAAGAACTATCCTCTTTTGTTCTCATATGCTGAAACATCTTCTACAACAGCAAACATTGATAATATTACCAGACGTAATAATTCAATATATGTAAATCCGTCAACTGGTACTATTACTGCAACAAACTTCGCTGGTACTTTGAATAGTATGACGATCAGTGGTACTTCTGGTTCTACCTATAATCTTAATAATATTACCAAAGTTGAGGCATCGTCTACAAATGGAAAGATCAAGATAAATGATATTGATACAACGGTATATACACACCCAGCATATACAGCAAAAACTTCAGGTTTGTATAAAGTGACTGTAGATACAACAGGACATGTTTCTGAGGCAACAGCTGTTGCTAAAGCGGACATTACAGCTTTGGGTATTCCAGCAGTTGAGGCATCGTCTACAAATGGAAAGATCAAGATAAATGATATTGATACAACGGTATATACACACCCAGCATATACAGCAAAAACTTCAGGTTTGTATAAAGTGACTGTAGATACAACAGGACATGTTTCTGAGGCAACAGCTGTTGCTAAAGCGGACATTACAGCTTTGGGTATTCCAGCACAAGACACATGGGTTGACATGACAGCGGCAACTGCATCAGCATCTGGTACTCGTGGTACTGTTCAACCACCCGCTGGAGCACAGACAAAGTATCTTCGTGGTGACAACACATGGGTTGATCCAATTGATGATATTGGTATACTCACGTTGCATTGTACAAATGGTACAGATTGATGAAATTAATATACCGGGGCATAATGCCCCGGTTTACTTTCTTTTATTATGGTATTGGACGATAATGTAAGCCTTCAACTATTGAAATGAAAGGAGATACACAAATGTCAACAAATAGAACGTTCAATGAAGTTCAGTTAGATGTCAAATTCACACAAGCTGCGTCACGCGCTAATCTGACATCTGAAGAGAATATATCGATATCATTTGGAAAGCTTTCCAAGTGGTATGAAGGATTAATTCCTACTGGTGGTTCATCTGGACAAATCTTAGGGTGGAATTCAGATGGTACGGCAAAATGGGTAGCAAATCCAAACACGAATACAACTTATACATTCGAAACCGGTGATTCTGTAGGACAGATAAAAGTTACACCTTCGGATGGAACGGCATATAATGTTAATGTAAAAAATATTTCCGCAGGAACATCGACAGGAACCATAAATTCCCTGGCATATTATGGCGATACAACGATGCTCTCTTCAGCACAAATATCTCCGGGAACGGGTCTATTCTTTAAAACTGAACTCAATGAAGCAGAAACTCCTGCAAGACTAACTACATTGTGCATGTATGGTCCAACATATGGAAATGCAGCAAAAACCCTTATTAGTGGAACCCAAGGCATACTTTCATACGGTGATGGTGGTCCTCAAATAGATTTCAACACTTCAAGAACTGGTGGACAGGCTGGTTCGTTGATATTTACAGATCATGATAGTGTTGCCCGTGGTGCAAGTTGGACTTTTGTTTCGAACCAAGTCGATTGGAATGTCATCTCAAAACGCTTCCATGCTCGTACAAGTATAAGCATAGGTACCAATCTACCAAATACCAATTACAATTTATATGTTAATGGTACAACAAATCTTACAGGAAATACAACTATTAGTGGTACGCTGAATGTCGTTGGTGATATAACACAGAATGGTACAACTGTTTCTTTATCATCGTTAGCACATATAAAGGGTATATATGCTGTCAAGGGAACACAATCAGCATCGACTTTTGCATGGACTGGTAATATAGATGTTTCTGCGTTATATAATGGACTAACGATTGCATACTACTTACCATATTCATCGACATCACTGGCTACTCTCAATCTAACTCTCACGAATGGATCAAAAACCGGTGCAGTTAATTGCTACGTAAATGGCACGACAAGAATATCAAATCAGTATGCAGCTGGATCAGTTATAACATTGACCTACTGGTCTGCTGGTTCAATACGTGTGAATGGAACTGCCACAACTGACAACAGATGGGTTCATTGTGGCTAACATATCAACACAAATTGGACTATAACAAAAAAATATTGAGGGGGCTAATGCCCCCTCAAATTATTGTGTTATTATTGATACTTTGTCTTTCTTATTATGCAATGTATGCATATATTCCTCACATGCATTCTCAAAGTAATTGAAGTATTCATACCTTGAATTCTTTTTGATTACATGTGATATCACAACGATATTCTTTCCTTCAACAGTATACAACAATCTCAGTGATGTCGTTTTAATTCTACATTTATACAGAAAGAATCTTCGTCCGTTGCATGTATACGCATCATGAATGAGTTTATCATCCATGAATCGTTCATCAAGTGAATGCCCGTACTTAACATAAGTATCTACTCTTTCCTTGAGTCTACTGATACCTGTGTTGATTGCATTCTGTTCTGACTTTGTCAACTTAGTAAACGAATCTATTTTGTTTACCACTTTCATTATTTGAATAACCTCCTCATGTGGGACTGTTTCTTTCCCACCACTCATCAAGTTTTCTTTCTTTTTCTTCCTCGTGATGTTTTTCAGCTTCAAGCCGTATTTTTCTTTCTTCCTCTGTTTCGATTGGATCTCTTACCAATGGATCCCAACCGAATGGGTCTCCATACCTACCAGACTGAATCTGCTCATAAATCATTTCTTCTTTTAACATCCCGAGATCAGCCGGACACTTAAAGTGAGCACCATTCCATACAAAGGTTGACCCTTTCTTGGTCTCGTGTTTAATCATGTCAGTTATTATTTCCTCGGCACGCGGTCCAGATATAACCTGAACATTTTCATCAAGGTTAACATCATCACCAACCTTTTCAACAGAGAACGATTCCTTTGAATGCATGTATACTATCCTGGTGTAATCTTTACCAAATATAGTTACTTGCCTAAAGGAAGTGATTACTACTGACTTAGCTAAGCCAAGAGCTCCATCATCCTGTGTGTTCTTTACGTGTATCTGCATTTTAAATACACTCCTTTCATATGACTTTTTATTAATATGACATTTGAGGCACAAATGTCAAAATAATAATATATGTATAAAAATTATAAAAGGAGTGTATCAATTATGAAAATTACATTCAAAGACGGAAACATATCTGATATTCCAGAAGAAGAAGTCCAGGAATATGTTAAGTATGTTAAAGAAAAATATCCCAATGATATTATTGATGAAATAATACTTTCATTTGATGATGAGGGATATGTTAAAATTGAAACACATAAACATTCGGTACCATTCGTTCGTTTAAGGAGAATTACAGGATATCTGACAACTACTCTTGACAGATGGAATGATGCCAAGCGTGCTGAAGAGCATGACAGAGTAAAACATGGAGTGACAGAATAATGAAGGATTTAAAAATGACTTCAAAAGAATTTATCCGTTCTGCTAAACACTGGGTTCTTCACGCAGCAAAACAAGGATTAGATCCAACGGATAAAGTTGAATTAAATGTAAATGATGATGTTTATGTGGTAACATATTCATTCGTATTATGGAATCACAAAGCATTATTATCAACAACACTTCCCGATGGAAAATATTATGAAGTAACTCTCGATGCTGCTACTGGTAAAATGTATATCGATTGTTATGTAAGAATCAAACAAGACGTTGTTAAAATCGGAATATAAAAAAATATGGGGGCATCATGCCCCCATATGATTAAATACCGTATTTTGCTACAATATCCGGATACCAGGATTTGTTTAATACAGCATATATCTGGTCAGAGCGGAGGTTGCCAACACTCCACTGTTTACGGACAGAACTAGCGATACGACTAATCTTTCGCTTACCAACCTTCTGAATGGTAGAAGCAATGATGATAACCATATCCAAATCAGTCAGTCCCGAATTCATGAGGCCCCCAACAATCATTGCCTTCTTGACAACCTCATATGTTGTTAATGCGGAAGCCGTTATGTCAGGAAAGTTTGCAACTATGGCTTCCATTTCACAGTTTACCTTTGCAAGATTGTGCATTGGTCCCTTCCACTGAACTTCATCAGTTATTCCAAACTCATTAAGAATTTTATGGAATTTATCGGGGTACTTTATATTCGATATTAATTCTTCTATGTAATCCTGTGCTTCGTCTTTTGGACGGTTTTCCACAACATGGATTACATTCTTCTTATCGAGAGTAAAGTATTCATCTGATATCTTTTTCCACGTCTGCTTCTCAATGAATCTGTATACCGATCTAAATGGTAATCCAGGGAGCCTTTCTACTAACTGGGCTCTTGCTGTCTTCACATCAACTCCATCGAAGTTATCAGCGATGAATCCGGCGATAAATCTGTAATTCTTTTCCGAAAGTTTGTTATACTTTCTCTTTGATGTTTCTTCGACGACCTCTTCTTTTACAGATTCTTCCTTTGTAGGTTCTTCTTCAACGAGTCCTTCTTCCGTAGGTGCTTCTTCAGGTTCCTCGTTTTCGACCACTTCTTCCTCGATCAACTCATTAAGTTCTTCGAATCCGGGAAGAGAGTTCTGTTGTTCGACAATAATATCGTATTCTTCGATTACTTTGACTTCTTCTCTTGATGACGTCAGCCAGTCCCGAATGGTCTTTAAAGTAACAAGTATCTCAGGCTTGAAGAATCCTATGTCATTTATATCGTCGACTGTTACTTTATATCGATTGATTTCATCGACAAACTCATCTATTGCGTTTGCCATGTCTACTGCTTTTCTAACATAACACATTATCTCTCCCCCTCTCTAAACATTCCTGCTATGTCGGATGTGTAGTCATTGACTATCTGTGATATGAAATCGTATCCGATATCACATCCGAAAGTATTCTTTACGACATTGGATATCTTCTTGACATCATTAGCCTTGTTGATGCCAATAACATCCATTGCCATAAATACTGTTATGACCTTCTCATCCAAAGATAAAGCATCACCACGCTTTATCTTATCACGGATAAGTTCCCCAGTGAGTTTCTTATCACCGGACATTCTGAAGAAACCACCTACATCCATTCCCTGGTTTGCATCAGTATCCACAGCCATTGCGTCTGTTCGTGGATATATCTTACCAGAGAGATTCACGAAGAACATATCCGATATTTCCGTGAATAACTTCTTATCTCTAATCTGTTCAACCGATGCTTTTGATACGGAAGGATATGCATCTTCATACAGTGGCATGATCTTTTCGATGTCGCCATCGTACTGTAAGATTCTGCGACATATGTCTTCGATCATGTAACGTCGTGTCTCCACGTATTCTCCTGTCGGCTTCTTCCAGTAGATATTGTCTACCTTCAGATTGCGACGATCTCCATCTTTGAACTCAATGATGAAGTCCGAAGACCTATCGGGTGATCTAATTTGGAAAGCCTTTGCGACAAGAACAGCCACTCTTCTGGTGTCTCTGGATACATCTGATCCAAGAGAAATCCTCATGTCACCATCACGAAGATGCTGTTTCATGAGTTTCTTGGAATCAATGTTCCAGACATGACCATAGTTTGAGACCATGAGATTCATGTCTCTTACTTTACGCCAATCGGCGTCTGGAGCCACAGCTAACCATGGCTCTTTATCTGAGACAGTCTTAATTACTTCAGTTGTCTCAGTTGTCTCAGTTGTCTCAGTTGTCTCAGTTGTCTCAGTTGTAGCAGTAGTAGGAATATCAACTTCAAATGTTACGTCGTTATTTATCCAACGATTCAGGAAGTCAATATTGTCTGCTAAATGAGGATTTAATTCTCCGAGGATTATTAAATCACTCATGGGAACAGTCATGTCAATTTTACTCGTAAAGTCTTCAAGTACTTTACAAACTTTTATTGCTTGTTTTAGTTCCATAAAATTCCTCCTTTGCTTTTACATTGTGGAACCCAGTGCTTCTGACAGGTCACCGAGATCCCAATCATCTTCATCGTCTGTATGGCATACTACGAATTTATCCAGCATTGTCTTGTTCACCTCCCTGTAACAAACGCTGGACAAGAGTTGAAATGATATTGAGAATAATGCTTCAATTCATGTGATTCTGTTCTTGCCATATAAATAATATGTATATGAATCATTAAAATAATAAAACGAAAGGTTGTGTAATATATGGCTTCTCTTGCAAAAGAAAAGATTCTTAATACCGATATAAGTGGTATAACAAAAACATTTCTTGAAGAGATGTTTGCATCATATCATGATAAAGAAACAAATCAATTTCGGCAGTCTACCTTTGTCCCAACAGAAGTGATTGATTTATCATCAAACGAATATAAGTGGGTAAAAGGTACTGTTACTACTACGACAGGAATGCTATTGTTTAATAGATACATTCTTGAAAGAACCGGTATCATTGAACATCTCGGATATTGGAATACCCCTATTGACACAAAGGGTCTTAATACACTCACGGCAGAAGTTAATAACCTCGCTATCCTTGATAAGATAACAATACAACAGCTTGGTGATTATATTGATTCTCGAGATCGTTTGGGCTTCTGGTGTGCATCTTTCTTATCAGTATCAATAACGCCATCACTTATTCGTCCAATGGATAATGTAAACAAACGTAAAGCAGAATTATTTAAGCAATATGAAGCAGATATTAAATCAAACAATCCTGTTGTACAGACAATGGCTGTTAATAAGATTGAAAAAGAATTGATGGGTATCGTTCGTGAGAATCTTAAACAGGATTCTGGTTATGATTTATACCGTTCTGGTGATGGTAATCTTGATAACAACTATAAGACTATAAATGTTATGAGAGGTTCCGTATTCAATAACTCAACGAACAGGTATGATGTTGTTGAGAATTCATTGATGAATGGTGTACAAAAGAAAGATATTCCTGCGTTCGCAAACTCAGTGCTTGCTGGTGCATATCCTTCGGCCGTAGGTACTGCTGATGCTGGTTACATGGCAAAGATAATACTCGCACTTCTCCAGTCAGAACACATAGATCCAAATCCTAATTCGGATTGTGGTACTTCATCAACAATTCCACTCACAATAACAAAAAAGAATACAAAGTATGCTCTCTTCAGATATATCAATGATAATGGTAAGAAGGTTTTAACTGACCTGTATAATATCAATAACTATATCGGCAAGACTGTACAACTATATTCTCCACAATGTTGCGAACGTGATGCAATATGTGGTAAGTGTGCTGGTAGAGTATTCCATAACCTGGGTGTTACAAACGTTGGTCTTCTTGTTACCCAAGTAACACAGAAAATGCTTAACATCAAACTTAAATCAAAACACGACTTGTCACAGAATGCAGGTATCATTCCACAGGAATATTTATTCTTAGATAAGAATAACTTCTGTACCGTAGAGAATGGTATAATGATAAATAAAACAAAGGTTAAGTTCTTTATTCCTCGTTTATTAGAAGAACTTGATGAATTCTCTCGTGAACCAACTGTTATTTCTTGTATGGGTATATTCCCTGTTAAGTTCTATGATAAGGACGATAATGAGATTCTTTCCACAATGATGATTGTACCAGCATCATTGAATTTCAATTTATACAACGACGTACAGGAAGACATAGACAACTATATCATTACATATGATCCGGGTTCTGAGATATGTTCTCTTGGTATTCAGAAGAGTGTTGCTAATGTTGAATTTTTCATTAACCAAATCTATCTGTATTCAAAGTCTCCTCAGGTGCCATATAATCTTATGACAGAGATGATGTTCCGTTGTCTCGATATCAATGGTATCGATCTCACTAGTCCATCAATAACATATGAACTTCTCGCAAGACGTGTATGTCGTTCAGGAGATCATTCATTTGCAACAACATTTGGACGTAATCCAGGTGTTGATCAAATGAGTTATACCAAACTCCCATTCCGTTCAGCAGTTCAACAGGCTGGTGTTCTCCAAGCAGTTCTCTTTCAGGATATAAGTTCTGGTCTCGTAAAAGGATTATCAGCAACATTAAATGGTAGAGAACCGGTTCCAACTCCATTAGAAATGATAATAAAAAGTTAATTATTAGAATAGCCCCCAATATGGGGGCTATTTGTTAATAATAAATACATTATCTTTACATAAGAAATATCTATCGGATATTTCTTTCCATACAAGCTTATGCTTTATTTTGTTAATATGATTGATTGTTATATGAGACATATTCATCTCTTTTAATTTGTATAAAACATTCTTTATGGATCCATTCATTTCTACAAGCAATTCACATATTAGGATTACTTCTTCATTACTCAAATATTGTCTGCGAATATGATGAAAATCCTCATAATTAAAATATTTGTCTGATATGTTTTTCCAACATTTTTTGCATTTTATGACGCTTATTATCCATCTATTTAAAAAAGGTATTTCATTTTTAAGAGCATTGTATACTTTTATTACGGAGCCATTATGTTGTTTAAGTAATATACATATCTTTTCAACTTGATCATTTGATAGTTTAGAAAAACATAAATCTTCTCCTGATTTACGAAGATTAACTAATATTGCATGATGTGTGTTACCAATAATATCAGTCCATTCAAGATTTTTCCAATAATTGTTACCAACATTTCCATTTATATGATTCACTATTGTAAAATCTTTTATAGTATTATTCACAAATGTAATGGCTGCTATCCTGTGTACAGCAACGTGTTGTTGTCTCTTGTCAACAGTCGTTAATTGCACACGTTTATATCCGTCTTTATCTATGAATGGTTTTATTAATCTATCACCCGATCTTATATTACCCCAAGAAGAAACGAAGTATCTGTTTGGAATAATATTTTTAAAAACTATCTCTCTCCATTCTTCAATATCTTCAATCCATTCTAAATTGGATAAATCAACATTACGTGTATCACCATTGATATGTTTAATTGTGATTGGTTTATTCTCTAATTCTTTTGGAATGGGAATAAATGCTATTCCCAATAATTCATCTATTGGGAATAACATAAACAATGAATTGTTGATTCTATATTTTTCTTTCACAATTAACATTATAAAATCATATCCATTCGATGAATGATAATCCGCTGTTAAACAATCTACATCATCACAATCTTTATTACGAACATAACCTTTGTTTGATATTAAATAACCATCAACAATCATTGGATGTTTTAATGGTTTCCATATCATATTTATTTCACCTTCTTATTTAATATTAAAAAATATGGGGGCTTCACGCCCCCATATAATTAAAAGTCATATTCAAAGTCATCTTCTTCAAGATCAGCTTCACGTGCTTCAATCTTTGCACGTATTGCTGCAAGCTTTTCCTGTTGGGCTTGGATTCTACGCTGTTCTTCATCGATACGACGCTGTTCTGCTGCAACTTCTTTATCGATGCGAATCTGTTTACGCTTATCCAAGAATTCCTGTTTGAATATTGGTAAATGATCAAATACATTCTTCTTGAATGTTGCCCCTGCTGCATGAATATGTCCACCATGTGACAGAGCACCACATGTATCACCATATTCACGTGATAACCATTCAACAATATCAGCACAGTTAGCACCACCATTATCTTTCGAGTAAAATGTGTACCACCATTTTTCGCCATCAAATGCGAATTTACATACTGCAGGTGATGCATCGTACATGTCCTGGAAGATCATTGAATTGCCATCTATACTATTTACACAAGCAACATAGTTGCCATTGATAACAACATAAAATCCAGAAGCAAGATTTCTTGCATTGACAGCAGTACAGTAGTTGAGTATAACTGTGCCATTGTTGATGATGTTGTTTATGAACTGGGCCTGACTGCGTGCATCAGACTCATCAAATAATTCAACCCATATCTGCGAGAGCGGGTGCTTGTTCTCAGTGAGTTTGAATCCCCATACAAATGGTTTTGTTTCAACGATCTTTTGTTTCCAGATATCGTTATCATCAATGAATCTTAGTACCGTCGGTACAGGAGTTATATTTCTTTCAACAACGATGGAGTTTCCTTCCTTGTCTATAGGATTACCCTTCTCATCAACAAGGCAACATCTGTTGCGGAGATTATCATCATCGAAATCGAATTTGACTTCATTAGGATTCTTACGTCCCTCATCATTGAATATGTCAGCATATATCCATGTAAGCATTGCACCGGATATACCTGCCTTCATGAAAGGTGTATAATGATTATGATCGATTTCGTCCTTATGGTCATTATAATATGCAATACCTGTTGCATGATGGTCAATATGTATAACATTACCACCAGAAGCAATTACATGCTGAACAAAATCTAACACAGCTTCACACATAGAGATGTCAACAATGTAGACTGTCTCATTCTCTACTAATTCGGGATATCTCTTTGTGAGATCACTGTTATAATTGTATTCAATGAAATCCTTGGGAGAAATTACCTCCATTGGATTAATAAGATATGCTTTAACAATGTATGCAGCACATCTGCCGTCGTCATCGTTATGATGCAGAATCTTCGACATTTAAATCTTTCTCCTTTTCAATATTTTTCAATGCAAATCGGTTTCGAGCACCTTCTATGATCTCTTCCCATTCTCCATCAGCAATGTCTTCGGTGATATATGATTCCCATCTATTATCTGAGAGATACTGATTATAGAAGTCTTCATCAAAAGTAATATCATCAAAGATATAAGGAATCTCTTGCTGGAGATATAATAACATTGGGATGAATATCTCTTTTATATGTGCATGAGCACCCTTTGCACATCTTAAAGTCAAGAGATTACGGAGAGATCTGATGTTGATCGAAAAACGCATTTCACATGCTACTGATAAGTTCAACACGCTTCTTGCTTCCTGGGGCTGGCAGCCAATCGATAACATATCCTGGTAATATCCTTCGGATGCATTACAAGCCCTTCTCCACATGATCCATGCTTCAGAGTCCTTCTTGAATTCAATGGGTTCAATAAACTTAACACCCTTATCATACTTACAGTATCTGGTAGATTCTACTGAGTATGAAGCATGACGGTGACGGGTGAGTTCTCTGAGAACACCCTGGTCAAGACGGAGTATAAATGAAAGTTGAACGTGCTCAAGAATGGATGTGTGTCCATTCTTGATGCAGCTCTTAACGACATTACCGAGATTCTCAACGGTCATCTTTCCCTCTGACTTATAACATGTTCTTGCAGCAGTATCTAACTCTGCAAGTATCTTTACTCCGTCGATTTTATGTACTAACTGTACAGCTGGTTTATATAAAATCATTCTGCAATCTCCTCCATTGTTTCATTATGAAGTGCACTGTAGATAGATTCATCTTCAAGAAGACCACTTGAAATTGCATCATCATCATACTCATATGCCGTAGGTCTCATTCCGAGAAGTTCCATAGCCTTGTTACGTGTATCAGTAACATCCTTTGCGGATACATATACTGTGTAACCGCCGTTACCAGAATCATTTACTACATCAACTGAGTCAACGGGATAGTCTGCTGTAGCAACAATATTATCTATGGCGAGACCACCCTCTCCTGCAGAAGCTTCTACGAGATAAATGGCATCGTCTTCAGCAAGACCTCCACCAACTTTTACACTTGTTTCAGCAGATTCATCAGGATTTGATGCGAGATCAACACCCGTCATGACAGGACCAGAAGAAGCAGAAGCAGAAATGAATCTTATTGCATCATACATTGTTATGTGATGCAGTAAAGTCTTAGTGATGTTGTTAGCATCAAACAACAGAACCTGTGCAAGCTGATGATCTGTGAGACCTGCACAAACGGTTCTGTAGTCAATGTGTACATCATAACTCTCAAGATATGCTGAAAGCTGTTTGATACTGTCAGCAATGAATGCTTTAGCAATATCAGAATCATCAGTAGCTGCATTTATAAGGCCTGTCTGAAGCTTTACGAACTCATTCTCATTAGCCATCATCTGAGGAATATGAGCTGTAGCTCCACTCCAATCAAATGTTGTTGCATCAAGTTTAAACTCTGCACCAACAGCAAGATTGATCTTGATACAGTTGTCGTTAGTTTCAAGAGCATCATCTGCATCAATGGTCTTTGTTTCCTCGACTGCTTCTTCCTTTGCTGCCATGCCTGTGATGACAGAGTCCAGTAAATCTTTGTGATTCATAATTATTTACTCCTTTTCTTATTTGGTTTATTCTTCTTTTTGCGAGTATCAGATACACGCTTAAGCACGTCTTCGAGTCTCAATGACTCAGTCGGGTTTTTCTTACCCTTATTCTCTTCCTTCATGTTTACCTCCATATTTTACCTCAGGTATAAGTTTAGGATGGTCTTTCGGATTATCCAACGGATCATAGATAGGTTCTTCTATAAGGGTAGAATCAATGGGTTCATCGTCAGTAGTAGGATCTAACCCAAGATGTTTATCCCAATCAGTTGGTTTAAACCGTTTCTTCATGTTGTATCACTCCTTCACACAGAAATGTAATGAACTGTTATCAACGTTCATTCAATATAAAAATATATGTTCAGAAAGAAGGAATTATCATGTTAGAATTCTCAATCATCACAATCTCTTCATTCGTAACAATGCTTGATGAATTTGTGAAAACATTCACTAAGCTTGTTTTCAAGAAAGACATCTCCAAATATATTCCGATATTCTCGGTTGTATTTGGTGTTATTCTTGGTATCGTGGGATATTATATCCCTGATGTTGCTATGGGTAACAACATTGTTGAGGCAATATTCATTGGTATCTCTGCGGGTTCTGCTGCTACAGGTGTTAACCAGATAGGAAAACAGCTTAACAAAACAGACACACCTTCATTCGACCTTGGTCAGTTTATAGAAGACCAAACAGAAGTTATTGATGGAGTTGATGAAGACGAAGTCGAAGAAGAAGTAGACATCGACGGAACTGAAGAAGAACATACCGAAGAAGCATGTGATTCTTCAGAAGACGAAGATGAATAAAAAAAATAACAGAAATGGTGGGGGCATATAGCCCCCACCAAACTGTCATTCATATGTTTTTGTTTTTGTAGTGTATGTAAATTTAATTACACCATCTTTGTAGACGGTGAATTCGGATGATAAGACATCTTGGTTTCCACCAAATGCCTTGATGATATTTTCAACGTAATGTTTTCTGTTCTTGTAATCAGATAAAGCATTTCTTTCGGAACGGGAAAGCTTTATCTCGGAATCAGATTCATCTTTTGCTGAAAGATATCCATTATTTGAGATCTCTACTGTTTTTATTTTGCTTCCTTTTTTCATAATCCTAAATTCCTTCCCCTGAATAAATACTTAAATATTATGAGAAATGATTAGATCTGCCATCTCCCCAGAAACTTGTATAATGAGGGAACTCAGACTGATGTGCGAAATAGTAATCTACCGCATCCTTGCAAGACTGTGTGACACATGACTGATAGTAGTTAGTGCAGTATGAAGGATTGAACTGACATGGTGCTGTAATTACATTATAGATTGTTGAAGGATTACCATTTGACCATCCTCCATCACGTACTCTATTCATTACAACAGCTACGACACAAGCTTTATCGTATATAGAAACCCAGTCGCTACCGTATTCTCTTGCGACTGTATTACACAGATAAATGTATTCAGTTTCAGTTATACAATCCAGAGCAGAACCACTTGCTGCAGGTTGTGGCTGTGGTGGATTATAAGGAGTGATAATTTCAATATCCGGATTACATTCCGAACATTTTCTACACTCTATTCCTTCAGTTGATGTTATTTCTTGACAATCTGAATTGAACCATCTACATGTATTCTTATGAACATAATGAGTTGATGGCTTGTATACTATGTATTCAGAAGTTGGTTCAGTTGTATCATTATTAGATTCAACTGCATTGTCAACAGCTGCTTCTACCTCTTCAACTATTGTTTCTTCAACTTCAGTAACTCCAGTTGTTTCTGATTGAGAAGCAACAGTTGTTTTCCCGTCAGTAGATGTTGTTGACTTACTTGTAGATTTATTCGATGTTGTTGATGTCAATGAGGAGGATGTTGTTGATGACATCTTAATTGTCGATGTAGTAATAGTTGTAACCGATGATGAATAATCTATACTATTGGTATTAAGTTGTGATCTATCATCAGCTGCATCAGATGCAGGACCAAAAGTATTTGATGATGTCAAGAATGTTAACATCATTACCAGCATCACTCCAGTTATGACACCGGCTACTGATTTCTTATGATCACTGATCTTTTCTATTATTCTCTTACGGACAACGCCGTTATTTTTTTCCTCATTGAATTTGTTATTGTTCATATAAAACTTCCTTTCGTTAATTGGGGTTTGCTTGTTTACATGTTGGACCTTGTATATATATATATACCCAACACTTGGACCATCTGGACCTTTCTTGTCACGATTGTTTGTTTTATATTTACATACACATTTCGAAAATAGGATTATGTGGTGTACAACGGCTTTCGCCAATTTCCACCATATCTTATTGTTAAAAGTTAAATAAAATTATCAAACTCAATTGTAAAGAAATTTATCGTGTATCCGAGAACACGGCTATCTTTTTCTATTAAGAAAGGGGAAAATGTTATGAGTCATACAGAGTTAATTCTTGCAATAGTTTCTACTGTTGTGGGTTCCGGCGGCATAGCATCAGCTATTGTGGCGTTGCTTAGTGTCCGAAAGTATAAGGCAGAAGCACGAATACTTGAACAGCAAGTGGACACTAACAGACAGGAAACCGAACAGAAGGTGAATGAATACATACGTACTCAATTAAAAGAATTATCAGATACACACAGAGCAGAGTCTGATGAGCTCCGTAAACAAAACAGAGAACTTGGAGACAAGATTACTGTTTTGAATAATAAGATAAATCAACTCATGAATTGGATTATTGTTGATAATAATGCATATCGTTCTTGGTTAGAGAACGAGCTTCTGAAATTAAAACCAGATATTGAGTTTCCTAAGTGTAAACCAACACCTGGATTTATGGATGATTCGGAATCAGATGAGAGTATAACAAATATTACAAATGTGGGGACAGCACCTGTCGAATGATTTATTATTTATATTGGGCGGCATATGCCGCCCAATAATGATTCATTTTAATATACCAGGATCCATGAAATCTTTTATCTCATTAAATTCATCATCAAGATCGAATTCAGTAGGTGAAGACTCTTTTGTTGCTTCATCTATTACTTTTCGCCGATAAGCTTCATACAGTTTGTCATTTAACCATGTGATGAATAATATATCACATGTCATTGCAACAATACCAACAATGACGAAACTAAGCCATATGTTATCAAAGAATCCTCTTAATAGATAACCGATGTGTACAGTTGCCATTATAGACAATAGGTTTGTTAATAGTGTAACCATGCCGTATGTCTTTATAAATTTCCTGAAATTCATATTGGAACCTCCTTTTGTTGTATTTGATGAATTGCTGTTCAAAGATTCATCGCATATAAATAATATATATATATCAAAAGTTCGAATAATCCATGCAATTTATCTATGCTACCGAGTTTTGTATGCTACCGAAGGATTATTTGGAATCTTCATATATATATTATTAATGTGAGAAAAGAAAGAATAGGTCTTTCAAATCTCTTTCCAAATTTAAAGGAGGAATAACTATGACTAAATATATCGATTTAAGTAAGAAAAAAGAATTTTCCGGAAGAGAAATAACAGACGCCAAGATTGGCAAATTCATCCGCATAATCAGAAATTCCAAGAAAGTCCTGGTTCCTGTTAGCCAGGTAAAAATCAATAACCACTCCATCTACAGGCTTGCTGACGCTGAGAATGTCATAAAGATCTATCCCGGTAATGGGGTAGCAATGACAAAAGAGGAATATGACGGTATTATGAATCATGGAAAGAAAATAATCGATGATATGTTCGGTGATTTACTCAAGAAAACCGAAAACATATGAGATAAACAAAAAAAAAAGGATAAAAGAAAGTTAAGGGTCTGATCGACACAGATAGGCAATACGGTCAGACGATAGAAAGAGAATCGCGTAACGGGGGCAAAAGCCCCCGCGAAGATTCTTTTTTATTTTGTTTCGTTATCAATAACTACGTCGGGTTCCCAGTTCATGTGAAACGTATTCAATGCAAGATGTTTTAATTTTTTACTTCTACCTTTCCACCAGAATACATCCAACTGAACAGATCTATCGTATATATCATAATACTGACAGACCTTTCCACAATAACGAATACGACCAAACACTTGTTCTGCAGTAATACCACTGACATATGGTGAACATGATATGATTCCAGTAATACCAGGAATATCAGTACCGGTACCACATGATGCAATCGTGGTTACTATTACATCAGCACGTTTAGCATTCTCATTATCGCGTTTTGAATTCTTTGAGTTGATTGTCCTTATATCAAGATCATATTGGAATTGATCATCCTTGCCAAGATTCATTTTCAAGAAGTATGCACATTCTTCACACAAATCTATCAGTGGCATGAATAACAATATCTTTGCATGTGGGTCTCTTTCATATATGACCTTTATAATGTCTTTGCAACAATTGAAATGTGTTTTCTTTTTATCATATGCAATGACCCATTTTCCATATGTTGCATTACTCATTCCTCTACCACCAGCAACTCTGTATCTGTATATATTAGGATTGCAATAAGAATTGATTGCTACCGCAACATATTCAACCCATTTCTTTGGTAGGTTATCCGTCAATAATGAAGACGGTTTATAGAATAATGCATTAGAGAATACATGTCTGAATATAGCATTCTCATCCTTAGATGATCTACCATCAGTAGCCGTTAGATATAGATTTCTTTTTACATTGAAAACCATGTCCATTAATATGGTATCCCTAAATTCAAGATGTGCTTCATCGATTATCTTCATACCAATACCAAGGTTCTTTGTTATACGCATGGCATATTCCATCTTTGGTATTCTTTTCATTCCTGCACGGAACGTAGCATGTGTCATCAGATAGACATCATAATCATATTCATGTTCATTCTTTGCAATACGACATAACTCTTCTGACGTTGCTATTTCATGAACATATTTTGATGACAATCCAGACATGTTATACAATGAATTCAACCATTGTTTTCTCAAAGAATCTCGGTGCATGATTATCAATGTCTTAGCTTTATACTTACACAATCCAACACCGGAGCAATACGTCTTACCCAAAGCCCGGTTTCTTTACCAGAAACAATTGAGATTGATCTACATTGTTTGAATGATGATTCAAACCAGCAATGAAGTTTATAACGTCAACCTGATCTTCATCACGAGGAGCAATGATTTCTTCGTATTCAAAATTCATTTCTCTATAAGGATGATATAGGTCACTTACAACTTCTATGTTTATTAATAATCTCTTAAGATAATTAATATCTACTCCTTTGTGCAGATATAATATATCCGTATCAGAGTCATATAAGAAACCCAGAGTTTTCTCTGTTTCAGCAAATTCATCTTCATATGTTAACATGTTCAATAGTGGCTCCAACATATATGATGCTTTCTCACCAGGATAAACAGTTATCGATGTTGCCTTGATTGTTACTAAGAAACTTTCGGACATTGGTAATCACCTCCTCTCAAATACAGTGTTTTATTTGAACTGTACTTATGAGTTTTCTCGATTCTGACGCTCTTTGTATTCTTTATACACTCTCTTGAATTCTTTGTCATCGAAACTCAGGCTTCTGATTTCGACACGACCTTTCTGAGGCATATTACTGTATATGGTATTCAACTCTTTCTCACGATCAATACCACCAAGTATATCAGCACGTGCTTCCACAGGACACTGATAATACTTTTGTGCCATTAACTTACGACCCTCTACGTCTATACGGTCTTTTTCATCAAGAGTTTCCTCGAATTCTTTTCTCCATTTATAATATTCATCATATGCGTCGTTGTCTGGTTTATTTATATTCTTCTCATATTCCTCATAGTTAGCTCCTTCCATGAGCTGAATATGATCAATTACATGACCTGCTTCATGACACGGAGTTACATTTAATAATTCATTTATGATAACAGGAAGCTCACCCATGTGAGAAATAATTTGAGCTCGTATTGAATCGAGTTTTATCAATACATCGATTCTGTCTATATGGATGATACCCTTCTTGTCAACATGCCATTCTGTACATGTTACCGCACTCCTTCGTGTCCATTTCTCCTGGAACTTCGTAACATGATCTATTAACTCATCACGTCTGATGGCTGCATCTTTTGATGCGGTACGAGTCCACTGAGATATGCAGTGTGTTAAATCTGAAATGATATGAACGTTTATTTTCTTTCTGATTCTGGGCGGAATGATATCTTTGTATTCATCCAATTTCTTGTTGAAATTTTTGGCAAACTCGTCTGCCAAAGCATATACGAAATCCGCCGTATCAGTAATAAGAAAATCATTTTCGTTAGGCATTTAAAATCTCTCCTTATAAATAATTTAATATATCCCGGGGTTGTCCCCCGGGATATAAATTATCATGATAATGTCGCTCTGATTACCTTGATGGCAGGAACGTGCTTAGGTCTCTCAGGGGGTATTGACATTGTTGATATAGGTAATGTATCAACATGAATTGTTGATGTTCTTGTGTCTGCATGATTCAGTACAATAGTCTGTTCCTTATCGACACAGAATACTGCTATAAGATCATCCTGAGGTGATAATGTTATTATCGGTTTAGGATCTGCAAACTTCTTTCCTGTTATAAGGAACTTGGAATGATTAAGTCTAATACGACCGAGTCTGGTAACATAGACTAAATACGGCTTCTTAGAATTAATACAGAACATACCAGATACCTCATAACCAGAGAGAATGAACTGACCAACAGAATCAACTGAGGTAACCTTATTGAGGTCCTTAGTCTGGATTCGTTTACCAAGTCCGTCGTTTGTGTATATGAGTATATCAGATGTTGTTTTATCAGGTACCTCTAATACAGTCACAATATATTCATCTGATCCTAATGGAATCAATGGTTTTCTTGTTGCATTAGAAGGTATTCTGGATATTGGCATATACTTTATACGTCCCTTGTTGGTGAGCATGATAATGTTATTGCTCTGGTTAGATACAGCAGCAACACATTTGCCCATAACATTCTTACCGATTGATGTAAGTGTCATCGGTTTATCATGAGGAACCTTATGTGTATTAACCTTAAGAAATCCACCGAATTCATCTATAAGACAAACCTCGTCTCCTGTCACAGGAGTTACATCAGATGCCAGATGCTCAGGGTTTTCTGTTTCAGCAAATACGATTCCACCATCGAGAAGTATCTGTACAATACCAATATTGACATTGTCAGATTTACCAAGATTAAGTATCTTGGATTTACGAGGACAACCGTATTTATCTTTGATTTCCTTAATTTCTCCTATTATGACATCTTTTATCTTATTAGGATCATTAACGATTTCTCTTATGTAAACTATCTCTTCGTTGATCTGGTCCATTTCCTCCTGGACTTTCTTGTGTGTTGATGAATTGAGTTCCCATAATCTCTTCTCAGCAACATAGTTTGCTTGAGATGTGGTTACTTCTCCATCGTATAATTTCACAAGTGCCGGGATGATATCTTCTTTTGATTTACATGCTCTAACGGTTTTGATTGTCTTATCAAGATTCTTTGGAGACAACATAAACAGTACACCTTTAAGCATATCGAATCTATGAGTCTTCTCAACAAGTTCTCTCAGGAACCATCCTCGTTTATATTCCAAACGGAACTGAATCCATGATGATAATATCTGTCGTGTATTAAACTTCTTTGTCATGAAGTCTGTATCTACAACAACCATGTTTCTTGTTGATATACCATCGCGGAATCCTGGAACTCGTTTGAACAATGTATCGAGTATCTTATACAGATTACATGGAGAACAACGAATGACATATCTGAAATCATTTTCCAATAATTCAGATTCATCTTCAGCAGATAATATCTCGGGTATCTTGTTTGGACTTTCCTGGAGAGCACGTAAATCATTATCAATCTTTTCCAGATACTTAAGATATGGAGTATTCTTAATAGTGATTACATAGTTTGCCATATCAAGTTCAAATGAAGACTGCATAACAAATGTGTCATCATTTACTACAATGATATCACATCCCGTAGGCAAATCCGGTACAAGCTTTATCTTAGCATCAGGATTCTTCAATAACTTAATAGTTGCATCAGCAACCTCGGACAGATTGAATGGTGGAACCTCTGATGATAATGTATATCCAATACCCGCAGTACCATTGACAAGAATCAATGGGAACTTTGCAGGAAGACAGAAAGGTTCTGTTGATGTATCATCATACGATGGTTTCATGGATACCTTTCCATCAAATTCATCAAATAATGCATCCAATGTAAACTTAGGTAAATAGATATCCAGATATCTTGGTGCGGCAGCATCATCACCAGATGTTACGTTACCTGCATTACCTGTTGCTTCCACCAGTGGGATGTTATTTGTAAATGGTTGACACATTCTTGCGATTGTGTCACCAAGACCCTGGTCACCGTGAGGATGTAACTTCATGAGATCACCCATGATTACATTTACACGAACCTTTGATGTTCTGTGGAACATGTACATCTGATACAGGAATCTTCTTTGTACAGGTTTAAGTCCATCCTGTACCATAGGAATAGCTCTCTGGAGATTGATATTAACACCGAACAGACACATGTACCTCATGGCCAGAGGTCCAAGATCGACGTCCGGAATATTCTCATCTCCATATTTGTTCTTTGCCATTTATATTCCTCCTTTAATTTGAAATGGTTGACAATCTTGCATCCAATTCTTCAAATATCTCTGAGATTGTTGGTTCACCAAACCAGTTAGACATTAAGGACAACTCATTTCCATTCTTATATGAGTTTACTATAGGACCTGTCATATCTTCATCATGTGGTTTGTTCTTAGAATCATACCACAGGTATTCTTGATTGAATGAGTGATTAACACATTGGTTGCTTGTGAATACTTGGTTGTTTATTTTACACTTAAACAACAATGACATTGGATCCATATTCATACCCATCTTTGTTGATGGATAATATGAAGCAGCGTCAGCATCAAGTACACCAAACATTATGTTGTTTATCTTCTTACCATTCAATATTTGTCCGGTTGGCGCATTATGAATAGTAGGAGCAACAAACGCACCCTTGAATGATGTGTCAAGATTGGGGTCAATTATAAGTTTACATGCCTGAACATAACCTTCATCTTCAAAGATAAATTCACGAATGTTACGTACGATATGTGTTTCCTGGAAACACTTTGAATATTGGGTTGCGAACATATAAGAACGACCAACCAGTGACTGGAAATCAGCAGCCGCCAACTCAATAGCGAACTGCACAACAACGTCTCTGACGTTATATAATATGAACTTCAAAAAGTCTGTGTAAGCAAACTGTCTGAAGGATCCAGATTTAGTTTGTGTCAACTTATCTATTCCTGCAAGATCTTTACCAACTGATGACAATCCATAACTTCTACGTTCTGCTTGTGATTTTCTTATCATAGCAAACAGTCTCATTTGACAAATATAAACTGTGTAAGTTGATGTATGGAACCAATCACGAGAGTTCTTCAATGAGAAGTTATTCGACTTATCCTCAGAATAATATAAATGATCTGTTTTGAATTCTTTTGGAATCATGAAGTCTCTTGGGTCATAACCAAGATATGAGATACGATTCATCAAATAGTTATCATCAAACTTGGCATTCCAAGATGTCATAAACATAGGACGATATTTGTTGATATAATCAAATACTGTCTTAATCAATTTAATCTCATCATTGAAGTCGAAGATATGTAATCGGATATCAAATCCTTCAAGATACTTTTTATTATCTTCATCTTCTTCAACTATCATCCGTTTGAATTCTTCTTGATGATCAACCATCCAATCAAATTCCACTTTCTGTTTATCCAATAACATATGGAACTTAGGATGTATCTTGTGTTTTGGTCTTGGTCCTAATACTAAGACTGCACAGATTTTCTTATGCGGTAATATGATTGTGACCGCATTAACTGGTTGAGTTACATCAGTGATATCCTTTGGATCAACAGTCTTATCGATTACATCAATCTCTATATCAAGGAAACCATATGTGACCTGGGATACATCAATTTGGTCACCATACTTCTGTAACCACCGGAGTCTAAAATAGACATCCAGTACAAAGTCTGCTTTAAATACCCAAGGACACCTACACATATATTCTGCTAAATCATGTGTAGACTTAGTCTTTGAATTTTCATCAAAGTATTTCTTCCATTCACCTCCTATGTTTTGAGCTATTGCTAAAGGTATTTGAGATACTTTGCAATAGACTGGATAACACTTATCCATTTCAGCTTGAGAGATTTGATATGTGTTAGTACGATATTCTTCTTTGAGAAACCAGATATCTACTATAGCTTCTTCATATTTAACCTCAAGCTGATGTGTTATTGGATCAAGATAGACAACTTCAAAACACTCAGGTTTACGATAATACCTGACATCGAAAAGTATACTACCTTCAGGATAATCCAAATCTCTTGGTTTCATTTATGATATTCCTCCTTTGGTTAATTTGAGAAATGATTTTGTTTACAGTACCTCCTTTTCGAAAGAATAATATATCTATTTAGAGAATGAATAAATTGTGATCGAACGAAGTGAGATCTTAATTTATTCAATTCGACTCTGGAGGGAGTTTGAGGGAACCAAATTTATGAGGTTCCCTCAATATTACTGTTTTGATTTTATCTTTTTTAATATAAAAATATAATTCCGGAGAAACTCCGCGATAATTTTTGTTCTCTGGAACAGAGATACAGAAAGAGAAACCCAGAGAATGATGGCTAAAATAACACACCTCTAAATATATATTATTAATATGAGAAAAGAATAAGAATACGCTTATTCATCTCTCTTACTTTAAAGGAGGAATTATATGTTAACAAACATGCTTATTTGTTTAATGATTCTTGTGATGTTTATCGTCCTTGGAGCAATCTTCACCAATTCTCCGTTAGGAGATAATCTTGCAGGAATCATCACGGTCATTTATATGATTCCAATGTTTATGGTATTATTAACGTTAGCACTCATGGCAACACCGATTCATTGGATTAGCAGGAAGTTAAGTAACAAGTAAGTCGGGGGCCTTGAGCCCCCAATATAATAATTTTTGTAGAAAGAAGGATTGATATGAAATATAAAGATTTCGATATATCCAAGATTCCTTGGGATCAACAAGATGATGATCTCATCTTTGATGATGACGATGAAATCATTGAAGACGAACTGGAAGATGTTCCCATTGGTGAAGAAACCGATGAGAATACCGAGTCGTATCAATATAATCAAGATACGGCGGACATAACAGACTTGATACCCGAAGAGTATCTTGTCGATGAAGAAAATAAAAAGAAGGATACACAGGGCAATTAAGCCCTGTGTATTTTTTAACATAAACCGAATTGTTTTCCCAATGCAGTTATTTGGGGTTTATTATTACCTTCATCAGCGTCAAAATCATTTGATTGATTTGCTTTTGTGTTTACATAGTCTATTGCCTTTGCAACATCAGCATCCACATCTTTTATCTTATTAAGATGGAATGCGAAATTATAGTCAACAAGAACTTTATCTTGTTCTTTTGATGTAAAACATGTTTCATTGAGTATGTTGTTTACTTCTGTATCATTTTTTGTATTGAAACCGTATGGTGCATTTTCATGCATCTTAGCTATCTCTTCTGCTAAAGAAAGAAAACGTTCATCCTTCGTTCCATTTGTTTTTCGGATCTCATTCTGCTCTTTCTTTAATGCCTTGATTTTTTTGATATATTTACATATCTCATATTCCTGCTTTGTTAAAACTCGTTTTGGCAATTTCATGCTAAATTCCGCATGTATGAAATTATTACCAGTATCACCGGTTGCTTTCTGTGCTACATTATAACCGGCTATACGATTTATTCTAACAAAGCAAGATTTACTGCTATTATATTTATCGATTATTTTACATAAACGAGCAATAGCAATACTCTTTCCATCATATAATCTATTGATAATCTGTTGGATCATATTTGTCCTATGTTTCAATAGATCATTCAATGGATTACACGGTTCACCTTTTGCTTCCTTTGCTTTTTGAGATGCTTCGAATGCACCGATTATGAGTTCAGTAATTCTGAGGTTGTTATCAGCACCGGATTGTTTATGATTAAGAAAATCGAATCTGTATGTTCTATATTCATTTTCAACAGGAGCATTATCTGTTGCTGCTTCAGTAAATATAGATTGAGTAGATTCAATCAATTCATTGAAGAATGATTCTGTTATCATTCTATCATCATGAACATCTTGAATGAATTGCTGCTTATTCTCATAATTATTGATTGTTTCAAATACATCAAGCGATGCTTCGGTGATAACATCGTATATATTGTTTATTGTGTCATTCACAAAATCACCTACTTATTTAAATATTTGGGGAGCATATGCTCCCCAAAATAATCATACTTTTCTGATATTTGATTTGGCAATTGCTGTTGTCACATTCTTACCATCTGAAGATATAACAACCCTGTCACCGTTTACTTCAAGAACCCAGTATGTTGATACAAACTGAGTGAACTTCTTGCTTGTTCCGTATACTATAGGATTGATAATCTTTACCTTATCACCCTTCTTGACATCAGGTGTCTTATTAACAACCCAACCAAGACCACTCTTGAGTTTGCCGTATGTAACACCGTTGATCACTTTGTCTTCCACTATTGTGAATACACCTGTTGAACCAACAGTACCATTTGTAGCACCACCGGCAGTGATAAACACAAGATCAGTTGACTTCAAAGATACTCTATATTCTTTGAATGGTTCTGGCTTATTAGACTTCTCTTCAACAGCAGTGACCAGTGTCAAATACTTGGTGTTTATTGGAGACTGGATATTTCTGTTCTTGGCTTCATTAAGACCAACAACTGCTCTGTCGTTTGATATCGTAGAAATATACCAGTTTTCACGTTTTACCCATTCAGGTATTCCGCCTCCGTTGTAATATACTGCATCAGAATTGATCTTAACCAAATCACCAACTTTGAATGTTGTGTTGGTTTTTGGTTTGGTTATTTCGAGTATAACCCATCCTGCACCACTCTTGAGTTTACCATACTTGGTATCACCAACAGTCTTTTCCTCAACGATTGTAAACTTGTTTGATACAGATATATCACCAACACGTTTACCACCGGGAGCATCATAGATGTTTGTTCCGGCTGAAAGTGTAACAATTTTTCCTTCAACCTTTGGTGTGTCTTGTTCTGTTGATGAATTCAGTAAAGCATTTACCTTATCACACAGATCCTGGGTATGTGCTTTCATCCAAGGTCCTGGACAACATGTTTCATTGAACATGTAATGATATGTGAGAGAACCGTCTGAGTTTCCTGTGAAGTATAACTTCTTGATGCCGTTTCTCTTGCATATATCAGCACAAAGCTTTATGAGTGAATTGTATGCGGCTGTTCCAATAGGCCAACCTGAAGCATCACCATATGCGGAGTTTGATACTTCAATGGTGATAGCACGGTTATCGTTCCATGGTGATGAAGAACACCATGATCTATCCTGTTCTGGACAGAATAAACCTATACGACCATCGTTACCAATCGCATAGTTTGAAGACATCTGTCTACCAGGATTAGCAACGAGAGCACCAAACTGCTCAACCGACATTATACCTGCCATGTGATGAACAGTTATTTTTGTTATAGGCTGATTACGAGGTGAATTTCTATTGGGTGAAATTCTTGTGTAAGTAGCCAATGGAGAATTAGTATATGCCATAACAATACCTCTCAATGAATTATTCGTCCTCTCCTTTACCGTTGGAGAGTTCCTTGTTTGTTTCTTCTTCTAATGTGATCTCTTTCTCCTTGTCGTCCATTATTCATCATCCTCCTTACTATCGTTGTCAGAGCCGCCCTTACGAGCTTCCTCTTTCTTACGTTTATATTCAGCCTTAGCATCCTCTTTATGTTTCTTCTTGATATCCTTCATCTTACCGCGGATTTCTTTATCAGAAACATTCTTGATAGCTTCACGTCTGAGACGCTGTAGATAATCTTCATCAGATTCACCATTCTTCTGAGGATTGTTCTTTCTAACTTCGTCTGTGATATATGTGTCAACTGCTTCAAGAGTATCTTCTTCAGATTGTTTCGCTGCTTCTTTTGCAGCACCACCGAGATTGAAGATGTTCTTTGCAAAATCAACGAACACTGAAACTGAACCAACAGCTCCTGTGATAATTGCATTAAGCTTTGTCATCTTTCCGGTGAGTTCTGTTGTATTCTTAAGAGCTTCTTGTACCTTTGGATTTTCTTTATCCTTGGCCATATCACGCATCCTAAGCTTTTCAGCCATTTTCTCAACACCACCAGAGATGAGTGTGAGTTCTCCTGTAAGAGACGTAATATGTTTCAAAGCATCACCCAATGCTTCAAAACCTCCCTCGAATATGTCACTTGTTGTGACATCTTTGTTGCCGTGTATAAGTTTATCGATATCGTCGATAAATGAACGAATCTTTGAAGGATTCTCATAATCAAATTCTTTCTCAATTCTGTGATATAAATTCAGGGTAGAATTTGTGAGGACCATGAGGTATGTTGTTGTTGCAATGACACTCTTTGAATCCTTCTTAAACTTTATCTTGCCGGTCTTTTCATCAATATAACATTCAGCCTTGCCATCGAATTCCTTATTGATTTCTTTGACCTTGGCCTCTTTGTCTTTTTCTTTGTTAAGTTTCTTACCAGCTTCCTTGATCTTGTCACCAATGTCGGCATCTTTAAACTTTTTCTTGAGGACGTCAACAAGAGCTTTGATAAGACGAGGTATAAACATTAAAACAGTAACAAGTTTGTTACTGTCTTTCTTACCCTCTTTCTTTACCTTATCAAGGACCTGTCCTTCCTGGAATATTGAATCATATTGATCGACATCACCGTCATAGTTTTCCATGATCATTGAATATTTTTCAAAGTCAGCTATCATAGCTTCCATAACGGCTATCTCTGAATCCATACAAGATTCATCTATAGAGTCGATAGACTTTAAAACTTCATCACGAATCAAAATAAAAACCTCCAATCTTAAATAATATTGGGTGGATATATTTCAATCCACCCATTTGTGTTATTGAATATCATGCTTTCTTTTTCTTCGGAACAGCCTTATTCATTTCTTTCTTCTCTTTTCTGCTGAGATCAGATCTTGTCTCTTTATCTCCTCCGAAAAGACCCTTATCTGCAAGAGCATGTCTCTTCTTACCCGAGCTATCTTTCTGGTTCCAAAGAACGTCGCCGCGTTCATCAGAATTCTTGGCAACATCGACATTGATATCCATCTCATCGATTCTTTGTTGCATATACTTGATTTTTTCTTCAAGATCAAGAATCTCTTCACGCTTCTTATCAGCATTCTTCTTGTCAGCCTTTGCAGTCTTATACTGCTGCTTGAGAGATTTAAGCTTGTTCTTCATCTCTCGAGTTTCCTGGCTGTCGTTCTGAAGCTCGATATCTTCCTCAGTGATTTCACCCTTCTTGAACTTACGATACAAAGGACCACCGAAGACATATAATGCTTTTGAAATGATATTAAGACCAAAGGTCACACTCATGATATGTTTTGAACTGTTGGATATTTTGTCAAGGAGTTTCTTTGCAGAAGCCTGTTTTTCAACATTCTTACCATTCTCGAAATCTTCTCTCATCTTCTTTTCAAGAAGCATTGAGAGTTCAGATGTGAGACCACGAACACCCATTGATGCTTTGTAGCCATCTGTGTAGAGTTCATAAAGTGTATCGACAGAGCAGTAGAATGTTTCTGAGTCAAGATCTTTCTTTCCCCTGAGGACGTCTGCAAGCTCTTTTACCATAGCATCATATTGTGTTTCACCACCCTTAAGTCTTGTTATAAATTTACTGAATAAAGATGGGAATGATGATATGATATATATTGAATTTCTTATGTGCTTCAGACCACGTTTAAGGACGAACTCTTTCTTGTTTGGATCAAAACCAAGATTGTCTTCTGTTGCTTTCTCAACCATTCCAGAAGCTGATGTCAGCTGTTGTGCATTTGCCGAAGCAATAACGTTCTTTGCAAGTTCGGAATTTTTAGCAATATCAGCCTCGTTGTTCTTTTTGAACAAGGAAGTTATTGCATTAAAGATTCCCTGGAAGAGACGTGGTATGAATGCGATTAATTTCATTAATCCATTTTCAATTTTACCTTTACCGGTAGCTGTATCCCATACCTGTCCTTCCTGATAGATGTAATAATCATCTTCTGCATTATCCATCATCACAGAAATCTTTTCATATTCCTGAATGACAGAACAGAACACAGCCAGAATGGATTGATCAACACTTTCGTTTATGAGGTCTAAAGAACTTAAAACCTCATCACGAATTTCTTCATTCATTTACAGCACCTCCTCATTAGAATATTTCTTCATTATCATTGACCCACTGCTGGAATGACTCAGTAAGAGTTACATTGTTATCCTTGATTATATCCTCAAGGTGTTTATCAAGATTCTCTGCTTCCTTGGGATCAAATGTAGTTTTGTTGTAAATTGTGTCAATGTTTGCATGGTTAACATTTGAGAAGTTATCCACAATCCACTGACAATATTTCTTGACCTGTGGTTCAAGATTCTTCTGCTCAAGAAGCTGTTTAGCAACCTTAACACCTGCATGTGTTCTCTCAAGATCTGTTGGATATTTTGAATAGATTGCCTTGGCGAAATCTCCTTCAAGTTTTGCCAGTTCTGTCAGCTTATCAGTTGAGAAGTCATTAGCAACATACTTATTCTTTGAAGGGCCTACGAAGAAGAACTTAGGAAGCTTATACATTGCTGCAAAGAGATCACAGTAATACTCTTCATAGAGTTTTGCACTACCATATTTCTTCATCATCTCTATTTCATCGAGGTCTACCGTGAGCATGCCGATACCCATTATAGCACCGGCACCAGCTGCAAGACCACCAAAGAGAGCAAGACCACTACCACCGAGACAAGCTGTAAGTACACCGGCCGCAGTTATTACTGCAGGGAATACATACTTAGCCTTTGATGGTGTTGCTTTACTAATAGCTTTCTTGTAAGCCTTGATCATCTGGTCAGCATACTTGTCTGCATCTCCTACAGATCTCATTGCCTTTGGATTACCATCAACTGCAGCAAGAGTTGTGAGCTGTTTAACCATTCTCTTCTTTGCTGCCTTATTGATCAAATTATTACCAGACAATTCGTCGATTGTGTCAACATAATTTGTTATGATAACACGCTTCTCCTCAGGAGTCTTTGCAGCTGCTGCAAGATTCAGAGTCATTGCAAGAGACATACCTGCTGTCGCATTAGCATGTCTGAGAACAGATGCGATGTTGTGGAATATTTCATGACATAATGTAGAAACCATGTTCTGACCGAAAAGCTCTATATCATTAGGAGCAGAGCTTTCGAGATAATGGTTGTATATGAATATATCTACAGGAAGACCTCCAAGCTGGAATCCCTTAGATTTTGATATAGTCATCTTCTTCTTTATATCATTGAAAGTCTGTGTTGCCGCATTCTCATATCTACCTGGTTTTGTCTGGATGAATCTAAGATTGATTCTGCAATCAAACTGTTTGTTCAGACAGTCAATTGCTTTCTCAAAGTTAGGATCATGAACAAACTCGGTGAGGTTCATCTGCTTGGCATTCTCCTGGTTTTCACGAGCAGCGTTGAAGTAATCAACTGCTTTGAGAATTGCCTTGTTATCAAACTTCATATATTTGATATCAGATGTACGAACCTTTTTCTTCTTGTCATCATCTTCTGTCTTAGATTCCATTACAACAGAATCTATTGGCTTAACAAAGTCAAAGCCGTGTTTACGAAGAAGATCATAACCGAGGTGAGTTGTATTACCCATCTTTGAACACATATTGACATGATATGCAGATTCCTGGATATTCTCGGCGATATCATTTACCTCAGCATTTGAAGTAACATCTCCGGCAATATCATCAGCAGATGCATTCATATCAATTGCTTCTTCATCTTCATCGTTGAAGTATTCTTGTGGAGCATTACTACCTCCTGGGACATATGTGGGAATTGTATTAGAAGCACGGAGTTCTTCTACCTTTGCTATTGCAGCAGGTGTATTGGGCATATCAACTAAACCAGTATCATATGCCAGAATCTCTCCACCTTCCTCATCCTCATATCTACCAATGCACTTACCCTTTGCAGGATTGGCATTCTTTATAGCAGTATCAATACGACCCTGTTCAATGTTTCCCATCTGGTAATCATTGAGCTTATCATCGATTCTCTGAGAGATGTAATCAAGAACACCTCCAACAGCCTGAATGATTGGCTTAGTCTGATTCTTAGCTTCTATAGGAGGAGCAATGATATTATCGTTCTGGACTCTTATTCCTGTAGCATTGGGATCTGCGATAATGTTTGTTGATGGAATACCATACATTGCACCAACACATTCAAGTGCAGTTATAAGATCTGCAGATTCGGACACAGCTTTCGCAACCTTCTGCTGTACCGCATTTGCTTTTGCCTTAACAGCAGCATCATTTGATGGTGTTGAAGGTGTTGAAGGTGTTGGCTGATTTGTCTGGATGGTTTTTGCTGCAGTAGATGGCTGACTTGTACCAGGTGTTGAATCTATTCCCAAAGCTTCCTGTATAGTTTTCATATAATATGACCTCCTTTCATCATGCATTTATAGGCGCAGGTCCACCGTTGTTTGCGGGAGCCTGTGCCTGTTCAGCATTTGTATTAGTTGTATTATTTGCAGCAGGCTGTTGTTGTGTATTATTCTGCTGCTTGTAGCCTATAATGATATCTCTGTAGAGAGAATATCTGCTTGCGAAAAATTTAGAACCGATAGACACAAGTATCTGTCTGTCGTAAATGCTTGAAACTGTTTCAACCATCTTTGATACTTCGTCACAACGTTTCTTCAGAGCATCGTTGTTTGACTGCTGTGCTTCAGCCATCTTTTCCTTGACAGCCTGACCGGCTTCTTCAGCAGTCTTTGCGAGACCTTCTGAAGCTTTCTTAACAAATTCTGTGCAATTCTTAAGATCGTTTACAAGCTTATCCCATTCCTTCTGCTCCATCTTTCCTGAGAAGTTCTTAATAGGTTCAGCTGTTCCTGTAAGGAAGTAATTAACGATTGCATCAGTTAACTGTGATGCATTTTTCTTAGGATCGTTTGTTGTAGTAGCATTAGCGTTCTTCTGGATTGCAGCGGCTGTGTTATTATCGATACCAAGAAGTCTAAAGGACTCGTTTGTTGCATTGAATTCGTTTGAAGGATTCAGAAGATTAAGTACATCATTCTTTGACATACCCTTAGTGAAACGAGATGCATCTTTAGTATCAATACCATACATTGGAATATTTGTCAAGTTAGGAACGAATGTTCCATCGGCTATTGCCTTGCTGACACCCTGGTTGATCTGATCATTCTTATTAACCTCATCGATGTACTGTTTGTACTTCTTTTCGAAGTTACCTGAGAATTTAGCAAGCTGATTTTTAATCCAGTCAAGAAGTTTGCTTATTGTATTAGAAACAACTCCCTGTTGTTTGTTATTATTATTACCATTCAGCTGCTGACCCTGAGCATTTGTAAATGTAACACCAGACTTATTATTCGGATTATTATTGTTTGCAGGAGCATCAGCTTCCATGATGAATGATTCCATGCATACAAATCCTGGTGCAGCGGCATCGGGCATGTTGTCATCGTATGTGAATACTCGTGTATTATTGTAATACAGTCTGAGCATGTTTCTTGTCATGATCTCACCGAGTAATACGAGTATGTCTTTTGTGATATCATAATTCTCGATTGGATTTCCATCCCTGTAATTATTGATAATACTCTTCATTGCTCCAGCAACACGAATGAGGTTGTTTGCAAGATCTTTGTTTGTCTTGAGGTCACATCCGCCGTATACACGATACAACATATCCAATGCATTTGTTATTGGATGAACCTTGTTGTTACCCATTGCATCACGACGATAGTTTCCATCAAGATAATTATTACCGAATGCGATTGTATCAAGCCAATCTACATTTGTTTTGAAGCAGTCATTCTCACGAGGAGTTGCATCTGCTCTGTCGGAATTTCTCTTGTAATACTCATCATGATCGAAATCATGATTCATACCAACAAACATCTTTGCGATGAAAGAGGCGTCGTACGGAGACACATTATCGTCAGCATACTTACCAACGAGGAATCCGATTGGTGAACGAGGATCCTTCATGATGAAATGCATTGCATCATGTGTATCCTTGAAGTCAGGTGTAACATCCTGAAGAGCTATGTCTCTCATATTACAATTGAAAGGCAATCTGTTACGAACCATGTATGTTGTCGTATTTACGAGACAGCATTCAGTAACAAGATCTTCTGAGTTTTCATCCTTCTTCTTAACGGTGTAATCAACTGATGGCTTTATGTAACCAATCAGCTGAAGAGCAGCAATTGTATTGAGTGTACATACAAACAGAAGGAATTCCTCGAGGAATGTTCCAAATGTAAGTCTGTAGGAACTATTCTCGATTATCATGGTTCTGCTCTTCTGGAGGACATCAGGAAGAGCCTTAACGATTTTCTTCATGTTTGCTGCAAAATGTATATCATTCAGCTTCTTGATATCATCCTTTGCATACTCGATTCTCTTAACCATCTCTCCGTGTGAGTAGAGAGCAACTTCTCCGATATCATTTTCACAAATATGTGCAAGATCCTGGAGAGTGCATTCCTTTGGGTTTACGTAATTATGTGCATCATCCAATACAGCAGAGGTTTCAAATGCAGGGCACTTATTATCCTCAATGAAACGCTTTACTGATGCAACTGTAAACAATTCAACATCAGCAATTCTGTCATGGAAGATTCCTTTCTCAAGTCCTTTAATAAGATTTGATACGTATGTTGACACATCATTCGGAGTAACGTATCTAAGCTTATAAGTACAGCTACAAACACCGTACTCGGATTTGAGAGCTTTACCAGTTGCAGCCTTATTAAGAGCTGTCAATGAATCCGCATATACGTCGATCAGTGCATCAAATGATTTATTGAAAGAATCACTGAAAGAAAACTTCTTTGATGATCCAGACGGCGAATCCACTACTACAAGAGCTTTTTTAGTAGCCATGTCAAATCTCCTTTTCATTAAAATATTTTAACCCCTTTATTCTCAGGGAATTATCATTCCGTTTACGAACATTTTATATATTGCGATAATTTTCTATGCTACCGGATTTAATGATATATAATTCCTATTATTTCACTTTTTCACATATATATTATTAATGTGAGAAAAGAAAGAATAGGTCTTTCAAATCTCTTTCCAAATTTAAAGGAGGAATTAGTATGACAAATAAGAAATTAACTAAGAAGGTTGTAAGATGGGAGAAGAAGCACCCTAACCTCACAGCTGCATGCGTTTATGTAACAGCCGGATCTTTTGTTCTCAGAGTAGTTAGCTCAATCATAGGTGGCGCGGTAGCGGCTAAGACGATAAAGGAAGTTCGCAATGGTGTTAACGAGTCATTGATGACCTCGTAAATGACGACGAAGATGTCGTTGACGTAAAAGTCGAGGAGAATTAAATAAAGAGAAATAACCCGCATAAGCGGGTTATTTTTTTTTTTTGATTTTTCCATACTGGAACCGAAATCTAAAATACTTATAATAAGTATAATATAAAAGAAAGGAGTGTTGGTATTGAGAAATACACGTTGTCCTTTTTGTCCGAAGATATTTAATGACAAACATAGATTCTGTAGACACATACAACGAATGCACAATGATCAGGTACCAGATGATTGTGAAGCATTAGAGTGGGCCTACTCATTACTCGTTGGAAAACCGACAGGTCGTTTATGTGTTCAATGTCATAAGAATCCGGTTCATTTCAATAAAGAGACTCTCAAATATGAACGTTATTGTTCTGATGCTTGTAAGACAGCATATGCAAATGATTTCCATAATAAAAGAATGGTTGATAAGTATGGAGTACCTCATTTGTTAAATAATGCGGATATGCAACGTAAGATGATTTTTAACCATGCTCAAGCAAGAGATTTTGTTTGGGATGATAAACATACATTCAGAATCATTGGTTCATATGAAGAAGATTTCTTGAATCATTTAAAATCATTGGACTGGTCCCCAAATGATGTCATATGCCCATCACCAAATAATTATTGGTACAAATGGAAGGATGGATCAACCCATCTCTATATACCAGACTTCTACATTCCATCTTTGTCATTGGAAGTAGAAATCAAAGAATCTGACAATACACATCCTCGAATGGAACATTCTCGTGAAATCGAATATTTAAAGGATGCTCGTCTTAAGTACGAAACTCAGAAGACAGGTATTCATTATATAAAAATAGTCGATAAGAATTATGAGGAATTCGATCGAGTATATGTTATGTCCGATAATAATAAACCTGAATAAAGGAGGTGTTTTATTTTGGATCTTACATTTATAAATGAATATGTTACTGAGTCAAATGAACTGGTATCGGATTCAATTGACATGATGTACGTTAAACAACAAGCAATCATGGAATTATCCGACGAACTTGATTTGTTGTCAAGGTATGAATGTTTTCAGGAAGGTTATTCAAATCCTGCTTCTTCTCCGGAGCTTGATGTGTTTAAATTCGACAATAAGCATATCTTGAAAGCCATCAAATATTTCAATAAAGCTTATGCAGAAATACCTTTCGACACAACAAACTTCGATGAAGTTAAAGCAAAACAAGAACGTGGCGAATTGAGTATCAAGGGTACGTTTGCTCCAGAAATAGAATACTCTCCTCAATTAATTCATCAGATAGAAACGATGTTCCGTAACCCAAATGGATATTTGGAGAAAGGTTTCCAGGAATTACAACAACAATTCGATTGTAAGTTTTCTATTTATATAAGTCAGAAGACAGGTACTGGAACAATCATTTCTAACTTTCCTACAAACCCGGGAAATCTAACGGTGTCTCGTTCTAAAGGATTCCAGCTTGGTGGTTTATCAATTACGATAAATCTCAACACGAAACAATTGTTGACAATGGTTCCTGCAAACAAAAAATTGTTTGGTCAATCATTGACAGCTGTTTTGTTACATGAGATTTATCATAACATCGTACATATGATCGGCATTCGTAATAAAAAGCTTCATGATGAAATCAATACGACTGTTGCTAATATGAAGAATGCTATTTCATTTGATTCAATAAAAGCACATGTATCTGCATTCATAAACAAATTCAAATCGTCATTTAATATAAATGATGCTGAGATGGATGAAGAACGTGTTGCTCGAAGAATGTATGTATTATCTCAGATTCAAGATAACCCTGGTGCTGTAAAGAAGTTTGAAAACGATATAAAGAATAACGTTGATCAAACAAATACTGATGAAGAGATCGATAGATATATCAAAGGAATGAAACTTGTCAAGGATATGGTTATTATCAAAAGAGGAATGCGTGTTGTATCTGCAGCATGTTGTATTCTTCTTGCTGGTCTGGGATTTGCATTTGGATCAACGGCTGCCATGGTTGGTGGTGTAGTTGGTATCGCAATCATGTCGTTATCGATGTTGAAGAAAAAGGTTCTTTCTTTGTTCGGTGTTTCTGTTCGTATTCAAGAAGAATACTTCTGTGATTTGTTCGCAAGTATGTACAAGCTACCAGTACATCTTTCATCATTCAATCGTCAGATAAAACTGAATCAGAAGAATGCAGAAAAGATGAGTGAAGTGAGACGCCTCGATCAAAAGATAAACAAGGGTCTCAAAGATCCACATCCTTTGGATTTTGATCGTGAACTCACATCATACAAGGTAGCAAAACAAATTCTCAATTCAGGACAAAAACTCAAGAAAGCAGAAAGAGAATATCTACAATACATTGTCAATCTGCATGAAGGTATTGAAGATATTAACAATCCTTATTCAAAGACTCAGTCAAAGAAACTTGATCCAGAAGCTGCACGTGATTTACAACAGACACTCCGTGATTTTGTAAATAAGACCGGTGTAGCTGTTACGGAAAGTGGTGATGGATATGGCTCTTGATACAAAAGGTATTACACTGGATGAGATAAGAGGTAAATTCCCTCCATCATTCCAGACATTAAACTACGATGTCGTACTTGATTCAGATTCAATGTACAAACCAAGAGTTCTCTCTACGTTTGAATTGGGTGTGAACTCAATCTTGACATTGTTATTTATGAAACCAGGTCAGTATCCATCCATTCCTGATCTCGGTATAGACATAGAGTCTTATCTGTATGAATATTCCGATGATCCAAAAATACCTGGTGAGATACGTAATAAGTTAATTGATCAATGTAACATCATCGATGTCATTGGTATCGACATTGATATTCGTTTTGATAAAACCGCAGAAGGATATGATGCATTGATAGTTGAATTAACTGGTACGGAGAGACTGGGTTATGGTAATGACTCGTCTCATATTATAATTGGTATATCGTATGATAAACTCAATCGTTTATACGTACGAAAAGTTTCAATATAAAGGTAGGTGAAATGGAATGGCTACTGTACCAGAAAAACGAAAACGTATTGAAGAAACAATCTACAAGACACTTCTTCTTATGGATCCTACCGGTATAAATGCAAACAAATATCGGAAGATGTTTCAAACAATGAATGATCTCAAATTCTCACAATGGATAGATGCTTTTCTTAATGATGAGAAAAGTAACTTCCGTCTTGACATAGAAGAATTTGGCGATGGTTCAAGAACACTTAAATTCGAAAATGTTGAGAAAGCTGCAGACTTCCTCAAGATAAAACTTTTCGAGTATGTATATCTTCCACATGTGTCTTCAAATCCGAACCGACCCATAAGGACCAAACAGCCGGTTTTGGTAGGATGGCTTAATATTAAACGAACTCAACAGCTCGCTTCAAAGAAAACAGGTCTGGCTTTAAGCGATGATAATCGTGACGATATGACAGGTGCTGCTAAGGGTGAATCCAAAGGTGGTACAACAACAGGTATCGAAAACGAAGTTCTTGCTGGTGTTGGTGGAGATATTATTCTATCTGAGATATCCGGTGCTCGTGGCGATAATGTGAAAGAATATGATAATATGCTTTCAGCCATCGCGGAGAATGGTTCTGTTAAATTGTCTGATATAAAGACAAATACATACGATAAACCTACATTACTCGCTGCTAATATGTATTTCATGGCTATGGGCATTAAAACAGATCTCATATCTGAATCGTATTACAGTGTCGAAAAGGTTAAGCGTATCGTCGATGGAACCTAACCCAAATAATTAACGAAAAGGAGAATTAAAATTATGAAGGTAAATATTACTGGTAAGGGTGTTATACCGGGAATCAATGTATTAGCTCCTGTGTATAACAAAGACCTTGATAAGGCACAGATTATGAGAATTCTTAATTTCAGGGAATTCAGAGTATTCGGTGTTGGTGTTGGTCTTATAACACGCGCAAACATCGATGCTGCTTTTGATGCATCTGTTGACAATGTTAAGAAGGCTGCAGAAGCAAAGAAGAATACAACAGAGACGAAGACAACCAAGAAGACAAAGAAGGCTACAGAAGCAAAGCCTGTTGTCGAGGAACCCAAGGTTGAGGAACCGGTTGTTGAATCAATTCCTGTTGATGTTGTTGTAACTGAAACAGATTTCTCACCAGCTCCAGAGATACCTGAGGAAGAGCCAAATGTTGAAGTTCCTGTTGCAGAGGAAGAAGTCACTGAAACAGAAGAAGTACCTGAAGAGCTTCCTGAGATTACTGAGGAAGAAGTTTCAGAGGAGAAGACAAACGACTTCAAATCTTCTAAGAAGAACAAGAAGAAGAACCGTAACTGATAGGAGGGATATTCATGTTTTTCCTCCAGGAATCTTTTACCGAGGAGGAAGCAATGGTTTTTGTGGAAGCTGCATTGCATGAACCCGAAAACACTCCTCTCCGTACAACGATAATTGATCCAATTATCGCAGTTCTTGAACACCCCAAAAGCAGAAAGGAATATATCAAGTATGGTAATGATTTTCTTGAGGCTAATTCCGAGATGTTGTCAAAAGAATTTCCTACCAAACCTGTGTCATTCCCTCGTGCTTATGTTGATAATGTTTTTGCCATGTTCGGTTTCGAACAGAAAGCATTCAAAGAGAATCTCAAACAGATTCTCAAGTCTGTTAATGACAAAACATCATTCCAAACGATTGTTGCTAACCCAACAAATGTTATCCATTCAATCGTTTTAACATATGCTGATATGATTCAGCATCGCGAACTGAGAGATTCAGCCAGACAGCAAATGGGTCTTTCAGTGTACAACAATGTCTTCAATCATTTTTTCCATCCACCACATCCAATTGAATCTACCATGGCTTATGTTTATCTTAACCTTGATAATTCATGGAACCTGGTAAAATCTGAAAATGTTATAAACTGGATAGGCGGTACAATAGAAACAGCTTATGGTTTCTGGCGTACCAAAATGGATCTCAATATGTCGGCAACGGTTCTCGTCCAGTTCTTGAACCGTGTCAGAACGTCATTCCAACAGAACCTACGCTTGCTGGCGAATCAGTATTATGATAACATGGATAAGGGTAACTTGATTGGTGATGACGTTAATTCATCAGATGAGTATCTTGAAACGAATAACACTATTAAGATTCGACAGAATCTCATAAGGAGAATCAATAGTGGAGACCAGTTGTACAAAGATAAGGGTAATCTGTATATCGGCATTGCACGTCTGAAGAACGTTAAGGTTGATTCGTTGTACAATTTTGCACAGCAAATTCAATCTGATGATATCGGTGTTATAATTGACACGATATTCTACGTATTCATTGTCAAGGAGAATAATACAATAGAAGATGTGAATTCATCTAAGTTCATATCGAGAATTACAAATCTCCCAACGGCAATTGATCGTGCGATTGCCGGTAAACCGATTATCTCTACACTGTCTACCAAATACAAGGTCGATCAGAGTATCGTTAAAGCATACATATGTCTGATCGCAACATATATCATGTATCGTATCAACGATGTTAAATAAAATCGGAAGAAGGTGCGGTTATACGAATGAATATTTCACAGTTAGATGAGGTTATTCTTGAATCAGAATATGAAGTCTTGAATAATTTATTGGATGCCTATGATAAGGCATACACCATTATTGAAAATTATCAGGGTGACGATCTCAACGCATTTTCAATATTCCAAGAATCATCAATAGTTCAAGAAGCATCTTGGAAAGAGACAGAAAAACAGAAACTCGATAAGCCAGAATTTAAATTCCGTCAAAATAATGAAAAGACTGGAAAAAAGGAAAATATCCTCAAGAGTTTTATGAAGTTGATTCCAAGATTAATTGAGCATGTCCAGGATCTTCATAGAAGAAAAATGGAGATGAAGAAACTTAAGCTTGTAACAGAACAAGCTAAGAAAATTGGTGTAGATGTTTCGAAAATGTCGCCAGGTGAAACTGAGTTATTTTATACCCTTATAAATCAGAATGTCCCAGCATCCGAGTTAAAGGAGATTCTCAGAAAAGAAAACTTTAAACACGATGTCCGAATGTGGCTTACCAAACAAGGTCTCAAAGTTGGTGGTGGTGCGATTGTTATTGGTGGAACAGCGTATGCCCTCAACAATAAAAAAGAACTTATCGAATCAAAGATCTCTGACTTTAAAGGAGAGATAATGAAAAAGTTTGATGAGACAGTTCTTAGTGAGATAAGAGAGGCTGGTTCTAAAGCAGCTGATACTATATCAAAGGCAGCCGATAAAGCTGCCGAAAAGATAGCCGATGCGGCAAAACGTGTTCAAGAAGTAATGAGAAAAGCTATTGAATTCATAAAGAAATTATATGATGGAATTCGTAAGTTTTTCAATATTAACTTATTGAAATATGACCAAGTAACAGATGATGGAATATTATGTAAGATCGATGTCAAAGCAGGTACATTGTATGTCACAATAGATCTCGATATGTGGAGTAGTTGGATTGATTTTGCACGAGATTTCATTGTTCAAGCAGCTGCTCTTATTGGACGCAAATTCACTGATGGAAAATTGGAGAAGAATACCAATGCAGAAGGAAGAGCAGTTAGATCTGGTGCAATATATGATTTCCAAAAAGAACATGATAAATCAAATGTTGTTACTAAATATACAATACATCCCGACGCCGAATCAGCAATAAACAAGTTTACTGATAATATGAGAAAACTGGCTGATGACAAAACCAAGAAGAAAAACGCGTATTCACCAATTTCTTCATTCTCTGAGAAAGCTGAAGCTCTCTCTGAGAAATTGACGAAAATGTGTCAAGCAGCAAAATCTTTGTCGGCTGTATATGAATCCAGGTTAAAGGACGATACCCGTGATGATAGATGGGTCGATACGGAGAAGCTTGTATCTGAAAAAATAAGAGGTATTTTAGACACCCAGGTTACACTCACAAATGGCATATCTGCAGTTAACGAATACATTACAACGGTCGCAGAAATGTCTGATAGTTTGAGTATTGTTGCATCTGGTAGTGAACCTCCTTCAGACACAAGTATCACTGACAAAAAAGAAGACGAATAAATAAACATCCGTTTTGTTTATTTATATATGAAAGGAAAGTGAATCTAATGAACACAACTATACGTAATGAAGTCATTGCTTCTATTGACGCTATGAACGGAGTAGTTCAGGAATCAGAAATGGAAGTTCTCTGTTCTCTCGTGGATCAGATGGATAAAGCATCTGTAATTCTTGAGAGTTATAATGGTAATGAACTTGAAATGTTCGCTATATACCAAGAGGCTGATGGTGCCGTACAGTCAGGTGATCCTTCAGGTGAGGTAGATTCTGGTGCAAAGAAAGACAGTATCCTTATGAAGATACTGATGTTCATTCCAAATCTGCTCAAGAAGATCTGGGTATTTGTAAAACAAGCATGGAATGGTGAAATCGTTTCTGCTGCACAAGCAGCAGTTGACAAGGCTGAGGCTTTCCCAGATAAAGCAAAGTCTTTATTTGATAAGATAATGGGTAAGGATGAGTCATGGATCAAGGAACACGCAGCAGAACTCGGTATTGCTGGAGGTACTACACTTGCAGCTGTTCTCAGCTTTGTTGGATTTATGAATAAAGATAAACTCACTGATATTGTCAAGGGTTGGCTTAAGTCAATTAAGTCATTCTTCTCAAAATTGTCTGATGATATTATCGACACAAGGATTATCTTCGAACTGACCGTTGGTAATAAGATCAAGACCAATGTTGGTATTAAGAAGATATCCGAGGCATTTAAATCAGTACCTGAGTTTATCAAGAAAACTCGTGAATTCAACATATATAAGAAGACAGGCATCAATGTATCTGTTATTGAGACAGAAGCAGCTGCTCTTGAAAATGATGTGAATAAATTCACAACCGCTGATATTATTTTACCAGAACCGATAGAGCTTGACGCTAAAGAAGTAATCAATGAGCTCAATGAATTCGGACAGGTGTTTGATAGCGTTAAGAATGATGGTACCGATATATCAGGCATAACATTGTCTGATGAAGCAAAACAAAAACTTCTTGAAGCAGAGAAGAATGATGCTCTTCGTAGCAAACTGAATTCCGTGATCACTAAGTTCAACGGTGTTATGAAGAAAATAAGCGAATTCTTCGTAGGAACATATAATGCAGTCAAGAAGCTTCTTGGTAAAATCGCAGGCATATTCAAGAAAGAGGATGAGATTTCTGCTCAACTCAAGAGTGAATATAGTACTTCTGATACAGAAGAAACTGGTGAAGCCAGCGGCGACGAACCTTCAACAGAAGATTTTGTATCACCAGATAAGGAATCATCTGAATCCACAGAATCTGAGCCGAAGAATGCATCAGGTGAAACTGGTCAGACCAATGTTGGTGAACCTTCTAAGGGTATGAGCTACACAGCTAATCAGGTTAAGACTTTCCTGAATAACGTTGGTAAGAACGACGTTGAGGTTCCTGAGAAGCCAGAAGGAAATAAAATGATCCGTTACAAAGACGGCGATCCTCTTACTTTCGTTTACCATCCTGATGATGGTCAGTATTACTATGAATCAGCTGAGGAAGATGTTAGCGACGACGATGACGTTGTAGTTGAATCTCATACAGGTTACTATTTCAAGTAATTAACGCAACTATGGGGCGGCCCACAATGGGCCTGCCCTATTTTTAATGAAAGGATTGAGATTAATGAATACAAACATCAATGAGTTATTGACAAACATAGATGAAGCTACCGCTGATTCAGAGGCGTGCGTACTTGAGTCAATGCTTATGTCATATCTTAAAACATATGATATGCTGACAAATGAGGAAGGTCCCACTATTGTTCAGGAAGCCGTTGAAGCTGATGCTAAGTCTAAAAAGAAAGACAATGTTTTTGTGAAGATCCTTGATTCCATTATTGCTTTCTTTAAGAAAATGGCAAAAGCTGTTTCTTCTTTCTTCTCAAAAGCAAAGGAGACAATCGTTGAGCGTCTCAGAAAGTTTTCTAAACCAAATAATGCTCCAGAAGAAGTAACAAAAGAAGCTCAGGAAAAGGCAGATAAGATTTCTGATAAGAAATCTGAATCTTTGGATAAGTTTGTGAAACCTGAATTCGTTGAAGATGCCAAGGAATCTAAAGCTGAATCCAAGGAAGAGAAGAAGTCCAAGAAGACAGGTGTTGATGTTAAGGAAAGAAAGATCAAGACACGTATCAAATTCCAGAATTGGATACGTTGGATGACAGGTATTAACACCGATCTTGATAACCTCATAAACAGTAAGATCAGAGTCGAGAAACTCAAATTCAAAGACAAGAACATCAGTCTTTATTATTTTTTCTCACACAAATACCCTGCATCGGATGTTGCTGATTATATCGAAGAAATAGTTAAACTTCTCAAGGAATTAAATCTCAAGTTTGACAAAGCCAGCACTAAGCTTGATGAGATTAGAAAATATTATTCTAATACTACAAAAGCAATCAATAATGCAAAGGATGTTTCGTGGGGATTCAAGAAAGACCCCGAAAGAATTAACATGGAACGTTCTATAAATGACGCAGCTAAAAACATCGGTACAGCGTTCGTTATTGTTCAGAATATGACAGCAGAGCTTGTTGAGGAGCTCGGCATCTATGGAATAATTCTTGATACAGTCGAGCCTGTTCTTTCTAAATACAAGGCTGAATCTGAAGCTAAGGCTGCTGCTGAAGAAGCAAAGAAAAAGGCTGATGCAAGAGAAGAAAGAACACAGCACGTCGAGGTTCATGTAAAGAAAGACGATGAATAAAATATAATGAAAGGAAGATTTGTATATGCTTATACGTAAAAGCAATCAGACAAACAAGTACGAAACCGCTTGTTTTGTTCAGGAAGCTGCAGTTTCCTCTGAACTCGGTGCGAATGGTTATGAAATCAAGCGTTCGACTGAGGGTCTTCCGTATTGTGAATTCGAATCAACACTCATGACTTTCAATGAGTATAATCGTATGAGACGTCGTTATGATGCTCATAATATTGATACTGTCATTGCAACAGATGAACGTATCAATGATTTACTCAGACGCCACCAGTGGCGTGGTGAATGGAATCATCCAAACCCGGACATCAAAGGCCAGCAGTATTCTGATATCAGAATGACAATACCAGAGCCTACAAGAACTTCACACTTCATCACACGTCCTCGTCTTGAGGGTGATAAGTATCGTGGTCACATCATAACACATCCTCGTACAGAGTGTGGTAGAGATGTTGCTTCTGAGATTATTGATATTGGTGCAGTTCCATGTTTCTCTGTTCGTCTGCTGGGAAATATGATTCCTAATGCACCAATTAATCAGCCTAATATGAGAGTATCAAAAGTAATTACTTTCGACATGGTTGACTTCCCTTCACATGCAGGTGCTCAAGCAGATATCACTCCTTCTATACACCAGGAGTCTGCTAATGTTGTATTCCTTAAGGAACTTGCAAACTACTGCTGTGAACAGGATGAAACAATGAAGGTTGTTTGTGAATCATTCCAGTTCTCTACGGATGAGATCATGGGTATTCAGAATGGTTCAATCGTTGTTGAACAGGCTGACTCATCCAGAGTACATATTCCTCTGAGAGGTGATATCCGTAAGGAGGCTCTTTCTATAATAATGGAAGGTGGTTTCTGATATGGATGGAAATAATATCGTAATCAAACAATCATACTTTACAAACATTCAGACTGCCATAAACAGTCTGAATGAATTCTGTTCATCGGGTTTCAGGGTTAAGAACTTTCCTGTGTTAGATGGTGATTTCCAACTTGATCCAATGTTGGAAAGAATACTTTCTCGTCTTGATTCTGTTGATCCAACATGGCTTGAAGATGAAGGTAAGTTAAATGGTATCATTGAAATGATCAATGAGAACATTGCTAACATCGATCCTGTTGATGGAGTATATGAAACCATCGTCAGCTCAAATAATGAGATGATGATAAAAGCAATCGATGCTTATATCGGTTTCAAACTCCTTCAGGTTATTGCCGATAACTTCCAGGACTTCATAAGATTTGTAAATGGTATCTATACATTTGAAATCTTCACAAAGCCCGATCAGTATTCTGACGTACTTGACAAGTTCGGTCAGTTCATACCACTCAATGAGATTCCTGAACTGGATCTTGAAGAAAAGATATTCGATGAAGGATTCTATGTTGATGGTGTATTCAAGAATGAACAGATCGAACTCCCTGAGTCTATGGATGTGGGAACTGAAACAGAGCGTATCATCAATAGAGCTCCTCTTCAGGGTGTCGAGGTTTTTGTTGACGATTCCGTTCAGGAAGCTGCTGAAGTAAATTACTTCACAGAAACAAAACCAAAGCACATGAAGTACTCTACCAAGATGAAGAAATGGCTGGTATCCAATCAGTTTGAAAAAACTGTAAACGACCTGGTTGCGGGACTGCGTAAATGTGATTCGACGGATGATCTTACTGCTTTCTTCAAGAGTGATTTCTGGAGAAACATGCGAGACCTTAGTGATACAATCATACCGTACATTCTTGTCAAAGTATTTGACAATCCGAAAAAGTTTAATGGTAAATTCAATACCGAAAACTATTCAAAGTCATATGCTTCTATTATTAAACAGAATAATGGAGCAAAGCGTTTCCAGAACTACGATATCTTTACAACATTCAAATCAGACAAGGAAGGAACAATCAAATTCATTGAAGACTTCCTTAAGTTGAATCTTGTAAATGATCCTGATGCTTCTATTTCCAATAATACATTACTGACCCTCTTCAATATATTCGACTCAAGAATCTATCTTGATATCGTTTATAACTACGCTCCTGATTCTGTCAAGAAGGAAAAAACCGAGGATCAGTTTGTCAAGGAAGTTAGAGGTAAGATAAATAAGAATTCTCGTACGGCTAAAACATACACCAATGACCAGGGTGCTCAAGACCCATCTCCTGATGATAAGGTTGATGACTCAAAGACTGTTTCTGAGTATGTTGTAAATGAATTAAACAAGCTTGGTGATATGTCTATATCTGATATGATGGCATGTGAACAGTTCTCTCACATTGTTGAATGTGATATTGATACTCTTGGTGACAAGATGTATAATGCTGGACTGTCACCATTCCTTGTTGAAGAATACATCGGTGAATCATTCTATGATATCGATTCTCAAGTATATGATGTATTCGAAGAAGCAAGCATGAAGGTAAAGCGTGATGCCTTCCAACAGGGTGTATGCTCTTTGATGGCTAACATGGAAGAAATTGTCAAGATGGATAAAGAACATCGTTGGAATGCAAATACTCTTGGCTCTCGTTACAAGACAACATTCAATCCGGTTGCAATTTTCTTGTTACCAATATTCACAAGTGTAACTGCTTCATCTGAAGAGCATACGAATATCAAACAGGTCTATCATTCAACCAACAAGGCTCTCAAGGGCAAACGCGGTTCTTTCACATCAGAACAATTACAAACACTCCAGAGACTCCATGATCTTACAGGTGATCTTTGGGGAACTGTTAAAATGTTCTGGACAAATCCTCGTAACTGGTTCAAAATGTTGAATGTCATGAAGAATGATAAGACCCAGAAGCGCACAAAGGAAATGGCTGATATTGCTCGTGAGATTGTTGCTCTGAAACCAAAGCTCAGTTTCATCATTGACAATGATGACTTTGTTAATGAATACTGGTATGACGGTTCTGCTGAATACGTATTTCAGGAAGCAACAACTGAGAAGAATCGTGAACGTCTCCGTACTGCTGTAAATCTCGTGATGAGAGACATGCAAAAGATTTCTGATCTTGCTAAAAAGAAACAGTGGACAAACAACGCTTGTATCTCTATCTTTAAAGATGAGACTAAGGGCAATGTTAAAGAAGCACTTAAGTATGCCAACAGAGGTGCAACTGGTTCATGTGGTAAGTTCCAGGATCAGGAGGTAAACGTTCTTAAGAGTTTTGGAGAAAAACTCTCTGAACTCTTGAAGACTGTAAAGTCTATTAACATCAATCCTCTTATTGGAAAGAATGTTAAAGAAGCCGGTAATGTTCACAAGGTTGCAACTCTTGCAAATGACATTCTCGGAATGAAGGGTGAACTTGATTTCATCAATTCAGAAGTAGTAAGAGATTCAGATGGTCCTGCTGTACCAACAGAGCATGATATCAAGTCTGAATCATTCGAATATAATATCGATACATTTAAAATGATCATGGAACAGGAGACCGGTGGTATTCCTGAGTACATGAAAACTCGTTTTAAGATGACCGATAAGGTTGGCGCTACTGTTACTCCTACTGCATTGCCTGAAGGAGTTCCACAGAATCCAGTTCCTGAGATTACTGATTCTATCGATGCTAAGCTTGATGCTGGCGGTGATAGTCTTGGTGATATGATTGGTGCAGGTTTTGAGAATAATCCTAACAAGGATAAGGCTGAAGGAAAGATCGTTGTAAATGTTACAAACAACTACACGAACTCTTTCAACCGTGACTCAAATAATACCACAACCAATACAACAACCAACGATGATCATTCAACTGGTAAGACAACCAACACAACAAATTCAAATTCAAACAATAAGTCCAATTCAGACAATGATAATTCTCACGACAATCAGACCGATTCTTCATCCAATAAGTCTGTTAAAAAGACGGATGTAAAGAAGTCAAAAACTGATAATAGTGACCGCAGTCATTCCACTTCGACCAAGGGCTCTAACAATAATAATAATAGCAACGATTCTGCTGATCTTAAGGATTCACCAACTTTCAAAGATGGTGAACAGAAACTGTCTTCTGGCAAAACAGTTCAGGAGATGTTTATGTTCTTAGAATCCGAAGAGCCCCAATCAACAGGAAACACTGCTACACGTCCTAAAGAGGACTTATTAACAAAAGCAATGGACCATGACCGTAAGACGCTTGCTACTCAACAGAAAGCGAAACACGGTGTACAGAAAATTGCAAATACCGGTAAAGCTGTCCTGAAACCCGTTACCAGAACAAAGCAATGGCTGACTAAGGTAGTCGATTCTCTTATTAAGAGAGATGAAGACAAGGTTAAAGCGGCACTTATCGAGAACAGAAGCTACCGTTCAGCAGTATACAAAGCATCAAGACTTGCTATCAAGTTAGGCTTGATCAGTGTGGCTTTCTCAATTCAACCATATCTCGGATTAACCGTTGCTGGAATAGAAGGTCTTAAGCTTGCAGATCGCAATAGACTTAAGAAGGAAGTTCAACAGGAAATGGAATCTGAACTTGAGGTTATTGATGAAAAGATCAAAGATCTTAATTCAATGAACACACCTGAAGCAAGGAAAGAAAAATACGAGCTTATGCGTATGAAGAAGAAGATAGAAGAGCAAATGCTTTCTACTCCGAAGAGGAAAGTTGCATCATCATACTGGGACGCTTATTAATTAGGAAGGAGGGATAACAATGTCAACTAATGACATGATGAGAGATAACTCTAAAAGTTTATTTTTTACAGTCATGGAGGCTGAAGGAGATGAACTTCAACCATTTGATGGTGGAAATGCTCAAGTAGCGGATACACCAGCAGAAGACATTGCCCCTCCTGCTACTGATACAAGTGGCGGTGGTGATGATCTCGGAGATCCCCCTCCGTTAAATGAAGACGATGGTGGTATGGATATGCCAGCATTCGGCGAAGAAGACGCTGGTGGAGATGACATAGGTGGTGGCGATTCAAGCAGCAACGAAGATGAAGAAGCTGATAAACAAGATACAAAGCTTTCTGATAAAGCGAATAACATTCTCAATGAGCAGCTATACAAAAAGATGGTTGCACGCAATAGCGAAATTGAGGAGATACTTGCAAGTCTGAAAGATCTCGTTCCTTTGCTTCCATATGACGTTGTCAAAAGCAATGATGAATCAGTTAACCATCTGAAGAATGCTCTTACCAAAGGGCAAAAATATGTTATCAATGATTTCGTAGATTCTGGTTACGGAGAGAATCAACTCTTCTATCAGAAGCTGGATAGCTTATACACCCTTCTACTGAATCGAATTGATACAAATCTTAAAAAGATTAAGGATAAGCAATGATTGCAAAGTGTTCCACTAATGTGATTCACTTTCAAAATTTAAAACTAAAAGGAGTGTTTTATTCATGGCTTACAGCAGATCAATGACAGTCGGTCATCACGACAGTTGGTTCCAAGAGCAGATGAACATGATTAACAACTCATCTGAGCAGGAACTTGACACTCTTCGTGATACGTTCGACAATAACTTCAAAGACACAGTAAATCAGCTTGCTCATACATACAACGGCACCAACGTAATGAAGGATGCTAAGAAGATGATGGACAGCCCTGAGATCATGACAGAGTACAAAACTCTTATGCTTGATCCTATCACAACAGAACTTCGTGAGGCTGCAGAGCAGACAAATGATCCTGGTGAAAAGGTTCATCTTGAGTCAGTTGCAGAGCAGCTTGAGAACGCTTGGGATTCTTCAGTACAGAGCTTCCTGGTACAGGAGTCTTATAATACTTCTACATACCTTCCTCTGTCAACACTTGACTTCCCTGCACTCATAAAGCAGTATATCAGATTCCTTGGTAAAGACATTATACCTGTACAGACTGCTTCTTCTACAAACATTGAGCAGCGTATCTTCATCAAGTATCTCGTTAACAACCAGACAGGTGAAGAGTACGAAGTACCTAAGGTATACTGGCAGAAAGAACCCGACGGCACACCTACATGGAAGAAGTTGTGGAATGCTGGTAAGGGTATCCGCATAAACGATAAGAAACCTATTTTACTTTCTGAAATAGCTACTGCTACAAATAAGAAATACGATATGTTCAATCACCTGCTTCAAGATGATGGTACACCGTATCCTGCTCCTGGTAATCCTGGCGCATTCGAGAAGACACTGAGAACACGTCTCTCATATGACTTCAACATCCAATATGTATGTATCGATGATTCAGCTGACAAGTGGACTCAGGTAAACATCACTGGTTCTGGTACTACAGAAGATCCTTATGTACCTGCATTCGCAGCTAATACATATTATGCTGCAAAGGGCGACACAACTCATATCGCTGATAATACAGGCTGGGGTATAACAGTTAAGTCTGTATGGACTAAGACTCCTGGCATACCTGGTGCTGTTAAGAAGATTAAGCTTCCTGGCGCTGGTATCGCAATCGAGATCCAGAACGGCGGTACATTCATCAACGGTGGTATCACAGAGGACATCAATCTCCCTGTTGTTGATCCTGATACAAACCTTCCTACAGGCGAGACAGTTAATATCTCTGATATGCTCTCTGGTCGTGTAGACTTCGTTAAGGGTACACTTACTGCTTCTTCTTGCGGTGTTATCACAGGTCTCTATGTTTCAGGTCACATCTCAAACGAGACAAACCTCAGAACAATCGGATTCCGTGAGTATCCTGAAATAAGAAAGTTCGCTATCTCTGATGGTTGCAGATTCCAGCTTCCATTCACAGTTGAAGACTTTGCTGAGGCTAATGCTTCACTCAACTTCAATCTCTACAGCAGACTCGTACAGGAGCTCGTTGTTAACCAAGAGATGTTCGAAGACGAGAGCATTCTTGAATACCTCGACGAAGAATTCAACAAGTACAACGGCTACGATTCAGATGTATGGGCTCTCGAGTCATATACACATACTGAGTATGCTGATCTTGATCCTAAGGCTACAGTTCCTAACTTCGCAGGCGATCCTTGGGAATTCAGAACCAATATGGTTCACAATGCTATCAACAGCGTTATCTACGAGCTCTGCGATCGTGGTAAGCTTGAGAATCTTGGATTCGTTATCTACGCAAATCCGAAGGCTTGCCGTCTCCTCAATAAGTTCGTAACATGGACTGTTAAGAAGTCAACAGAAATCGGTGGTGTTCAGATGAACCACTCATTCGGTATCCTTACAGATTCCGATCTCCCGATCCGTGTTGTAGCTTCTAACCGTGTTGATGCTTACACACTTATTCCTGCATACCAGAGCGGCGCTGGCGAGAACGATCTCTCAAGAGAGTACTTCTTCAAGATTGTGGCTTACCCAATGGATAAGTTCCACATCTCTTACAAGCACCTCAGATTCGCTCGTCACCTCACAAACTCACCTGAGAATGCTGGTTACGCTGATATCAACAATCCTGGCGGTCAGGCTGTTCTTATCACAACATCTGCTCAGTACAAGACAATCTCTATCCAGGGTATCCAGGGTCGTGTTATCTGCAAGAACACAGTTCTTGTTCCTGATAATAAGGCTGGTCTTGTTGCTGCTTCACAGCTCGTTCAGGGCGGTGCAGGTGCTCAGGGTACAAACGGCGGCTGATAATTAAATTAAAAGCTATAGGATGTAATAATTCCTGAGTAGAATAAAATGGTATAGTAGATGGGGGCAATTGCCCCCATCGAAATACTATTTTATTTTATAATTCAGATTTCTTTCCTTCCATGACATTCAACGAAAAGTTTTCAATCATTGCTAAACATAATTTGACAGTGTACTCTTGATCGACATCAGGATATGTTCTTATCGTATTTTCGATAATATGATTTGTTGATTGTTTATTAGGTATCTTCATTCCTTGGGATAACAATACCTCAATATTTATATTCTCGAGAATTGTTTCTCTCATCATCTTTGAGATATTTGGAGTTGGCATAACTGGATTATTTGAAACTGCTCTAAGTTCATTAAGAGCTTGCTTGGTAGAGGATGCAACCTCCTTGATATCTTGTTTGGCTTGGTCAGTACTGCTGGATAACGATCCTATGTTACCATTGATAACTGATAAAGCACGTTTAATATCATCATGTGAGTTATCGTATTTCTCATCTTTTTTAATAAGAACGAACATCATACGAGATAATTCATTCATTCTGTTTTGCATCTTTATGAGCATTGAAAATAGAACAAAGATGAATGTTAATACAATGAATGCTATTGTACTAAGTACAATGTAATCGAGTGTGGTTAAGTTTTCAAACATAGGTAAAACCTCCTAAAATAAAATTTAATAAAGAACGGATGTGTTTATAATGAATAGTACCCAGCTTGATATTGTTAAAGCTCTCATTGAGAAAAAGAAATATGACGTCATAACTGAGTATGCTCATGTGTGTCATCCTGAAAAGGGTGTTATAGTTGTTAATGAGTATGCTGGAAATGGTGTACGTGTCTACAAAGACAACAAGGGACAGACAAGAGTGTTATGTCCGAAGGATATCTCAGTAGTACAGGAAGGTCATGTTGCTCAGGCTATTGCAAATGGTACCATCTTTGATGATGCTGATGAAGTAGATAATAATGCAACAATGATCGAAAGAACATCTATACCATATGATGCAATGGTTAATGCTGGTAAGGATACACCAAAGCAGCTTAAACCAATGATTGCAATAGTAATCGGTAAGATGGATGATAACGGCTCCTTCAGTGTATCTGATGCTGATCGCGAAAATGGTGTTAACTTCGTACGTGATCTCTGTGATAAGGAAAAGTGTCCTGAAACAAATGATGTTGTAGATCATTATCTTGATAAGGATAAGGATTCATTCTATTCTCCTGAGATGGGTAAAAGTCTTACTGAACTTGATAACGAAGTAGACGATATCGTATCCACAAGTCCTGAGGATGTTGTATCTGATAATGATACTGTTGATTCATATGATGATTACAACATGGAAGAAATCGAATCTGATCCGGTTCCTGAAGATGCTAACGAAGAATCCGATGAGGATGAGTGTGTTGACGGAAAGGAATGCTCTGACGATGATGAAGGGTCTGAAGAAGAAACCGAAACAGATGATGATACTTACGATGATGAAAACGGTTATGATGCTGAACCTGAACCGGATCCCGATGATTATGATAACGATACTGTTGAAGAGTGTGGTGACACCGAAACAGTAGAAGAGAGTTGTGGTACAAAGAGTTGTACTGTTAAAGAAAATCCCGATAAACAGGAATTCACATTACCAAAAACTACAGAAACTGACAAACCTGGTACGATCGTTCAACAGGAAGGTTTCTTAACAAAGAAACCCAAGAAGCTCAAACCCATCGGTAGAGATGTCGTAGCATACATAACCGTCGAAATGAATGATATACATTCAGCAAATGATCAGGCTATGTTAGCTGGATATACATGTTCTAAGATAGAACTCGTAGACTTCTATATTACATGTCTTGATTCTCAGGACGCTCGTTACATCGTACCACACAACAAACAGTATCTTGTTCAGATGAAGACTGATCTTGAAAGATTACTTGCTCAGATACTGAAGATACGTCCTATCAACAGAACTGAACAGATATGGCGTGTTAATTATCCTACAACATAATGAAGGAGGGGTGGAATAATGATTTCAGCTAATGATTTAGAAACACGTAAATGTGTCGCTAATAACAAAAACTTATTTGAAGATGTTTCAAAGAGCTATGTAAATGCAAAGGAAATATATCGTACTCAGTATAGCGTATTAAACTATGACATGATCCTCGATCAGATGATAGAGTTCGTTGACGGTTATAAGCAGTATGCTGACTCCGATAAACATGATTATGATGGAAAGGTTCTTCGCATCTCTCAGAAGTTCTATGATAATATGTTTACAGATAAAAAGTATCGTAAGATTATTAATCTTGAACAATACAAAGAGATGAACACATCATATCTTAAGAAGACGAAGACACTTCAAACAATCATCGAAACATATCTCAAGGACAAAACTATATCTGCTGAGATGGATTCATTGATTCGTCTTACAAATAATCAGTATAAAAAGCTGGCCAAGGTTTGCAGAGATGACATGAAGATATATCTTTGGTTAACTACTTCCGGTTCCAAGTTCTTTGCATATCATCTTGATGAAGGAACACGCTCTCAATATGCAAATAAGAAAGCACCTGTTATGCATAAGCATGTTCCTAAATAATCGATACTTGGAGGTGATGTTATGAATATAACAGATGTTGTTAATGACATCAAATTCTCACAAGGTCTGAATGAGATTGCTTTACCATATAAAACACCAGTTGAAAATGTTATCCAAGAGATATTAAAGATAACTGTACGTGAATGGTCTGAATTGAAACCATACATTCGTGAATGTGAAACTTCAAAAGAGTTATTGTACTCACCAAGTGAATTCCTCAAGAAGAATGATATCTACATTCTACCATCTGATTTGACAATAACACGTGTCAAAACTGCATGGGCTGTACCGTGTTCGTCACAGTACCAAACACAGGAAGCAATGACAAACACTTTTACAGTTGGAACACCGTTTGTTGGCTTTGGTTCTTACTATCCACAGGATATTACTAATGCCACAATGACTGGTGCTGCAATAAACAAGTATGCCGGTGTAACTTCACAACAGCCTACTTCAAGATATTTGGGAAATAACAGAATCAAATTCTTTAATTTCCCTGACAGGTGTGCAATAAAGATAACTGCAAAATGTTATCATGAACCATCATTGGAAACAATTCCGGACACACAATATTTGTCATTCGTTGAGTTGGCAACGCTTGATGTACAACGTACACTGTACAACAATCTCAAGAATATGGAAAACGTTGGTTCTGCTTTTAAAGACATACAAACCAAAATAGGTGAATGGTCTGGTGCAGAACAAGCTCAAAAAGATTGGCTTAAGAATGCCAAGGAACGTTTCCATATTGATGACGTTGCTGAGTTAGTGCAATTCTTTTAATACGTGGGAATGGGCACGTAATGTGCCCATTCTTCTTAATATATAATCTATTATGATTACCAAAGGAGGTGGGTGTTGAATGAATAGATTAGTTTCACGTAGTTTGGAAATACTCGGACAGGCTACAAAAGAAATAGGTCAGGATTATACTTCTAATTTGACTTCATTTGTCAATGATGCAAAGAACGTTAAAGATTCTATAGTAAAATCTACTACTGATGCTTCTGATACTTTTGCTAAACTTAAGACTACTAATATTACTAAGAAAATATCTGACTGGTTCTATCAAGAAGAGAATTCTTCTGATGCTTCTGGCGATGAATTCGATCCTGGATTCAAAATAGATTCAAGTGAAGACGAGGCTACTTTGGATGGTGATAAGAAACCAACCGTCTTGAGCACTGATTCTATGTCTGGCATTATAGAGAAGCAGTCTGGTATGATGGTCAAGATAGGCCGCAGACAAACTGAACAATCTATAGCCAACACAGCCGAAGTCATTTCTGTTCTCAACAGTAGAACTTCAGAAATGATAACATCGATGAATAATATCAATAAGAGTCTTATTGGTATTAGTGACAAACTCGATAAACTTATTAAAATTCAAACCGTTGAAATTGAAGAAAATAAGACTGAAGATAAATCCGGTATATATGACTCATCAGGAAATCTTTCATTGATGAGAATCTTTGAACAAGCTAAACAGAATATGTCAAACAATTCTGTTGTATCTACTGCTCAAATGATGGGTCAAATGATAACCGGTGGTGGTGGACCTGTAGACGTAGCCAAGTTCCTTATGGGATTTGGTTTAGGTAAACCATTAAACGCCCTTGGTGGTGAATCAATCGATTCATTGGGTAAGAAATTCAATGAAATGACTGGTGCAAGCATTCAGATTGGTTTAAATGAGGCTATAAAGTCTGGTCCATTCAAAGCATTATTCGGTAACATTGCACAGTTTGAAGGCGATAAAGACTATGGTACAATAGCTGCTAATAATTATACCACCAAGAAAGCAATGTTTGATGGAATGACACGTATGTCCATTGTGAATATCATTCCTGAATATCTTGCTAAAATTAACCAGGCTCTTTCCGGCGAAACATGGCATGTTGATCCACGAGGCAGACTGGTAAAGAGACCTGTTGAAAATAAATTCAATGAAGTAACACGTAACGCATTTGCTTCATCTGGTATATCATCATCTGCACAGAATAAGATTCTTGCTACTGGACAAAGAAAGTTCGGTGATAAGATATCTGCAAATGATATAAATGAAGCTGGCAGAGCTTTGTGTGGTGCCATCGTAATGTTTAAACATTACAACGGTAACAGTGAAGGATCTTTCTCTGTATCTGATCTTAAGAAAGATATGTCACAGTACATATTCTCTGCAGTAAATACGTTGTGTAATACACCCGGTAGAAATGATCCTGAATACTGGTATTCTGTTTGTCAGATGATCGTTTCTCAACTTGCATCTGGATTAATGGATGCGTCACAGTTCGTTCGTAATGTCAATACATCTCTTGATAATATGAAGAGGTCTGCTATTGAGGTTGCTAAGTCTGGTAAACCAGAGGCACTCCAAGCAGGCAGACTCACCAATGACATTATGATTGAACAATGGATTGCAACACATCAAGATGCAAACAAAAACAATCAACAAACATCAACACAGACACAACCAACTCCGACACCAACGCCAACGGATGGAAATGCAAAGGTTGAAAGAGTTGATAAATATTACATTGATGGAAAGCATACAACAGGTGATTTCATTCGTGGTATCTTCGGTATACTCAACAGAGGTATCAATGTAAAGGTTCTTGACAGGAACGATACCTCATGGAAATTCGAAGATTATGACCTTGAACGTCAGACGGTTAAACAAGAGATTATTGATAGTAAAGCAGCTGAGCTGTTTGGTCAGTGGGTTGCTGGTGGCAAAGACAATAAGATCGGTGATGTTATCCGTGATGGTATCAAGGACAGTCTGGAATCAATGAAGAATGGCGGTACCGTTGGTCAAGCTGCTGGTGCTGCTGTACAAGGAGCACAACAAGGATTATTATCAAATATGATGAGTATGATGGATGCTGCTTCCTTGAGAGATCTGACATCTAAATTCATCAATGGTGACTATAAGGGATTCTTCAAAGAAGGTGGTAAGGGACGTGAAATGTTCAATACCGCCAAATCTAAAGTTTCAGACATATTCGGAAGAACACGTGAACAAGTAACAGGTGCTCTCGGAGCATCATCATTAACTCTTGATAGACGTGTGACTGGTGCTGCATTAAGAGCCAGGGATGCAGTCATCGGTGAAGATGGTCTTGTAGATAGAGGAAAAGGTTTACTTGGTAGAGCATCTGATGCTCTCAATAGCAATCCTTTGTTCCAAAGAATAAAAGGTACCGCAGAGCGTGCTGCTAATAATATACAATATAACAGAGACAACATGGCTCTCAGTTCAGCCAGAGGAAGTCTCGATAATCTTGATACTGATGCTATCGAAAACTTCGAAGATAGAATGTCTGCAGAAGCAGCATTGATGTATTATAAACGCGGAGAATACGATGAAGCTCGTATAGAAGCAAATAAGATTAGCAATGAGCGTCTTATAAAATACATCGATGAACGTATCAAGAAAATAAAAGACATTACCGAAAAGCGTGAAAAGGGTCAAACTGCTCTTGAGAATGGTGAAACACCTGACATAGGTGCAACATTACAAACAGCTCCAGAGTCTGCTACTGATGGTGCGGATGCAGAAAAGAAGAATCCTGTTGTTAAGGTTCTCAAGAAAGGTTTCTCTCTCATAGGTAAATGGTTTAAGAAATCTGCTGAACTCATTCAGAATGGTTCCATAGATATAATCTTTGGTCTTAAGACTCTCGGCAGTGGACTCAAACAAACTTTCTCTATACTCGGTAATAGCTTAAAGAAAACACTCAAACCTGTAAAGGATGCTATCGCTAAAGTCGGTAAGACAATCAAGGGTGCTGTAACTGGGGCATTCTCTAAGATGGGTGATCTGTTCAGTAAACTTAAGCCACGTAGAGATGGTGAATCTGAATCCGGTGAAGGTAATGAAGAACAAAAGAGATCCCTTGGCGAACGTCTTGGTGATAAGATAAGAAATAGTGGTACTTTCGGTGCAAGCTTCATGACAGGTTTTGATGAGGCTCGTGCTGCAAAGAAGAAATTATCTGAAGCACAAGAAAGAGCTTCTTCATTCGTAAACCGTTCTGTTGGTGATATCATGGATGTCATCACAGGTAAGAAAGTCATGGAGAACTCTCCGTTCAATCAGTTGCTCGATGTCCTCAAAGGATTCAGAAGTGATGTCAATGGCAATCACGAAGAAGAAATGAAGGCACAGCAAGATGGCGATGAAGATGCTAAAAATAATACTGAGGGTGGTGAAGAAGGCGAAGGTGGTGTCCACAATTTACGTGGTGCTATTGATGCTGTAACCGGAGCCGATGGTGGTGCCGGTGGCATGAAGGGTCTTGTTGAAGGTATCGGTAAATCACTCGGTGGTATAACACAAATCTTGATGGGTATTGGTGAAGCTGCACTCGGTGTTATTATGGGAATGGAAGGCTTCAAGTCTCTCATGAACATAGGTACCGAACTTCTTCAGGATATTCTTGAGCCTATTGATAAGATATTCAAGACACTCAAGAAGACAATCGATTCAATACTCAAACCTTTGAAGGACGGTTTACATGACATAATTGAAACACTGGTCAATGTTGTAACATCAATCGTTGATATATTGAAGCCAATAATCGGCATGGTTAAACAATTACTCGATGTCGTTGTTGGTGTAATACTTGAAGTAATACAGAAGGTATCTGATGTATTGAATACAGTCGTAGATCTTTTAGCATCAGTTGTTGAAAGTATCGTTGACTTACTCGTTCCATTGTTAGAAGCAATTTCTGATATAATAAACATGTTATTGGAAATCGTTGTACCTATTCTGGATGCAGTAAGTAGTGCTGTAAATGCGGTTATATCAATACTTAATCCTATACTTGATCTCATCAGTGTTATTCTTGATGCTGTTCTTGTTCCTATACTGCTCATACTCGATATAATCCAACCAGTAATTGAAGGCATTGGATATACAATGAAGATTGTATCTGGTGTTCTCCAGCTTGGCATGGGTATCATAATCGGTATACTCGGTTCATTGCTCAAGGGTATGGGTCTCATAGTAAGTGCTGTTGGTGCTATACCGATGGTACCTGATTCAGTAGGTGAACTCGGCGATCAAATAGAGTCTACAGCTGATGGAATGCTCGATTCTTCCAAGGACCTTATTTCTGGTGGTATTGAACAGATGAAGGAGGGCCTTAATGGCATCGTATCTCTTGCAAAGGGACTTGTCAAGACCATTACTGGAGATGAAGAGGAAGACGTTCAACAGGAAGAACCAGAAGAATCAGATACATCCGATGTTAAGCTCAATACAACAGACTTCGGTGCTGGTGATGTAAATTCAAATACAATAAACAACTCATGGTCATATACATATGGATCTGGTAATACAAGCACAACTATGAATCAGCATTCATATGGTGGATACATGAATATGTCAGAACGTGGATGCGGTCCTGTCGTTCTGGCAGACGCATATAACCGTCGAAATGGCGGTAGAATGAATCCTGCTACATTGGCGGCTTCTATGATGGGTAGTGGAACATATGACCCAAGACGTGGTACATCAGTTGGATCAATGATCGATACTGGTAATGCTATAGGTATGGGTATGCGTATGGGTGGAGTTACACAACAATCACTCAAACAAGCTTCACCATCTAATCCAATAACTGTTCTTGGTTCTGGTACTGGATTCGGTACTAAGGCTGGAAATAATCACTATGTCAACGTAATAGGCACTGACAAGAATGGTGGTGCTTATGTTGCTAATCCGATGACTGGTCGTGTTGAACGTCAGTCTGCTACAAATCTTGCTCTCAATTCTAAACTTGGACTCTATGGTTCAGGTGATAATGAATACGAGCAGTACGGTTTCTCCGATGAATTGACAGATTCATTTACTGCACTCAAGGAGCTCACTGCACAGCTTACAGGAATATTCCAAGGTCCTTCAAAGGAAGATGAAATTGCTGAACAGCGTGCAATGCAAAAGGATGCTGAAAGTGCTAAGACAATCAGTAATAATCTTACTGAAGAAGAATACTCTGCTCTTGAACAGGAAGCTCGTACTAAGCTTGAGACAGACAATCCTAAACGTGATGGTGAATCGGATGAAGATTATCAGAAGCGTATCGAAAAGCTCTGGACTACGAAGGGTAACTCAATCATAGTTGAACTTGGCGGTCAACAGTATGCAGATAAGGTTTCTGAAAGAACTGCTCTCACATTATCTGGTGCTGAATCAATGCAAGAAGCACATAGTAGTATGCTTGAAGGAATGCATGCTGCATCAGGCGCAAATCTTAAAGCAACATCCGGAGACGGTGCTGTTGCTGTTATGGCACCATATGATCCAATAAGATATACAGAACCAAACATCGATACATCCACCTCTCCGGCATCGGGTGCATCACCTGTACATGACTTCTTCTCTGCAACATCTGGTTCAGAAGCATATTCAACAAATGGATTATGGTTCGAAAAATCAGATGTACCTGTATCAAAAGAAGGTGTTGGTTCAAAGGGTAACAATCATGAAGGTATTGGTATTCGTTTCGTAAAGGATGATCCAGAAATTCATGCTATCACAAATGGTACCGTAACATATATGAGTACTGGTGGTAAGTATGGTGGACAGGATCCTAACGGTGGTCTTGGTAACCATGTTAAGTGGCGTGACGATGCTGGTATGTATCACTGGTATTTACATCTTAATGATATTGATAAGAATATCAAGGAGGGTTCGAATATCGAAGCAGGTCAGCTTATAGGACATGCTGGTTCAACTGGTGCTACAGGATATGACAACGAAGATATTCAGGTTCTCAGATATATACTCACTAAAAATGGACCCGCGGGTTCAACTGGTGATGAAGGTTATGTAAACCCATTGACATACTGGAAGTTTGAAGAAGGCGGTGTTAACGCAGGACCATACAAGAAGACTGACGCAATGAGTGGTAGCTTCTGGAGCGACGTCTATGCTAATAAAATCACAAATTCAGGTTACCATAATCAGGCACAAAAGGCTGGTCTTACTGGTGCACAAGAAGCAATGGTTGCTGCAATTGCAATTCATGAGGACTCAGCACAGAAAATAACCGGTGAAAAATCACTGACAACAGTTACTGCTGACTATAATGGTCAAACGGCTTTTGGTATCATGAACTGGATACCAGATCCTCCGAATAGATATGTTGGTGCAACTGAAACCAAATATGGTACAACACTTGCACAACAATTACCAGAAATGCGCAAAATGTATTTCGATAAAAATCCAACACATGATAGAGCAAGAGTTGTTAACTATAATGATTACGCAGCTGCAATGCAAACAGTACTTGGTCATGCACCAACTATCAAACAAGGTGAACCATGGGGTCCTCTTGCAGAAACAGATATAGCTGAATCAATGGGTCACTATGTCGCAAATGCTTTGATTCCTGCTGGATGGAATACTGTCGCAGGTCTTGGCAAACATATGGGAACTGCTGTTGATGTATATAACTGGATGGTTGATAAAGGCTGGATAAAGGTTGGTGGTGGATCTAACTCTGAAAATGAGGGTGATGAAAATAAAATCACTGGTAGATTCGTATCAACTATTTCAAACAGAGTAGCTGGTGGTGGATCAGATGATCTTGTTAATGCCATGGCACAAGCTTTCGTTGGTTATGTAAGCAAGAATCCTTCTGGTACATACGTAAACGGTGATATCGGTTCTGTAACCGCACCCGATGGTTACGTTTGGAATAATTTCAGACCTGACTGTTCAGGATTTACTGCGGCTGCAATGAAAAAACTGGGCTACACTTTCCATGGATCTGAAAATGATACAACCGGACCATTAACATATGATTTTAATGAACAGCGATCAAAATATGGCGTGAAAGTTATTCGTGATGCAAATGGTAATGAAACTAATGATTGGGAATTAATTCCTTATGATAAGAATTCATTGGTTCCAGGAGACATTCTGTTCACAAACGGTGTTTCTTCATCATGGCCATGTTCACATACAGACATGTTCATTGGTATGGGTAGTGATGGCGATATCCGTGCTCTCGACGGTGGTAGTACAGGAACTATTCTTGCATCAGCTAAAGCTGGTAGAAAAATAGTCGAAGACGGTGTTGTTGAACCTGATATGATGAACTATGAATGTATGAGTAGCAATGATGCTGCATCATCTGGTATAGTTCTTCACTACAAGGGTGGTACAAGTGTGGCAAACACATCTGATGTTGGTCAACATCGTGGTGGATTTACAAATGCCGGTATACAAACAAATATCTATTCTGGTGCAGGACCGTTCTTACCTGAATCAAATAAATCGAATAAAAATACTGTCATGGGTCCCGTTTCTAAGCCAACGATGAAAGTCTCAGGTGCAGGACCGTTCTTACCTGAATCAAATAAATCGAATAAAAATACTGTCATGGGTCCCGTTTCTAAGCCAACGATGAAAGTCTCAGGTGCAGGACCGTTCTTACCTGAATCAAATAAATCGAATAAAAATACTGTCATGGGTCCCGTTTCTAAGCCAACGATGAAAGTCTCATATGATCCACTTGATCCAAATTCCTGGACTAAAATTCCAGCAACAGAGCGTGGTCCATATTATCAACAGCTCATCGATTATAACAAGCAGGCTAATAAGAAATCCACAGGTTATGCTGGTACATGGGGTAATGCTATTGATGATAATGGATATACTCCTGATACATTAAACTATTGGAGGAGCTCATTCTCTGACTGGAATAAATCACACATAAGCAATGACTTCCCTGACCAGCTTTCAGAATTGAAGAAGGTTCTTGGTAAGGGTGACGTAGGCGATTTTGATCTCTCATCATACATTCCTCCAGTGGATATGTCTAAGTTTGACCAGTATGATGTAGGTGAAAATAGTCCTATTCAGCAATATTTCCAGAAGTATGAGGTCGTTGCAGACACATCAAGTAAGATGGATATGTTAGAAAAAATGAGTAAGATGACATTCAATGTACGTGCAGAACGTGTAGAAGAATTGTTAGAAGAACTCATTGAAAAGGTTTCTGGTGATAAACCAGAACCATCCTCAAACAATACAGACGGATATGATCCGAACTTATTCAGAAATGATATACCGGAACAAGTATCCCGTTTAGCTCGAGGATAAAAAATAATTTGATATTATATTGGGGGCATTGCGCCCCCAATATATTTATTTTGTTTCTTTATCATTTTCATCATCAAAAATATGGTAATCAATAAGCTTCTGAATTGCAGAAACATACTTGAGAATCCTTTCTTTTGATAAAAGTCTGTTTGTGTTCTGAAGGATCTCATACTCTTCAACAGTAAGGAGTGCCTTCATTGCCTTGAGCTGGTCATCATCTTCCAGAGGTCTGATGAAACCATTGATACCAGGAATATATAAATCCTTGGCAGTAACAAGTTTTGGTGGTCTAACAACATTTGTTGCTGCTTTGATTTCCTCAACCTTTTCCTTAAGCTTTTTCAGAGAACTCTTCCTTTTTGAGTTCTTCAACCTTTGTTGTTGGTGTTGTATCCTTTGTTTCAACACCGGTTGTCTTACCAAAGTATTCTGATAATTTAGACATATTAATTTTCCTCCTTGTTTCAATAAATGTGCCATGTGTATCAGCCGGGGACGAACCCCGGCTAACACATGGGTGTGAATGTTGGATATCAAAAGTGTTTGTAGATTACTTCTTGAACATGTCTCTTCTGATCTTGAGCTTGGGTTCCTCATGAGCCTTGATAGTGCTCTTCCACTTCTGACCAGCGTTAGGACCGATTGTCTGAACACCCTCAGAAGTTTTCTCAGGTACCTGAACAACCTTGATTGTAGCAGGTGCTGTGTTGTTGTCGGGTGCAGGAAGATCGAAAGCTCTCTGCTCATCATGCATGAAGCCTGAGATGAGTTCAGGAATCTGTGTAACTGTATTAGTTACATCAACCTCTGCGATCTTTTCGTCCATTATACCGATCTCGTCCTTTGAAGGGTAGCCACACTTTGCTACGAACTTCTTACAGTCAGTAACGAAAGCCTTCTGGAAGTTTGTAGCTGGTGCTGCTGTGCTGTTGCTGTAATTAGCAAGAGCAGCGAATGCAAACTGTTTGTTGGTTGCCATTGTAAATTCCTCCTTGAATATGTATGTTGGTTTTGTTTAACACAAGAGACTTTCTATCTCTTGTAACCTACGTAATTATATGTGTATCTGAAATATAAAAATTAGCCGATATTTATCAATCCATCAGATACCCCGATTGTTGCTGTTAATGATGCTTCTGAAAGAAATTGTCCTGTCTGTCTGTCTTTGACCATGAAACCTTTGTTGATATATTGTAATATCTGGGATTCAGTTGCTGTTGGTAATTCACCTATTTTCTTTCCATCATTACTAAATATTTCAATCGAATAAGTCATCTAAACTTCACTCCCTTCGTTTTAATGCCTTCTCTTCTGTTTACATATTTCTCTTTCTTTAATATCTGTATATGTCTATAGCTTGTTTAATCCATTCATGTGTAAAACAGTAGTAGTTTTCAATGGGGTGATCACTTACAGACACAACATTTATTGGTGGTAACGTATCATAATAAATATAGCGATGTTCTTCGATATATCTATCGATACATTCCATCATTTCAACCGCATCCAAATAGTCATCATTTAAAATATATTGTTTGTCATATGGGTATGTCATAATACTTATGTCATATATCTCGGACGTATGTTTTGACATAATGTATTCTTGTTTGATTCTTTTCATTAACCCAGGAAGGGTATTATCAGGTATATTTACCTTTTTGAAAAGTATCTTTTCATGATAAGAAATATAATAGTAGATACACATATTAGCCAACAACGCTAATACATTGTTATCATCCATGATAATCCCCCTCCTTTCTAATAGAATCATATATGTATATGTATTCTATAATCGTTGTTTTTCTATGCTACCGATAAAAGGTATGTAAATTCCTATTATTTCATATTTCTACATATATATTATTAATGTGAAGAAGAAAAGAAAGTGAGCTTTCACCTCTTATCTTCTGATATAAATTACCGCAAGTGGCACGAAGCGGTTTATGTGCTGGAGAATACCATGAATAAGAAGATTAATAAGGCAACAAAGAAGTTCACAAAGAAGATCGTAAAGATGGAGAAGAAGCATCCTGTCGCAACAACCGCAATCATTATCGCTGATGGCGCAGCAACAGCAACTGGTATCGTGATGGGTGGTATCTATGCATGGAGAAATAGGAATGTTCTTAAGAACCTCCGTAACAATCAGACACCAGAGCCACAGGTTTCTCCTACTGGAGATCCTAATGCAGCAACAGTATAAGCAATAAAATTGAGGGGCCCATTTCTGGGCCCCAATATATTTTTTTTTATTTTTAGAAATCGTAGTCATCATCTTTGGTATCATCTTTTGTTGGAGTAGAATCAACTGTTGAAGATGACTTAGGAAGTTTATCATCCTTGGGTTTAGAAGATGCTTTCTTTGCATCAGAAGCATCACCCTTTGATCTCAGATCATAATGATCGATCTGTGCTTTAAGATTGTTCATCTTAATATTGTACTTCTCGATCATCTTAGCGTAATTATGTTCAATACGCTTTTTACGCTGTGTCTCAGGAATCTTCTTATAGTCATCATAAGCTTTCTTAGCAACCTCATATTCCTTAGAGATCTGAACATACTTCTCAACCTTCTTGTCATATGATCTTGAGAGTACTGCACTGATCATAGATACAGGATTGAGAGATGCAGCTCCACGGAAGATATCGTTGATTACTTTGAATACACCCTCTATTGTTCCAACAACTACATCTGCTGCAGCACCGAGTGCCTTGAGAGTAGCAGCTTCCTGAACCGGAGTTGCTTTCTTATGAGCCTTGAGGATAAGGTCATCAAGCTTCTTATCGATATCTTTGTTATAGCGTTTTATCCATAACATTGTGTCAGACTTTCTTGAAACTTTATCAGGCTTATAAACGAATCCCTTATCAGTTGCCTCGGTTGAAGCTATAATACGGGCAAGTTCACCAACAAGAAGTCTGTAACCGAAGGTATACGCAGCAGTGAAGACAATGTTTTTGTCATCAGGCTTAGCGACATATTCGGCAGTCATCTTTTTGAATGTAGGTCTGTGAAGAACGTTAAACATTTCCTTGATGTATTTAACATCTTCAGCAGGGAGACCCTTGATTGTTGATAACTGAGCAACCTGGTATTCGATGTTATCATAATTTGGTGATTTAGTTATATCACCTTTGCTCTTGTATTCATCAGAGCTTTTATTTGAATATATATCAGAAAGCTGACCGAGTATGGTTTCTATGTAAGCATCACTAATGCTTTCCTCGGTAGCCTCGGGTTTCTTTTTCTTATCAAAAAGCATTCTGTTTCACCTCCATTAACCTAAAAGCTTGAACATGTCTCTTGTCTTTGTACCAGAAGTATCAAGAGTAGCAAGCTGTTTCTGTACTGATGCAAGAGAATGTACATCGAAGTCGTTGTTCTGGTCAGGAAGAAGTATCTTGATAGACTCAGCATCGATGTCAACGATGATCAATGAAATGAGGAAGAGTTCTCCACAGAACTTTCTTGCATTAGAAGCCTTAAGGAGATCGATCTCTGTCTGGTTCTTAATGTTATCAACATCCTGCTGTGACATGATTATTGAAGCATTAGGAATCATACCGTTCTTGAGTTTACCCTTACCCTGCTTGTCACGGATAAATGCTGCAAAGATTGACTTACCCTGAACAACTGCTGAAGCGGGAGCGTCACCCTTCATATGAGCAAGTTCATACAGACGACGATACCATTTTCTGTTAGGATCACGAGAGTCTGCAGCAGTCTGTTTCTTTTCATCGATACGGAATATAAGATCCTTCAGGAACTTAAGCTCTCCAGCACGCCACTTAACCTTACGAGAAAGCTTGTCCATTTCCTTAAGAGGATATCTTGCAACCTCAGGAAGAATCGAAGAAGGAACAACACGCATATGTGTTTTAACACCGACGATGTAGTTTATTGGCTGAAGTGAATCATCCTTGTTGAGCATGTTAACAGTAACATTCATCAACAGAGGTTTCATTGTGTTGAGCTTCTGACACTTAGAGTCATCAACATACTGAGGTGCTTTAGCCATAGCCTTTGCATTAACCTCAGTCTTTCTGATAGCTCTGTCTGTATTGAGATTGTCAACACGATCCTTGAGAATCTGATTATTCAACTTCTCATTCTGTATACGTGTACCAAGAGTACCTACATTATATACAGCATTAGCACCAGCATTAACAGCACCAAGAACGTCAGAAGCAGTCCTTGCACCAGTACTGATTGCTTCAGCACCCCTGTAATATGGTGATATTGCTTTCTGAGCATTTCTTTCATCAACAGTTGCTCTTGCAAGAGCTGAACGTTTCTGGGCATCAAGTAATTCAGTGTCACCTTTAGCAACTTCTGCACGACGATGTGCAGCTATAGCGTCAGTATATGTTGGAGCATTAGGAATATCACCTATATCAAGATTGGTCTTAGCAGCACTTGCATTTGATGATGCAGCCGAAGCATTCAGTTGATCAATTTGAGCATTAAGTCTCTGATTTTCCCGGTTAGCATTATCAACGGTCTGTTCAACAGCACGCATTGTCGCAAACATACTATTTCTGAAACCAGGATTTCTTGAATCGAGATCATTTACCATCTGTCTTAAAGCAGTATTTCTTTGATCTCTAAATTCATCAATTGTCATTGATCCACATACGTTTCTGACATGATCCATTTGTGCTGCATCAGATTGAGATGTGTTTCTATTTATTTCATAATTTGATATAGTTGGTATGTGATAATATACCAAGGTGTTATCAAGGTTTTCAATAGCTGCTTGAATCTGAGCTTGTGTTAAGTGTTGACCATTGAGCCATTCTTCGATTTCATATGCTGTACCAAATTGAATGTGTGCTGGGTCAATTATATTAAATTCCGCATTATCTCGACCAGGATCCCATGAAACACGAACACCGTGTGCGTTGATAATCGGATATGGATACAATGTCAACATGTCGCGGTTTGTAACACGTGCTTCCTGGAAGAAATGATCGAACTCAGAAAGTGGTTGATGATCAACTGCTTCGTTGATAAGACGTGCATCAGCATCTTCAATTGAAAGCATATTGAATTCGAACTGAGTACCGTCTTCCTGGTATACAGCATGGCATGCATCATGCTGATATGTTGTATCAGTGTATTCGAGATACTTGTTTGTATTGGTCTTGAAGTCAGCAAACTGAAGACCATTCTTAACAGATGAAGCATCTATCACGGGATTTAATGATATAGCCATCTGGAGATATGCTGCATATATCTGCTCAAGGAGAGATGTTGTAGCAGTTGCATAATCCAGTGGAATGCTATTGGAAATAAATACAGGGAACTCAAATACGTTTCCCTGGGCTGATTTTACTATTGAACCTTTACGCTGACCTGGCTGGAATTTCGACGTAGCAGTATCGACACGGTTTATCAGATCTACCGCATCATTTCCAGCAGAAGCGAAACGGCTCAAAACATCATCATTTTTTGCCATATTATAGCCTCCTTGTAATTTATTTTAGTATTAGAATTAATCATCAAGTCGCATTACCTTAGCAACTGATGGTGGTACAGAATCCATATAAGTAATTGTAACCTCGTATCTCGGAGTACGAGAATAATACTTATTCGTATGGGATTCAATTATCAAGCAGTCGTTGCTCATGATACCCACATGTCCTCTTTTTTCATTCGGCTGAAGCATAATATTATTCGTTATTAAACATATATTATTTTATAAATAATATAAAGGAGAAATAATCATGAATAATATTTTTGTTTATTATGACGAAACAAATACACATCTTGTTTCATCAAATGGTATTGTACAAAACACTTTTGGTGATACAATAGAACCATATAAATCATCATCTAACATATTATATTCCCCATATACATTTGATGGTGGTATTACCCGACTCAAACGATTAGACATAATCATTGCATTAACTTTCAATCCTATTCCCGATGAATTGATTGGTCTACCATTAACAGTTAAACATATCGATGGTAATCCAATTAATGTTTGTTCGGAAAATCTTGAATGGACTGAAGATATCGAAGAATGGAGGACGTCCCGTAAATTGAAAGGATATAAGATATCGTCATGGGGAAGAATAATGTCACCATATAATGAAATAATAAAAGGAACAAACAAAAATGGATATATAGCATTGACTATAAATGAAAGACCCGGTTCTGGCGATAAACGTGTAACGTATTTATTACATCGACTTGTTGCATCACTATTTATCGGTGATATAACTGATAAAGATGTCAACCATATTGATGGTATTAGAAATAATCCAAGAGTGGATAATTTAGAAATAATTTCTCGTTGTGAAAATAATATTCACGCAATCAACATAGGAATGCATTCAAATAAGATAAACGCCGAAACCGGTTTATTGATAGATGATTTATTATTCAAATATGAAGGATCACCAATTAAGGTTGTAAATCACATGAAATCATTAGGGTTTGATAATATAACAGAAACCATTGTTGGTCATAGAAAGAAAAAATTAATAAAAAATGGATATAATTTTAAAGTAAAATATAGATTAAAACTAAATGACCCATTTCTTATGAAATTAATAATTGATTTACTTATCAAATATGACGGAAACGTACAAACTGTGTATTCTATTATAAACGAAAAATACCCAGATATTACAGATAAAAATATTAAGACTGTTAAAGCTAATTTATCACACAATGGTATTCATTTTAAGAATGGAATACATAATAGAAAAATTTCCGAAGAAGTTCGTAATCAATTATTGCGTTTATTAGAAATAAATAATTGGTCTGTTTCGGAGACCTATAAATATATTTCTAATTTTAAAGAGTTTGATCGTGTTTCTGTCTATGATTTAAAGTATCTGAAAAGGAAATATGGGGTATAAAATATACCCCATTAATCCAATCGCATAGTCTTCTTGACGTTATCTGGTAATTCTTCCATATAAGTAATTGTAACCTCGTATCTCGGAGTACGAGAATAATATTTTTTTACATCAAGATCTGTTACAAGACAATCATCTCGTAATATACCCACATGTCCTCTTTTTTCATTCGGCATCATTTGATCCATTACGGCTTTTGCAAAGTTATCAACATCTCCCGTATTACCCCATGGGCGAATAACTTTCATTTCAGCAAGTATTTGTTGTGTCTTTGTAAAAGACTTTGGTGTCTGACAAAATATGTCCACTTTTATTTTACAAGGAGTGGTTATAAACAATCCCTTCAATTTGGGTAGAACATTTCGATTGAAAAAAGATTGATTCTTTGCAGCACCGGGTACATAGACCCGGTATCCACAAAGACGAGGACGGTGTGAAGGAACAGGTACCATTGGTATTATGAATGATACCTTGTTCCATCTGATTCCAGAAAACACACCAAGTATGTCAGAGACTTTTGCTTGAACAGAATTAGTTGCATCGTTGAGCATTGCTTCAACGTTCTTCTGATTCATGTCCATTATGATTTCTCCTTATTAGTTAGCATATATTCTGTATGAAATGAGAACTTTCCAGTTTTCCTGAAGAGGTATAGAGTTGAAAGTATAATATGTTATCAACTTTATTCTCTGTGCTTCATCAGTTGTAAGTGAAGTGAATTCTTCTCCACTGAGATAGTCTTCAAACTTATCTGTGAAATACTGGAACTTGTGATTCTGGTTATAGTATGCCTGAACACCGATGTTTGTTGGTTCCTGGGTGTCAGGGTCTACTTTACATAACTGCTCCTGGAGAGTCTGGTAATCAAGTGATCCAGGTGTTGCAGAAGATAATGCATGAACAAAGTCAACAAAAGCATCAATGTTTGTCTGCTTGCCGTATATATCGTTCTCCATAAGAACAGTGTATATGTCACCAGCTAATGCGATAACTTCTTCATCAGCAGTTGATTCACGATCATCATCAAAGATGAGAGTGATGAATCTCTTCATCAATGTATCGTGTAATGTTTCAACTGTAGAACGCTGTCCTGGTACTGTATCGAATGCAACGAGACCAAGTTCGTTTATTACCGCAGACTGAGTATTTCCTTCCTGTCTGAAAAATCCAAGACAATCCTGGTTCTTAACATCAATGGACATTTCAACTTGAGCATACGTCTCGATTCTGTTTGTCTTAGGAGTTGTCTGTGTAGGACCAAGATCATTTTGAGTTACAGGATCAAGGTAATCCCATCGCTGACCATCTCTCCACCAGTTGTGGTAGATGTGTGCACGTTCATCAAATTTCTTGATGTAGTATGTCTTTGTATTAGCACTATCACGCTGAACACCGAGATACTTTCCTGCAATAGATGGGTCCAGAGGATCATCAACAGTCTTCTGCTGGAAAGGTATTGGGTTTCTCAAGCAGACATATGAATAGTCTGTGTTCTTTGTTGTGATAGCATCTTCACCAGCGCCACCATTACCAACAAGGAATCCCTGGATAAAATGTGTTGCCGGTATATCTTCAGTAATAGGAAGATATCCTTTTGCATGATCTTCACTCTGGGGATTTCTACCGATACGAAGTCTGCTGTCTTCGTTCAAGTCAGGAACTACAACAGATGTATCCTTACCGATTACTTCGTATTTTATATTAGGATCATGAATAGAATCAAGATGTAATCCAAACATCTTCATCAAAATCCACTGATAGCCTGATATGGGGATTATATTGTCATCCTCATACCAAAACTTCTTTTCTTTTGTCTCAGTGTTTTCAAGTTCGATTTTTACATGACCTCTGAGGCCATGCTTAACATGACTATTATCAACAAAAGAGAGTTTATCATTAAGCTCAACGTTCATTAAAACTCAATCCTTTCTTACATATATTCTCCGTTCATAGGATTATAGACACCTGGATAGTCTTCACCGACAGTGTATCTTTCAACATCATCAGAATATATACATTTCAATGTCATATCATTTACCATATAATCACTTAAAGATGGATCGACATCTTTCATGTATCGTATTCCTTTTATGACGAACATAACTCTGGTCTTCATATTACTGAGATTATTACGATCAAAATTCTCAACCGCAATAGTTGAACTACCATAAGTGACAGTTCTGAAATTCGGATTTTCAACCAGTTGGATCATTTCTCCAACAGCCGGTCTGAAAGATGTTAATGCATATCTGTTATAATAACAAGGAGCATTTATCTCATTACACATTGCATCAACGTTTTTGGTTGTTGTTGTATAATCGATAGATGTTGCATTACGACGCGATCTCCAGAATAATCCAAATGTGAATATTAATTGACAAATATTTCTGTCAATGTCAGGAAATGGTGTCAATGTTTCTGATGGATTAGATACCTTGATAGCAGTTCCACCATAAACAGTATAACCATCTACTTGAGAACCGCCACCTGTTCCATCCTCGCCATTTAAATCATTAACATATATACCGTTTTCACCTGGTGTTTCACTATTGTCAACCACAATATTTCCGTTGTCTTCATATTTAACACCAACTTTTTTTGTATCTTGATTTACACCAAGACCATCACCAAGATCCAGATTGATCTTAATTGATTTACTCATCCTATCCACTCTCCTCTCTTTTTATATATCATAAAAGAGGCGACAGATATTTCGGGTACTAACGTACGGTCTTCAACAACACTCATTACTGGACCATCGTTATCCATGACGAATCTATCAAAACCATCATACTTCTGATGTCTGGAAACTGTTGAATTACATCCTATTTTAGATAGACTGGTTGATTCAGTTGCACTTGTAGGACCAAGAGCATTTCCTGGTGTATTCATAGTACCACCAGAACCACCTTCTCCATCAGGAGCTTTGGTTCCAACGAGCTTTCCGTCAACGATAGAAAGACCATTATTTTCTTTTGATGAAATTCTCAATTTCAGTTTATTGTTGTTTGACTCAAGTGTGGAATTATCAGTCTTGATTTTCATTTTTATTGAACGAGACATGAATACACCTCCTATCAGTTGACATTGTTATATTCATCGGATATACTTGCAACCATTTCCGATACACCGATTACATTATTTCCATCTGTTTGTGTAATAACATAATACTCCCATGCTTCATTCTCTGTATTATGGACACGGAACATATCACCTGGATAAAGGATATCAACACTACGTTTATCTGTTAATTCAGAACCGTCTGCTGTATTAGAAGTATAAATACGATGAATTATTTTTGGTGCAACAAGTCGTCTTGGTACTGGATCGGTTGAATCCGGAAATGCTTCTCCTGATTTAAGACCTGTTTGTGTTGCTCTATATCCATCAGGAAACCCGGTTCCTGTAGAACCGGGCTCACCTGGGATTGCTTGAGCATACAGACCATCTGCTTCAACGACGAGTGCGTTTTCCGAACGTTGGGATATCTTTACTCCAACCGAATTATCATCATTGAATTTCAAAGTATTGTCGAGATCCAATGTTATTTTTATTGATTTACTCATGGAACCACCTCGTTTGTAACTTATTCAGTGAAACATAAACCTGGTCCAAGTTCAATTGTTGTATCTTCCGAACCATCAAACTCAAATAAATGATTTGGAATATCATTGAGATATCCCTTGAAGGTGAGTTTATGTTTCAAAGGAACAAAGTTTGGAGAAATCGTTAAATTACCATCTTTGTCAATGCATAAATCACCGTTATCCTTTAATTCACCTTTCAGCTGAATACCGAGGATATTACCCTTGAATATTCTCAAACCATGAGTACCGACCGTAGTTGTATCGCAACCATCGTGTTTACTTCGTTCAACAGCGCTGTAGCTATCCGTGTCATTTATACGAATACAAAGATATCCTCCAGCATTAAATCTGAGACCGCCGTTCTTACAACTGTCATCCATAGCATAACCAGAACTTTTGTCTGCGATTTTTATTCCCAATTCATCACGGTAGTCATTTGCCGCAATAGCACGGATATCTGTTTCATCATTATAAACATATTCGTTATTGGTAGTCAAACCCTTGTATTCATTGTAACGAACTTTTACACCAGGCTCATAGTAGAATGATGCTAATTCAACGATAGGGTCTCCATCCGGACTAACGTAAATGCTGTGTTCGTCTAAGAGATACTTGAACCAAGATTCCTCCGTTGTGAGACCATCATATGCTCCGGTCGAAGACTTGGCAAAAAATGAAAGTACTGCTGATGCATCTCTCATATCAGGAACGCCACCATCTCGCAAAGCGTCAGCTCTTGCGATCAATGTGTCAGTTAATTCAAGATCCGCTATTATAGGATTACGCATCATGTAATTATGACCTTCACGTATTACTCTGACATTGGTTCCCTCTATATAAAGATTTCCAATTATATATATTTCTCCCTCCTCAGTAGGAAGTAATGCAGTGCATTCAGGATCTGAGAAATAGTTTCCTTCCTTGTAATACGCAGTATGTTTATTTTTTGTCCATAATGTTTGTATAAGTGTCGCGTCACGAGCATCAATTATACCATCATTAGTCACATCAGGAATACGTCTGTCAGTGACTGATTCAATGTATCTACTTGCCTTTACAAGATATCTACCGACAACATCCTGATCTTGTTCAACAAGAACAATTGTTCTATGTCTACCAATAAGATCCTGTCCGGTTCTTATTGAATCAAGGGCTAAGTCATATGACAATTGTGAACCATGAATTGAGAAATAGTAGGTAAAACCGGGTGTTTCAAGATTCGATGAGAATATGTAGTATCTCTTTCCAGCAATATATACATGGTCTTCATCAAATTTTGTTGGGTCACCACTATACTCTATTTCAAGATCCATTATACTCGACCATTGCTTTTCTTTATACAAATTCGGTATATTTATTTTACGGCCAAGGAATTCTTCGTCTATAAACAAATGCGTTTCCAGGCATGAGTCTGTTGGATTTGGTATATCACTACTATGAACATGACTCGGTTTGTAAAATTTATAAGGTTTGATGCCTAAGACGTTATGATCATAATCGAATAATATGGTAGAAGAACCATCATAGAAATATTCATTTATGTGGGTCGAATATATAGATAAACCTGACAGACCTCTCGCAGTATTTACAGCAAGCAAACCATGTTCTGGATATGTTATACCACCATCAACAAAATGGAGTCCACCTTCATTCCATGTTGTCTGGTTGCCATATTCAGGCTGGTATTTTATACCTTTAGCAATATTAATACCAAGGGAATTTGTTGGATTATCGGAATCATCAGTAACATTGTAAAGAGCTTTTGTCTTATCAATGCGAACATTTACTTTTCCTTCATTATAGTAATCGGTCCTGGTTTGTTTAACACTGTAAGAGTTATCGGAACTACCTATTTCGAGGAAGTCACCGACATTAACAGATAAACCACCTGAATGGTTTGTAATTGTTGATGCAGATGGATTACCTAACCAGGATGAATCTACATTGATTGTATCCTCATCAACACGTAAACCCGAAAGGTTTGTAGCATACTTGTGGTCAACAGTATCCGTATAGATTCCCTTGACAAGATTTATACCAAGGAAGCTTGGATTCTCATGTCTAACCGGATGATATGGTGATTTATCTTGAGGATTTGGTTCTACATAACCTGATGAATATGCAGGAGGCCAGTTGCTTATTGTCAAACGATTTCCGTCATTGAAAACTTTCTTTGGTATTACGCAAAGAGAATAGTTTGGCAATATAAACATTGAACCTTTCTCATTACAACTACCATCAGTATCTGTTCTGTATATATCACCAGACAAGCCTGTTGGTAATATAGTTTTGAATGAACGTTTTGGAACATTGTTTCTTGTTTGATGGATTGTAGCAGTATCGTATGGTGAAAAAGCATTTATACCACTTAAAGGAACATCACCGTTGTCTCCCCACATTGACTCTTGATTCTTATCCTCAAGAATCTCAGAGTGCAATAAATCAACTGATAAAGCTTCAGATCCGATATCAGATGATGCAGTGTGGATACTTTCATATTTAAGACCCTTGAAGAGAGGCTGTCTCATTGTGTAAAAATCAATGATATAATCCGTATCAGGATTCTCAGCAGTTGGTGCTTGTGTTACCATTCCTATTGCAGGTTTACGAATCATCAACATAGGATTCATACCTATTGTCAATGTTCTACAAGTACCAGTTCCAACGGGATCTTGAAGATATAATTCATCATTAAAGTTACAAATGATGATATCACCTTTTTCAAACGATTGTTTGATAAAATTAGTTCCACCAAACTGTGTATCTGGTGAAGGATACACGACAGGTCTGCGGTCTATTCTAAATGTGACTTCATGTACGGCAGCAGGCATACCTCCGGAATAGTATAATAATGCACCTGAATCTGAAGGATCTCCTGAACCATATACACCGTCAAACCAATATAATGTTGGCTTGATCTTGCTCTTATCAATGTATAATCCTGATTCAGATTTATTATCACTGAGATCATTATATACCTTAAGAGCATCTTCATACTTCCAGATGTTTACACCTATACGTCCTGATTCAGCATATTGTCTACCATTAACATTCTCATTGTAGATGATTGTGTTATCAGCAGAACCAACTGTATCAAGAGCTTTTTGAGCATGTTGAAGTCTGTTGTTGTCATAATAAATATATCCTATGTAACCACGTTTATCATTTTGATATCCATGTCTTGCATAGAATGGTTTATTAGCGTAGATCTCATCATTGTTCCATACTGTGTTTATGGTTTCATCAAGTTCCTGTAAGGATTCAAACATCTCAATTCGTTTGTATCCCATCTCTTGCATTATTCTTGAAATCACCCATTCTTTTATGTCGGCAAATGAAACATTATCAACATTACCAAGACCTATAGTGGCAGAATCTATTATAACAACACCGGTCATGCCATTAACACTATTGACAATACGTGACAGTTTATTGTTTATAGCGTTCCATATTCTTTCAATGGTTTTCTCCAGTGTTGCACCAGTCGTAGGATCGTCAATAGACTTTGTATTTGATTTTGGATTTATATCGGTGAGGACCAACTCATTACCAACGACTTCTTCTTGTTTGAGTTGAACACGATCTTCGGCCATAAATGTCATCTCCTTCTTAAATATTGATTTAGTTTTTATGGAAAGTCAATGATTCCCGACCAAACCATAATGTATGTTTTAACCTTATTTTGGTAGAACTTACCTCGAGGTTTCTATACATATTTAAATACATCAATAACAGGAGGTTTTAAAAATGGCTGATGAGATTCTGCTTAATAACTATTCTGATGATAGTCAGATAAAAAAGTTCATGCGAGATGAGTTAGCGCCAAGAGTCTTTCATGACATTCCATTGAATGTTCTCAATACAGGTTTCTTCTCTCTCGTCAGTGAGTATATCTCACAGATAACCGAACAGCTTGGTTTTACATCTTCATTCTATTTCAATGAAGCATTCATAACCAAAGCAGTTTTGCCAGATTCTATATATGCTGAAGCTGCTATATTTAATCTGGGTTATTCATTCGCAACACCTGCATCAACAAACTTTCTGCTTGAGTTAAAGATAGAAGATATCTATAATAACTCAGTATTCAATGCAGACAATGGTTTGTATGAATTCGTGCTTGATAAGAACACAAAGTTCAATCTTCCTGAAGGATTCGTATATTCTCTTGATTATGATATATTAATTCAATACAAGGATATTGCAACATCAAGTATGGATGCATCTATACCGGCATGGAACATCCAATACATCAACAGAAACGAAGCAAATATGTGTGCAACAAATAAAAACGTTTACATCACATATCGTGTTACTGATGTTTGGTTATGTTTATTAATCCAAGCAAACGAATATGAGCGTGAAGTTCATACTGTTGTAAATAATACAACAACCGGTATACCAAATGAAGACACAGTAATCATGTGTCAGAATCATATTGCTGGATTTGATATCAAGTATATCGACAGCAAGGGAAATGCGCAGTATCTTCAGAGAGACCATATCCTTACTATACATGATACTATTGAGGATAATGCTCCATATGTTAACTATATCATGGACAACCCACAGACTATCCGTTTCATGTGGCAGTTAAGTGGTTCACGTTTCTTCGTTCCTGAAATGAACTCTTCATTTGAAATAACCATATACACATGTCATGGTAAATCAGCTAATGCTCCTAACTACAAGAATGATCAACAGCCACAGGTCATCACCGCAGCAAATACATATTCGAATAATGCAAATGTTATGAAAGCGGCATTTGTAATATCCGGATGTGTTGGTGGTGCTGATATTGGTACTGTTGAAACTACTCGTAGAGAAACCATTGAAGCATATAATACAGCAAATGTATTATCAACTGATCATGATCTTGATGAATGGTTTAAGACATTCTACTTCAAGAATATCCTTTATCCGTTCTTCTTTAAGAGACGTGATGATCCGTGGGGTAGAATATGGAGTGGTTATATGGCATTATCCGATAATGATGATTATGTCTATAGGACCAATACTCTTCATGCTCATATACCATATGAAGTGCTGTATAATAACAATGATAACACTGTATCAAGCAATGAAATTATAATTCCTCCTGGATGGATATGGGTATATATTGATGATACTACAAATCACAAGCATCTTTATACTGTTACTCCATATACCAAGGCAGATGGAAAAACAATTGAGACTGTAAATACATTGGCTTCAATTACAGATAAATTCGTATTTGCAAATCCTTTTGGTATGAGAATACAAAAGGATCCATTTGCTATAGGATACTTCAATCCTTGGGTAAATGAATACGTCACTGCAACGAAAATAACAAGAGCCACATCTGCTGTTGTTGATAACAACAAGGAAGATATATCTTACATATATCATGCTTCTCCAATCATCACTAATATCAAGAGAACATATAAAGATGACCATTACACATTCACATCATATATTCTTCCTAATATACCTGGAATGAATAATGGTAAAAAGTTAGTTGAATATGTTCGTGCAAACGCTGTTGCTCCATACTTTGATCCTCAAACATGGAACTACATGAAACAGCCACTTGATGTATACGCTGAATCAATTCCTCTTATGATACTCACTGAAGAAGATGGATACATTCCATTTGATCCAGAGAACACATATCTGTGTGTTGAACAGAAAGACCGCATCGATGATGATAAATGGCGTTTCGGTAGAGTGTGGATTGAAGAAAAAATCTCAGCAGATGAAAAACGCCATATCGACATCAGACCATCCGCAGATAAGATGTATTTGTACGGTACAAATGATATATGGGGAACTAATGGTGCATGTGCTCCATATTCAGTTGCTGTTTCTGGTGATACTGATATCGACATATTCCCATCACTTACATCAGAGGATTTAATAACATTCGGCCGTATTCCTACTCAGAATTATTATGAGATGAGATTGGCTGAAACAGCACCTCGTGGTACAATAACGAAAATAGTTGTTGGAGAAGCAACTAAGACCGAATTGACAAAGTACGGCGAATCACAGCTTGTCAAGATAGGTAAGAGTTATTCAGCAGCAATATACATCAACGTATATTACGCCGTTAAAGATGATGAGACTCATACTATTACTGAAAAACAAGTAACATATACGATCTCGAATGCGGCGAATGTATACATGCCATACATGTGGAGTACAGAGCAAAGTGAACCAGGTAAATATGTATTCGAAATGGATCAGCTTGGTTCTACATCAATTATTCTGTATGCTGATATGAAACCATCTCCTGAAAGTGGCGCTATTGCATATTACAGAATGCCTTTCAATTTATTACCTAAGAACGAACCCATGTTATATGTTCATTCAGAACAGCTCCCTCTTGCCCTGAATAACTTGCGTGTTATTATGCATGCAATCGTAAATGGTTCAGAAACAGGACGTGTTGAAATGCAGCCTGTATCATTAGAATCTGATGGTTCTTATAAGTTTGAGACAACACTTTATCCGTTAACAGAGTTGCTTGATATTGATAACAGAATCAATATGGCTTCAATGAATAACGGTGGTGGTTCTTGGCAGGCTGTAAATGGTGAAGTTGTATCTGTTGATGCTTCTGATCCACAGTTCAAGATCACAATACTTGTTAGATCTGATGACGCCAACAGAGATTCCGAAATTGAAAAGGGCGATTCCTACACAGGATTCAGAGTTACGGATGAATATATGTTAGACGACGTAGATCTAATCCAGGAACTCAAAGAAATGAGAAGTGTTGTCGAATTCGGAGAAGATTCAGTTCCATCCGAAGAACAGATCAATCTGTACAAACGTATGTTGGCATATTCTGAATATAATGCGTCAGATCCATACAATATGTATTATCTGACACTATATGCATACAACATGATTATGGGTGTTGAGATGCCTGACTCACCGTTCTCAGAATTCAGACAGGCTTGTTCTGATGATAGACCAACATTCCGTAGCTTCTTCACTGAATATGGAATGATCATGAGTGAATATGGTATTCCTGAATGGTTTGCTGAACTCGATGATGTATTAACAACAATCATCAATCATGAAGAGCTTCCTCCAAACATTGTACCAATCACAGATCCATCGGCTCCGACATGGGTTCCGAACAAGTTCTATATGAAAAATGATATGGGTAAGTATATCCTGTTAACAGAAGAACCAGCTAACTGGGTAAACAACTATCTCAACTACTACGTTGACACAAATGAAGTTCTTGATTGGTATCTTATATACAATACATTCAGTGAATATCAAAATAATGTCAATAAGGCATTTGAACCAGTAAACATCAATGGTGGTATGACTGTACAGCTCGTACCATTTGTTGAATACTCATTAATGTTATCAGACAGATTTGAGAACTTTGTATCATCATTCACTCAGATACATAAGGCTATTGAACCTGTCATATTCAAACGTCTTGAAGGAAACAACTACCTTGATTGCAAACTCATTGCAACATACGGTAGACCACATTCGTATTCTTCTGATTTGAATGTAAATCTGAATCCTGATGATGAACGTGCTTACTGGCCTGATCTGAATATACAGATTGAATTTGATGTCAAACTGTATAACCAGGCATTGGCAACAAATACAATCAATGAACTCAGATTGATTGTTAAGTCATACTTCAATAGACTTACATCCGTACATACACCAGTTGATGCAATATCAATGGATAACAATATCTACATTTCTCATGTAATTCAACAGATGGAAGCACATGACAATGTTGCATGGATGAAATTCAAAGGATGGTATACTAATGAAAAGGGTCGTGCTGATGGTAACTATATGGATGCCAACACACAGGCAATTGTTCAGAAGTGGAAATCGTTTGAAGATATGCTCAAGGACAGAGAAGGAAAATCCGAACTTGAGAGATATACTCCTGAGATGTTTGTAATGGAAGACGATAATATCGTAATCAATATAATCAAGTAATTATGAATTTATTACGGGGGCAATTGCCCCCGTAATATCTTCTATTTGTTCAACTGTCATTTTATTAAGAATTTGATATAGTCGCTTTAACAGAAGTAACTCCACTCAAACGCAATATCGGTTCTGGTGTTTGACGCTTATGTTGGGTTGGTAATATATCGATAGAGATGGGATTTGCGACATCGAATCTACATATTCCAAATGTAAATTCATTTTTGGTATTGATGTGATCGTTTTCATATGCTTCAATAACAATATCGTTATCAATATCTAATCGGCATAATCCAAGTGTCATAGGTTGATCCATGGGATTCTCCGCTTCTATCATATATGTCTGAATACCCCATGTCATATCAACATCAAATCTACACATACCCATTGTAAAAACATCTGATATATCCGTTTCTTCAGTAGTCATGGAATCAACCGATGCTTTTACCGATGATATGCCCATTAGATGTAATGCGGGATTTACATAATACGGAGGGGTATATTCCCCGGAAACGTATACACCATAAACGGGGACAACTACGTCATCCCCGTGTATATTATGTGTCTTCTTTAATACTTCTTTAGAACGAAATACATTAGCCATGTTATTTCACCCCAATCAAGTATCACCATTGATGATACGATTAAGATCATTTGTGACCTTCCATTCAATTGATGTACCCCAGAATCTGACAGGATTGTTCTTGGCATTGATAGTATTCGTAACACCAATAGCTTTCATGGTAGTAAATGCTTCAATTGGTACATAGTAGATCTTATTGGAGTCTTCTGACCTGGATGAATATTGAGCAACAATAAGAACACCATCTTTGTATAGAATTTGCATTCCCGTAGAAGCGTAGCCGTAAATATGATAACTACCTGGGCAAAGTCTTTGTTGATATTGTGCATGCCAACGTGGACCATTATCCAATACTTCTCCAAGGTTTATACCTTGAACCCATCGATCATGTTTTGCAATCATCATTAATGATTTATTATTCTTACACATCTTTATCTGCACATCTCTCAGATTGGTATGCCAGCTCTTGTAACTATCATTCGGATTATCTTCAAACTGGTATGATGTGGTTGGGTCTTCAGCTTTTATGAAGAATGACTTATAATTATAACCCCATCTACCGAATACCAAAGCATCATCGGTACCGATAATATCCTTTACACGCCATGCTTCTGTATATGTATACCATTGCTCTGTATTGGCCTTAAAGTCTTCTGTCAACTGCTGTAAGACATCATTTTTTATGTCATACATAAATACAGTTGAAACATTACCAGTTGTGAGTGCCTGAATGTAAACGAAATCTTTCCAACCAAATATACAACGAATTGTATATGTAGCTTGGTCGATAACGAATGTGCTATACAGTGAACAGTTGTCTGACATATCCAGTACCTTGAATACATAGTGTCCTGTCGAAGATTCATCGACGTCTTGGTATACACAGTATGGAGATTTATTAAGACCATACAGATGTGAACAACCAGCAATATGAGTCTGAGTCTCATTGTAGATATCAACAACAATACCCTCTGTACTTACATTACTATTTAAGACTTTTTGTACACATAAATATCCATCATCAACAAATGTAATCATGTTTACATTACTTGATGAATCCGGGATTGGAGTGTCCCATATAAGAGATATATCAGATGAAGTTGGTGTATCATTGTAATCACCAACAGTCCATATTCTGAAGTAATTAGTTTGAGACCAATAACCAGATGTATTTTGCACAGCATTACCAGATGGATTACTGTATGGAGATGAACCACGGCACATTGTTCCTATGATACGATCACCATTTTTGGTTTTCCAACGATATATAGGATGCATCATTGTTTCATTATCAAACATCAATGGATACGATGCTTTCAATGTCTTGTTCTCAAGATCATAGTATACGAGATCGAAGTTAGTCATAAAATATTCATGTGTATCATCAGCAATAGACATAGCAAATGTATTTGAATAGTCTACCGATAGGTTACCAATAACATCCAGATTCTTTGGATCAACATTCATAGGACAACCATTAGCTGTTAATTCAAAAGGTTCTATATCAGGAATAACTCGATGAACTTTTCTGACTGTTCTATCATATACTGGATGCAAGATTCCGTTTCCGTTATCACTGGTAACATTTCCAGAGACGATGATGTAGTACCGCTTTGTTCTTAGAGCTTGTGGGACGTTAGAAAGGTTCGCAATCATTGTCCATTGGGAAGTATCCCAATATGCATCGGTCGCAGCAATAGTAATACCGGAATTATCAAATGCCAGTATTGGATAATTTGTGAATGCATTTACAAACACCCATGCGGTTATATCGATACCATTATAATTTATTGGTAACTTGAACCTGTTTGTCCAATGATTTTCATGGTATTTTGTACTTGTCGGATTAACAAGATTTATTGGAACATCCCATTTCTTTGTATTGTAATTATACATCGTCAAAGAAGTTATGTCTATCTGCGAACATGGTAACGGACTAACGTAACGACGATAATATTTGTCGCTATTTTTGCCGATGGACCAATCTATATCAAGGAGATTGTTATTGTTAATATCTACTCGTGTAGAATTATACGAATCTGGAAACGCATCAGAAGGTTGATTGGTTGCTATGTTAATTGATTCAATGTTTCTTATTGAATCATATTGTGACCCAGCAGGTATATCATTATATGAGAATATTTCATAACCTTCAAATTCTTTCGAATATGATGATGAAACAAGATTTCTATGATCGTTCGACCAAGTAAATGATTTACCGTAGAAAAATCCATGACAATACATGTATGGATCATCAATGAACATACTATGATCAACATCAGTCGATGCTTCACGTTTAATACTTCTACCAGAATCAGCAACCGTTCTGTCAGTTAGAACCGGCTTTATTCTGATCCAGTCCCATGTACCAAGAGCTGGAATTTCTTGATTTCTCAATAAAGTAATATACAAATCATTTACAGAAAGATCCTTGTATAAACATGATGGTGTCATTAGTATATAAAGACCATTTGTATATGCATTATCTATGAGATCACTGCTTAATGTGAATATAAGATATGGTGTTATTGTCAAACGAGTATTCGGTTTCTTCTGAATTTTTGACAATTGACCTTGATCATCATAAACACGAGCATGAGTTCTCATGGAGAGATTAGACGCTGTTGAATCGGATGTACATAAACCAAATTCGGTTATATCATACAACTGATTATTTCCATCTGTGTAATCCCAAATGAATCTGTTGGGAACATATGCTTGTGAAATAATATGGTTGGTTGAATCATATTCAACATTCTTCCAACCCTTCTCTGACGAGCTCATGTTAGCATCGCTGGTTTTAATACCTAAAGCGGATATATAACCAGGCATTTTATTATTGGATGGATCTATGGTATCTGGATCTGTAACAGCATAACCATTTCCAAGAGCCATTTTGTATCTAGATAATATATTGTCGTTGTTTGAGTATTCTGCTAAGATGTCTACCATACCGTCATTGGTTGCATAGTTCTTACCAATCTTAACATCTATAATATTTCCGTCCATATCAGTTAATTCACATAAATAAAGATTTGAGAATTTCTTTATTGGATTATTTGAAATGAACGTTTTGATCTTATCAGGGAGAGTATTACTCATACTTATCACCTCTTTATTTTATTTAACAATCACGTGATTGTTGCTTTTACTGTTTCTATTGTACGTATCCAGGCTGTGTATGGCACGAATGTGAACGCATACACCATAAACGGGGACAATGTTGTTGTCCCCGTGTGTATTATGTGTCTTCTTTAATACTTCTTTAGAACGAAATACATTAGCCATATCACCAACTCCATCCGATGATAGTACCATTACCATCGGTTTGAGCCAATGGTTTTCCGGGTGGTATTCCTCTTGAGTTAGCAGTTCCGTCTCCGTATGAAGGTCTGTTGGTATAACGTAATAACCACTGCTTATTTGTAATATTTTTAATAGTAGTCATCGCAGTAGGTGTATCAGTCTTACCAACAATCTTTATCGGCATCCAGTTTGGTATAGGAGATTTAATCCACAGAGTCTGTGGACTTGTACCTGTAGCCTGTTCACACCATATGAAATTTTCACCATATGGAATGATTGCATTCAACGATTCCTGGAGGTAATAATGCTTCATGATTGTTGATGTTCTCAAATATTGACCAAAGTCTATTACTTGTATCTGAGCACCTACATTATTACCAGAAACATGATATCCTCTACAGATTGAAAGAACTATAGCACCACGAGTTGTATCACCTGATGTTGATTTGTATGTATATCTCAAATCGTAATTAACACGTGTTCCGAGATACTCATTATCAACATCAAAATCATTTAGACCCTGTGGCATTGTTGGATTATCCATACGAATATAATGTGCTTTCTTAATATTACCCTTACCATATTCAGAGAATTTATATACGATGAATACATCATCAACAGATGTAAATCTTACATCACTGAGGCCAGAGTTGTATGGGATGTTATTTGTAAACGCTTCAGGAGTTCTACTTGAACCAGATGCAACGTTAACAACGAATGCATATGTTGAACCGTTTGTACACCATACATAGTCTGAAACGCCATCAGAATGACCAAACATGAATGGTATATTTGATATTGTTGATGGGAATGGAATTGGTGAACCATCAACCGCACCAGTTGTGACATCATAGATGTACACCTTCTTGTCAGATGTACCAGCAGGAACATAAGCTACCTTATTAGTACCCCAAATACAACAAGACATCTTCCAGTCATGTTTATGAGATACAAAGTTAGCACCACGTATATCAATGATAACACATTCTTCAACACCCGACTTAACTGATTGCATACAGATAATACCGGTACCGGATTCAGTTCTATAACATTCACTGTATGAATTAACAGTACCTGTGAATGGAAGTGTTTCTTCTGATGATGTTATAGTTGTTGGATCTTGACGACTTGTATCGGTTGCAAATACTTTATTATTCACTGAATTGAACGTAATCAACCATTTTCCATATGTCATTGATTCAGTATTGGACGAGTCTCCTACTGTGTATACATACATAGATTCAGGGAAGTAAACTTTGTTTCCACGTAAGAACCATTTGTATGCATAGTTATCACAAGTATTTGCGATACCATATACGGTACCAAGACCACCATATGAAACGAATCCATTATCATCAGGAGTAGAACCGCCTGGTTCTAACAACTGGAATACGTCTGACTGACGTGTGAACTTTAAGTCGTTTGCTTTGACATTTGTTGATGTTATCCAGAAACGTTTCTGAGATGCTCCCTTAGAGGCAATATCATTGAAGTTATCAATGAATATCCATGTATCGAAATCCCAATAACTGTCGGTTGCATATACTGACAATGAACCAACTGAGATTGAGAGTATGGGATCATCAGGACGTATATTCTGATAGAGATACGCAGTAATGATCTCTCTACCATTCCAGTAGTATATCGGAAGACCACATGTACTCTGTGCAGGTGTATCAGAATATAATCTATTATTTGGATTATAGACACTCATCTGAACATTCCATCCATCAGTCTTCCAGTCATACAGATAACCATTAGCTGTATTGAAATGTGTTATCGGAGGCCACTGATGTTTGTTGTAGTTAGCCGTATTTTCAGGAACCATACCAAACTTCTCAGAGAATCCAAGATGTTTGTAAGGTGTCTTTGACTGAAGATTGATAACATTCACTGCTTCAGGTGATGATAAGAATGCTGGTTCAAGAATACACATACCTGGTGTGTAATACAAGAAACCATCAATGTATCCTGAGTCATCTCCAGCACCATCGTACAATACAAATGAATTACAAATAGATGAATTTGTAAATACGTTTTCTTGTGTATTGTCGATTGTATGATAACCATCAGAATATGCATATGTCTGACGGTTGAATACTTTGTCATCACGTTTGTATGTGTATATGTTTGATTCAAACATTCTGTGATACATGATTTGGTTGGTAGTAATCATAGTATATACATCATTAGCCCAACCGTTCTGAATCAGATGTTCATAGAATGATAAACACATATAAACTGTGATTATGAGTTTTTCATCCTGTTTCTTGACAATACTCGTACGAGTACCATCATCAGAATATATACGTGAATGTGTCCACAGATTATTCCATGCAGTACCAATACCGTATTCTTCGATACGAGTATCTCCAGGGAAGTTATCGATATTCAAAGGATATTCGCATACCATGAATCTTGATATCAATGTAATTAAACCGTCACCAGGCTCTGTTCCTGCGGCATAATACATTGGATATGCATAGTCCTTTGACGTGTCTGTGTTTGTAGCAGCAAGACCATTGAAGCAAACATTCTCAAGCTGTGTATCTTCTATTGTAACAGGAGTTGTACCCGAACCAACATAAAGCTTTACAGTACTTGATGCTTCAAATGCATTACCAAACTGATATACTGCTGAGAAACCAGTATTAGTCATTACATTCATACCATACTTCTCATCAGTAATATTTCCGTCTTTATCTACAGAGGTGAACACATAAATGTTTGATACTCCAGGATGGATCTTTTGTGAGTTCTTAACGAATTTCATTGCACGCATAAATATTTCGTCACGTTGGCTCATCTTCATCCTCCTCCTCTTTATTTGTAACAAGTCTAACCGATATTATCTTATCATATTCCGTTTTATCAACATCGAATTTTGTTATATGCTCTGCATCAGAATATGGGATTAACGGATAGGTTATATCACCGACATGTACGACCATATATGAATCACGGAATTCAACAAATCTTTCATCATATGTAAATCTTTCTTCATACTCTGCATTTGTTATAATAACAAACTGATCGTATTTGTAACCCAGATTATATTTAGCATAATCAGTGAAGTTAGCAACATACAATTTGAAGTTAGCAGCAAAGAAAAATCCTTTAAATGTGAAAGGTCTATAGAGATTGCTACTGGAGTCCCAATAGTTCATTGTTAGACCCATTGCAGTAACAGTAAATCTATCGGATTTAATGTCATATATGTATAATGTCGGTGAGTTTGTAATTGTTATGTACAATGCACCATTCTCACAGTCTATTGTACGTGGAATAAGTGATTGATATGGTGTTGGTACAGTTCGCATTGCAAATGGTGTGCCATCGTCAACTGTCGCAGCCATTGTATCTTCATTAATAATGTAGATGTAGTTCTGCTGAGTTATATAGAATTTACCATCAGCATAACAGCAACAGTTTCGTGCTTTTAATGTCCATTGACCAAATGTATCTTTAAAAGAATACCATGTATCTGTTGACATATCATATACCCAAGCAGTTTGTGAATTACCGTTGTACAGCGTTAATATAAAACGTTTACCAACGGCAAAATCTGCACATATCTCATTCATTGAAGGTGAACGATGTTGGGTCCATCTTTGACGTATGGTATCATAGAAATAGAATCCATGATTATAGTTGATAACAAATGTATGGTCATCAAGCCAAACCATCTTACCATAAGCAGTAAAGTTTTCGTCTGAACCAGGACTCAATGGCTGAATAGTATCATCATTTGGCTCCACAGGAACTCTCCAAATTGTTTTACCGAAGCTTTGATTAGATGCTGCGATATATAAATAATCGTCATCAGCAAGTAATCCTCCATAGTATACACTGGAACCACCCATAGATGATTTTGGTATATCTTTCACTATTGATATCTGGTTTGTGAGTAAGTTTAACTTTGTGAATCTAACGATTCTATTGTTGCATAATGTAGCACAATAGATCATTCTGTTATGTTCACAACATACACCTGACTCAATAGAAGTAATTGCTTCTTGACCAGCATCGATGTAACCACCGATATATGATCTATTGTTAGATGGAACCTTTGTGGATGAACCGACAGGAAGAAGATCAATATGTTCTATCGTCTTTTCTTTCTTTTCATGTTCATGATAAGATATCTCACCTTGAGTTTGTGCAGTTATCGAATACAACTTTGGTTCGAAGTTTGGTATATCGTTCAACTTTGCTTTTATCGTAAATTCGATACGAGCATTTTCAGCAACACCCTTACGAACACCTGATACTTCAAAGTCGGTTGTTTCTGTATCGATATCAGCATCGATTATTATTTTCTTTAACAAGTTTGGTGTGTATTCAACAACATTGATTTCTTGTTCTTTTGGAAGAACTTTGAATATCACATTAGTGAATCCTGTACTTTGTGGGTCATATACATAAACTGTATAATTATTCAATAAACCAGCATCGGAATAAAATCTTGATGCACCGTATTGAATGAAATCCTCTTCAGTCGGATCTCCGTCAGATAAGAAAGTCCATGTTTCGGTTGTCTTATCAAAATACTTAAGACCCTCGTCATCTTTACACATAAAGCTCATGTAGTTTACGGAGGAAACAAGTATCTCTGCTTTGGCGATACCATAATAATGGTTTACATCGTTTGCAGCCATGTATGTATCTGACAAGTAGTATTCTGATCCTAATGCATAACCAGTGGGTTTATACGATTCTGCAGTGAGAACATATCCAGAACCGCCACATCCTCCTGCATCATCATCAGCATGAGAGTCAGGAATGCATCCAGAACCACCGAACCAACCAGAACCTCCAGCACCACCGAAACCGTTGTTTTCAGCAACACCGGAACCACCATATCCAAATCCACCACCAACACGTGTGTTATTAGGTGATTCAGTTTGTGTACCAGGTCCTGGAACGGTACCAACTATTGAATTGCTCCAAAGACCATTCGTACCACCACCAGCACCGCCGAAACGATTACCGGATTTTTCAGCAGAACCATGTCCTCCAGCACCACCGGCGACAATAAGTCTGTGATTCAGAGTGTCTTGTACTATACGAATATCGGTAGCACCACCACCGAATGTTGAACGATAGTCATTTGGATCACCTGCAGCACCACCACCATTGAATGCAAGTGCTGGATTTATTAACAGTGCTTGATCGTAGTCATATGAGTATCTGATACCGGATCCACCAACTCTTACGAATATTGGCGTACCCCCCTCAAGAATCAATGATCCCTCAGAATAACCACCACGAGCGACGTTGGATATTGTGTAACGAGTACCACCATCACCACCGGTACATTTAAATGTATATTCACCAACAGGAAGTTCGATGTTCTCCATCCAACCTACTAATGGGAATATGAGTTTGTCTCCAGCTTCAATTGTAAGTGTTTCTTTACAGATAATGATTCCAGCTTGTTCAGCAGTACCACCCATCATACAGATGTCTGTAAATAATACATCTGGATCGACTACATAGTCTTGTGGTTTATATGATGAAGATGTTACAACATAACCAGAACCACCACCACCAGCGGTAGTGTTTCTTTCTTGGGTTCGTTCAGTGGAATAACCACCAAACCAACCTCCGCCTCCACCACCAGAACCTTCGGCATTATATGACATAATGGTTGTCTTATCAGGTGGAGTCATTCCAACACCGAATGAATATCCGGATGTTTGATCAGCACACATATCGTAGTATTGGTCGGTATCGTAACAACCTACAGCACCACCAAGTGCACCACCACCTACACCGAAGTGAGATGGGAGATAGGTGGTTGAGTATGTGTAGTAACTACCACCACCTCCACCGCCAGCGACAATGATACGTGACCACAGATCAATGTCAATAATCTTTGTTTCATTGTATATCGTTTTTGTCTGAACGGGGTCTCCGACGGTGAAATCATTACCAGTACCTTTTCCATGAATCTCATCATTTACAAGATCATACAATCCGTTTACAACAGTTGATTCATAATACTTCAGACCAACGCTCGTTATATCTGACACGGATATTGTACTGTCGTTTGCTCTTCTGATTACAAATCTGAAATAATGTGCTTGTGAAGGTATTTCAATTTTACTTTCACTTGATACCCATCCATCGTGATATGATAAAAATTGCTGATCAGAATCGTAAAAAATATAAAGCACTTCCAGATTAGTCGATGCTGTACCAGATACTGAGATATATTTATGAGCTGGATCGATCTGGATATATGTCTGAGATCTAATTCGTATTGATTCAACAGATGAATCATCATTATCTTCACCCAGAGGTTGTGTCGTCGAATTTATTGAACCTTGTGAAAGTTGAACATTTGAAACATCTATCTCAGTTCCAGTATTAACAAATGGAACGAAGAATCTCTTCAAGCCTGATGGATCAGATAGCTTCAAATACCTGACTGAAACTTTACTGTTTTCTTTTACAGTACCATTGTAGTTTGCTGCAAACAGATAGATGTTGCACCCACTTGAAAAAGTCTTCGGCGATACAGAATAATCATCACCATTAACGGTCAATACGTTATTAGCAAAAGACATCGTTGTATCTTCATCTTGACTCATGTGGGCTGGTATACCGGCATTACCATATGCGAAAACACCGGATATGGGTGTATAACTACTATTGCCCAAAGTTGTAAGATAATAGCTGTCACGCAACCATGAGCTTGAATTTGAATTCGAAGCAAATATTGTACCATAATTACTACTGCCAATATTACTATGTGGGGTAAATCTCATTTCAAAGGAAATATCATTTGAACCAATAACACCAGTGTCAAGGTACTGTGTTCCATCAGAACGAATATATTCAACTTCAGTAAGCCAGTCTGGTACTTGATGCTGTACTGTGATTTCTCTACCACCTTCATTTGTCAAACGTACATCAGAAGCACCACCGCCACCACATCCATTTTTATATGATGAACTATATGACTTACCACCATCAGCACCACCGTTCCAACCTCCGGCACCAATAACACTTGTTGTGCCGACACCTCCATCACCACCAACGGCAGCATAGAAAGTTTTATCAGTTTGAAGGTCTAAGATACCATAAGATGTTCCACCGATTGGTGCTGGTGGTTTATTACTATCAGGGAAAGTACCACCTTTGGCACCTTTACATATGAAGAGATACTTTCCGGGTGTTAATGAGAATTCTTCAACGTCACCTGTATATGAAAACGTCTTGTGTGGTTTCCATAATCTGTTTTTATAAACATACACGTCACCCATTGTATCACCTCCTTTTACAAAAATAAAAATTACTCTGATTCAATAGGTCTATAAGGTGTATCACTTGGTGAATAGATTGCAACAAGAACATCCTCAGGCAGCTGATCGAGTTCTGCTTGTGAAGGAAGGTGATCGAAGGTAACAATCTGAGATTCGAAACCTACTATCTTCAACTTACCTGTCGATTTGTCAGTAGCAAGATCAACGGAGGTGTAGTTTTCGATAACACGATAAACTGTTTCTTCATTAGGATCTACGACAAGAACATTTCTTGTATATTCTTTTCCTTCCTGGTAATCTTCAATAGAAGCATTACCACTTCCACCACCACCTATTTCGAGAAGTTCAAGCTTGTTAGCAAGTCTTTTAATGATTGCTGCTTGTTCTTCTATGATTCTATTAAGACGGACGAATACTTCATCCATCGGTTCATTATTCATTGATGGCATTTGAATATCTCCTTTCTTTCATTTATGATTGCTCTTCAAGCCAATGATCAACTCTGGCTTCTATACGTTTGAGATCAGTATTTATTGATCCTTCGTTGTTTATAACTCCATCAAGAATTACTTCGAACTTAGCAACAACATAAGCCCAAGGTATTAATGCAACAGAGTCATTATCAGGAAGATCAAATACAACTGGTTGTTTTGCATCACGTGCCATAGAATACATCTCCTTTCATATATCACGTTTATGAAAGCGTTCGATACTATTTATATACAAAAAAAAAGAATTATAAGGGGGCATGTACGCCCCCAAATATTCTTTTCCTGATATAACGAATACCTACCTTGCTACCGGTAGTTTGCTTCATGTATAGCCGCTTGCCAACGCGGTCTTCTACAATCGGTTATCGTGAATGGGTTTATACGAGTTTAGTTTTCAGCTACTACATTCTCGTATCTCTTATAGTTTTTGACAGTCTTTATTTTGCTGCCAATTCGTTCTGTATAGTATGAGCATCTGTGCACATTACTCATTATATACTCAGAACGAAGTACGCCGTAATTGTTGATCACAGCTCGTGGGTATATTTTATTGACCTCACCAACGGTCATGTTTGGATCGATATGTATCATGCATTCTTTGCATTTTCTGACGCCATAACGATCCACTCTACATTTTGCACATGTCATGCATGGATTAAATTCAACATAGTCATGTGCTTTTTTTAAAACTATTCCACCATCGAGCATTTCTGTCGATTCCTGGAGCAGAACATATTGTGCTTCAAGCTTCTCCAGGTTAGAAGCGTTTGTGTTATAGTATAGCTGTTCTTTAGCAGAGTCCAGCTTCTCTTCTATTGATTTCACTCTTCTGAACTCATAAAGAGTAACAGTTAGAGCTTCCTCAAAGAAGGCTTTCAGACCTCTATAGCGGCCCAGTGAAAACCACATATTCCTTGTGGAATTCTTAGTTATAGAAGCCCCGATGGATATCTTCTGCACTTCTAACTGGCATACACACCAGTCATATACAAAACGCAGAAATTCTTTAGGTCCATAACTATCTACGAAGCAACAGTTACGGAAATCGTCTCCCTCGGCCTGTGTCAGATTGTTGTAGCTTTTTATGAGAGCCTTCAGAACAATTTTTCCTGAGAGGCCGAGAGACTTAAGTTTATTATATATATCGATGAGCTTGTCTTCACCAACTTCAAAGAAGATTGGTGTTATAATTTTCGCTTCATCGCCTTGTACCAGCTTGATTGCTGGCGTGTGTCTTGGGCTTTCATCAAAGATGAATCCCACAGCTTTGGCAAATGCCTTAGCTTTTTCTAATTCTTTCATTCTACTACTGTTTTTAATTGTCATCATCATCGCGATGACCTCCTTCTCTTTAAATATATATTACTAATATGAGCAAAGTGAATTGAAACGAGTTTCTTTTCGTTTTACCCATATAAATAATATATATATCTTGAAGGAGAAATAGTAGAACGAAAGAGTGGGGTAAGGGTCTCAAACTTCCTTACCCCGGAAGTGATCATAACCATCGTCCATTGTAAATATCTTCATCATCCATCGTAATCATCATCGTCATCATCGTCGATATAGTTATCACATGACAATGATGTTACAAGAATACCTATAAGAATTGAGAGTATAGTTATAACTCCCCCTATTAACCATTTATTTTTCATACCAGTACCGTCCTTTCTGTATCGTTTATTTCTTTAGAGAGAAAGTCTCGTAAAGCTTCTGTAAATGCTTTGTCAAACTTTTCTCTGTAGGGCTTTGTGTTTTCAGAAACCCACATGGCTTCCGATTCGTTTAATTCTATTTTATATGTGACACCGCCATATATGTTATATATGACGGTCCACTTGTCTGAATTACTGACTCTCGTTAAGTCTTTGAAAGTGTTCTGTAAGTCGAGTGTCGTCGTTTTGTAAACATCCATTATCTTCATCTTTATACGCCTCCACGAGCTCATCAAGGGTCTTTCCAACCATTACGTCCAACTGAAGTTGTGCAAAGGTTGTTCCCTCTTTTATTTTTATATCTCCGTCGTATGTTTTTCCATAATGATGCATACAGAATTCATCAAATGTTTCTTTACATACTCCATCGATCTCTATCTTCAAGTCGATTCTTCCGGGGCGTATTAAAGCCGGATCCAACTTGTCGATATGATTTGTTGTGAACACATAGATGGCGTTCGTTGGTGCATTGATACCGTCGAGAGAATTCAGTAATGATGCGAATCCGCCACCAGGTCTTTTGTTTTTGTCCTTGTCTTCTTCGGCTTCATCAGCTTTCATGAAAATCGAAGTTCTGGCTTTCTCCTTAAAGCCACAATCGATGTCTTCGATAATGATGGTTCTATAAGAATCCTCTGTCATTGTGTCAGAGGGAATTTCTCTTCCTAACATAGTAGAGAATGACAGAACATCATCACCATAGATGAAATTTGTTACAGAATGGGTGTATTTTGATATGGCCTGAGCTATGCTGGATTTACCTGTACCAGCAGGACCATATAGCAGAATACCGAAATGATATGGTATTCCATTCTGCTTGTACCAATCTCTGCGTTCGATAAATTTATCGATAGAATCAGTAATCAGTTTCTTCTTTGATGACTCAATAAATATGTCATCAAATGTCCTCATCTTGTGAGTCATTGACATTGATGCGAAGTTCTCCCTATCCTTGTGAAGATAACTCCACTTATCCCAATCTTTCTTTGATTCGATAACTCCCTTGTGGGTTATCTTCTCAATGAATAACTTGAGATTGGAGACATTGTTTTTTGTGTTGATGGTCCTCAGATAGTGTTTCTTTTCTCTATCGGAGTACATCCATATCGGAGTCCCATGATACAGAGTAAAGCATTCACCTCTAATGTCTACCGATAGGTCTGTTGTAAATTCGAATTTCAGATTGCCTGCTATTTCGGATGACTGAGTTGCACCCACTTTTTCTGGGATGTTTTTGAATATGTGTTTCAACACCGGTTGTGCCTTATAGGCAATATCATCAATGCAGATAACGTAGGATGTCTGGTCCTTGATAAGTTTACCAAGTTTACCAAGTTTACCAGACAACTGCATGATGAATGGATTGATTGGCATATGTTTCATTAAATGAATCCTCCTTAAATGTATTCATGTAAATAATATGTGTATGAATTTTTAAAATAATAAAACCGGGGCATGAAGCCCCGGAATATTATGTAATTATGTGATTCTTTAATTCATCCTTGATTTTCTTTTCGTATTTTCTATAGAGCTCACCAAGAGTCTGGCATCCGGAGGGATATAACCAGAAAATGGCAACAGTTGATGAAATCATTGATGCCATTGGTCTGACAACTGTATTTGAAGGAATGAATATTATATTATCAAGGTCTTCAACTTTTGTGTCTGAGAATTTCAATAAATCAACATATCTCTCTTCGTTTATAACAAGATCAATGAAGTTATAAACAGTCTTTGGTTTAAAAGATACTTGTCTTTGATCACCAACGGGAATGTAGTTGAATGTATTGAATGTTCTTGATGTGCATATCAATGGATCAAATCCTGATGTGCACATGTGTATGTAATGATCTCGATATTTCTTTAGCTTGAATACCGTTGAGTCCATTTCATCAAGTTTTTCTGAAGTATTATTACCAGTATCCATTTAATCACCTCATAACAATTCTATCAGATTTATGTCATCGACATGTAAACTCTGAAGACCATCGATATCATACAGGTCTATCATCTTACTCTTAATCTTTTCAACTATTGATGGTGGTATGAGTTTTGTGTGTGACTCTATATCAATCAACTGGAATGATTTCTTTATGGAATCATGATACAATGGATTGAGTATCGGGAGGATACTTTCAATTGATTTTGGATCTGAAGGAATCTCGCCTCTTTCAACCGCTCTCAGTAGATCATTCGCAAATGATGATATACCCAGCTGGGTAATACCTATAAGGCCTCTGTCAAAATCACCGATTATCGAATTCAATAATGCATAGAATACTTTATTCTGGACAAATGTATTCATTATATCATCATTGATTGATGATATTGACTGACATATCATTGATGGATCTGCAAGCTGATGATTAAACTTTGACATGATAACCCTTGTTCTGTCTTCAAGCATGTACATTGTCATCAATGGTGATCCAGACACAATAAGTCTGTCACGACCGTTGTTTTTGTAATCATCAATTATGTTTGGGATAATATAATTATCCACACGATTACATCTGATGAGATATGACTTAGGTATGTACTTGAGAATGATTTCTACACGCTTCATTGCCTCTGTCCAGAAGTAATTAAGCTGAGCATATCTTTCCTGTTCGAATTTATTTACGTAAGGCATCAGATATGATTTAATGACATCCTGTTCTGGCAGTAAAGCCATCTCGAAGTCATTAACTATAAGGAATATCCTTACGTCATTAAGTCTGTTGGAAAACATCTTCCAATGTTTTACGACTGATAAGACATTGGATATGATATCTCTTTCAACTGCATCACCATCTGAGAATGGTAATAAGTTTAAGAATTTAGCTGATGTCGACAAAGCCGACACCAGCACATTTAAATCGATGAATATATCAATTCCATTGATTGGATAATAGTCCTCTCCACCAAGGAAAGTACTAATGGTATTGAACTTTAATTTCAATGCCTTACCAACAATAGGACCTATTGAGAATTCTCTCATGCTATAGTCCCCTCCTTACTGTGAGCCTCTATAATTTTTCTCAGATCACCCCTCACGGAGACCGAAGATGTAATCCTCAAATGAACGAGGACCAACACGATTGATCTCGTTTCTCTCATTGAAGATTACATTAAGGATATGATGCCTTGTCTGTTCAAATGCCAGAGCAACAGAAATTGACTCATGATTAGCAAGAGCTGTCTTGAGTCGCATCAACTGATACTCAGGATCCGGTTTAGTCCAGTCAGGTCTGAGAAGCTTGTTCTCAACCGAACGTATGAGGTGACCGATAATGATCTCACCATGTACTGAGAAGATCGGAATGATACCATGCATGAGATGTGCTAACTCAGTAACAGCCTCCTCTATAGTATTGAACTTGGATATCTCATTCTCGAGCAGCTTCATAATATTCATATATTTAGCAGTCATCATAATATTTACAGGAATGATATCACAGAATGATCCATTACCTGTCTCAAGTATCTTATGAGATGAGATCTTGTAGTAAGGTACATCATCAATCATTACTTCCTTGAATGAGTCTGTTATGGAGTCAGGAATATTGATTGATGCATACTTCGAAATTGTAATCGGAATAAGATCCTTTCCAATATATACTGTAAGAGACTCAGATATATTATCCAGATAATCTTCTTTGAGATAGATATCAAACTTCTTCTCATCTGTAGGAATAAGAGTTGAGTTCTCCATAACGAACCATTTCTCATATCCGTCAGTAAACTCAACCTTCTCTGCATTAGTCTTGAGCAGATGTTTAGCAGACAGAATCTTCTGTCCAACATCCTTTGTGAGAAGTTCTGTAGTATATATGAAACCACCCGGGAGTTCTCCAACCTTAAGAGCCTTAGTACCATAACACTTATGACATACATCCTCATTGAGGTTACATGTACAAGGACTTCTGAACCAGAGAGTCTGGCCAAGAAGATCAGTATCATTCTTTGAGAAAATTCTTTCATGGATACTATTCTTCTGAGTAGTATACCATCTACCGTCCATCATCTCAAGCATACACTCATCAATGAAGATTGGTATTGGGTTTATGGAACCACAGTCTTCAACTGTTGGTGAAATAGTTCCATATGTAAGGATCCAAAGATTACGTGCAAAGTAACCTGCAGAACCCATGTATTCTTCATTCATGATATCAGGAACACGTGCTGCGATTGCACCAACATACATACTCTGTTTTGTACTGTAACCAGCACGGAATCCATTACCGTTCATGGTTGATGTGATAATATTCTTACCATCAGGAATCTGAGCAAGATTGATGTACAACTCCTCCATCTGCTTTGCTTTGATGATCTGAGTGTATTTATTATCAATGAAGAATGGGTTGTTACGTTTAAGCATCTCTGCTTCAAGTACCTTATACTTTTCAGCATTAGCAGCAACGATATCTGAGGTCTGCATATTTGGAGGATATTCAGTATTATTGATTTCTCTGATGATTTCAGAATCACGATAGTGGTCGAGGAACAAGTTCTCAGCAGTAAACACCTGCATATCTGCCTTTGAGAAATTTACCAATAACTGTTTGAGGTCCATAGTAACCCGAGCCATAGTAACATCTCTCTGTGCAAGTGTTTTACCAAATGAATTCAGTGTCTCAACTATCTTGTCCTGAATTTTGTTTCTACCCTTCTTTGATAAGAATCCCTGAAGGATATAATCATTGATATCAATATATTCAAGATAATCCATAACAGGTCTCAGGAATACTAATGACATCATGAATCTGTTCAGAGGGAGTTTATAAGTGATCTTATCATCAACATTCTTCTTGAATTTGATGAATGTATGTTGTAACTTTTCACCATTTTCGTCGAAGTTATTCCAACATAACGAAGCAACATCAACGACACGTTCATACAGATAATCGAAATCATGTTTGAATCTGTCAAGTATAATGGTCTCACCAATGAGATCGTATATCTGTTCACTTGATGTTATTTCATATAATGCTGCGATGTCTTCGAATCTTGATTCATTGACATCTGTATCAATATTGAAATTTATCATATCATGATCCCTCCATTAGTTATCAATCATGCTCATATCGAACTTGAAGTTCATAAGCATTTCCTTACGAGCATTCTTGTTCTCTTTACCATCACCAACAAGCATACCCATTGTTGATATGATTTCAGCATCATCCATTGTAACACGTAAAAGTCTACGTGTCTTGGGATCCATGATTACCTCCTTTGATACAACTGCTGCAGATGATCCAAGACCTTTGTAACGTGCCTTGATAGCAGGATACATCTTTTCAACATACTCGAAGAATTTCGATATTGTCGTCTGAATCTTGTTGCCGTTCTTATCAGGGTACTTAACAAGAAGACCATATTTCTTCTGGACATTGATAATGTATTTCAGCTGAGAAACGAGATCATCATCAATAACAACCAGCTGGTCATGCAGATCAATAACGGCTTTGATCTGATGATTGTCATGATCATACTTTAACTCTGGATATACCTTTATGAGCATGCGTACCCAGTCATCAACATGCTTCTCAAAGTCTTGAGGAGTATCGCCGTACTTCGCAAAACCATAAGCTATGTATTCAAGTAAATCCATGTTTGTAGATCGATTGATTGATACCTCGGATAATGTTGACAGATACTCAAATGATTCTGTAACAAAGTCTTTGGCATTTACTTTTTTCGACATGTTGTGTTCCTCCATTCACAATAATAGTAGTAATGAGTAGTATCATTATTTGGACAATATAAATATGTTGGGGAGCAATGCTCCCCAATATTATATTTATTTCATTTCATTTCAGGGAATTCAAGTTCCATTCCACCGATAGAGTCAATACATACCTGAAGGTACTCTGTCTGAGAAGCAACGTAATATACGTTCTTATCTTTCATGAGTTTGTACAGAGGTGGCTCTGCTATATAGAGCTTACCAGCCCTGATGATATCTGGTAAGAACTTAACAAAGAATGCACATATACCAACACGGATATGATATCCATCAATATCAGCATCAGTAGCTATGATTATTTTATCGAAGTAAAGTTTCCTGATATCGAATGTTGGTCCTATTCCACATCCAAGAACCTTAACCAGATTCAACCAAGGAACTGACTGAAGTGCTCTATCAAGAGTGAGATCCCATACATTCAAAGATTTACCTCTGAATGTTAATATGGCCTGATACTTTGCATTTCTTGCACCCTTAAGTCCACCGCCTGCGGAATTTCCTTCAACAAGGAATAGTTCTTTTGGTTCGGGAGTTATGATTGTTGCACAAGGATAATATGAATCAGGCTTCTGCCATGACTTTAATGCCTTGGTAGTTGATGCAACATTTCTCATCTTTTCTCCTTCGATACGAGCTCGATGGTTACCGATAACAACTTCGGCCATTTCATTCAGTACCGAATCATTGGACTTTGATAATACGTTATAAGCAGCTTCTTCAATTGCTTTACCAAGTACTCTGTTGTCGACTGAATGTTTACTTTGTGATGTAAACATATGTGCACAGTTTGTGCCTGCCTTTACAACGATATTCATATGTGCAAGAATATCTTTCTTGAGATCAACACCTTCGAGTTTCTTCTGCTTGCGAATAACTCGTTCTGTTATCGCCTTACTGAAACCCCTGATGATTCCATCAACATGAGCACCATTCTGTGGAGTATGAATCATATTCATCCAAGAATGACGTACATCATCACCTTTGTATTTATCCGGATCAGAATATGTGATTGCAACAGATACTTCGAAATGTCTATCAAATACTTCCTCGTCAAACTCTTCTTTCAACTGACCAGAACATTCGAACACGAGATCATTACATAATCTCGCATCCAATGGAACGAACTGCTCAAAGAACTGGAATAATTCTTTATGACGAACCGTTGTTGTATCCCCATTGATTGTATAAATCATATTGGTTGATCGTGGCAAAGTATAATCTGCATCAGCAAGCCATGTTTTCATGAGTTCAGTAGGGATAGTATCAACACCGAGTAACTTTCTTGAAGGCTTAAATGTTACAATAAGACCATGTTCATTTCCTGTGTAGGATTCTTTCTTCTCATCAAACAGAACTCCGTTCTTATATATGAGCGTCATCCTACATTTCTCGGTTGGTCTTATTGTTACTATCTCAAGATATGATGATAATGCCAACACACAGGTTGAACCACCAACACCATTCTCACCAGTACTTTCACCATGAGCTCGTGTCATCTTTGTGCCTGCTTGAATAGTTTCATATACCTCTCTGATTATATTGGTCGGAATACCTCTACCGTTATCACGGACTGTTATCTGTTTATCAGTCATCATGATTTCTATCTTGTTACCAGGTGATTCAGTATTACTACATTCATCTTTACTGTTGTCAACCAATTCTTTACAAAGATGGAATACACCAAGGTCTCCAAGATTGGCAATGTACATTGTTGGTCTGGCCTGGATCTTCTCTACATCGTTTTTGATGATATTATATTTATCATCTTTAATCTTTGGCATGGAAAGCTCCTCCTTCGTTTTATTTGCTATTTTGATAGTTATTCTCCATAGCACGAAAATAATATATGTCTTTTGAAAACAAATTCGTAAGTTCATCTATGAACAATATCACTCGCCGGTGATAACTATCGAACATTCTACTGACATGGAATGTATCCTCCGTTTTTATGGACCGATCTGGCTGAAGTCGGTCCAACTATTTGTATTTATTTGTGGGGGCTTTATGCCCCCAAATCCTTATAATTTTCTATGCTACTGGATTTAATGGTACATAATTGCTATATATATTATTAATATGAGAAAAGAAATAAGAATACGCTTATTTCAACTCTCTTTCATTATTTAAGGAGGTCATATTATGACAAAAACAGAGAGAATCGCTAATGGATATACCAAATGGGTCCTGATCTCAGACCGTCACGGTAACGACGACATCCAGGATTTCTGGTACAGCAGTGGGCTGCAGCCGTGGCTTATTGGAGATGAGGAGAAGGTTGCCGATGACATTACCAATTGGGACATTACAAAACTCAGAAATTTTGCCAAGAAATTAAACATCTATATGCTCAACATGTGTCTCGATTCTGATGATACATCATATGTTATTCTGCCGGTGTACTCTTACAAACTAACGAGATCAGAAAATAAAAAACTTGTAGATGCCTATCTCGAGACAATAGAGTTTTCCCCAAGTCAGTTCCTGAAATATCACAGAAAGGATCTCATAGCTCTCCTTGGCATAAAGACATACAATAAGATTGTATATAAATACAAAAACAACGATTAATACGAGAGCCCTTCGGGGCTCTATCTTTTTTTTTTGTTTGAAAGCATTATTGAACGAAAGGGTAATCTTTATTATTCGGAAAGGAATGATATAATGAAAATCCAAGAATTATTTGACATTGATAGATACATCAAGGTCAACCAACTTAAGGAAGTTACATCTCAACATATATACAGAACACAAAACATGTTTAACCCAGAAGGTTTGTTCTCAGAAGATATCTTTGGTCAGACTGCTGAAGAACAAAAATACACATGTGGTTACATAAAGCTTCCTGTTCATGTATTCAATCCATCGGTTGCAAAAACAATCATTGCTCGTTCTGGTGGTATCATTCGTAAGATGGCATATGGTGAAACGAAGTGTAATCTGAAGAATGGTGTTCTTGTTGCAGACAAAGAAGGACAATACTGTGGTCTCAAAGATCTGTATAATATATGGGAGCAAATTGATATAAGAAAAACCCTCAATACCAGATCAGATGAAAACATCGATATTCTTACGAAGTCTCCAAAGAGATTATTATTCAATGATAAAGTATTGGTGTTACCTCCTGCCTTTAGACCAATCGGTATGCGTAATGGTCGTAGAACCAAGAATGAGTTGAATTCCCTTTATACTCATATCATAGGTCTCAAAAGTGTTACTGCTCATACTACATCAAACGTTTATCAGATATATGCAAAGTTCCAAGATGCTGTAATGAATATCTATACTTACATACATGACTATGTTGGTTCAAAGAACGGCTTCTTCCAGAAACAGTTACTTGCAAAGACAACAACGTTTACTGCAAGAAACGTTATATCCGCTCCTCGTTATAACAACGATCATCCTGCTGTAGGTATATTCAAGACAGGTTATCCATTGCATACATGTGCAACATTATTCCGTCCTCTTGTAATATTCCAAATGAAACAGTTCTTCACATATTCAAACGTCCAGGATATTCATCCAAACAAGGAGGAAGTAAAACCTGGTGTTCTGAATAATATCTACGATAACAAGATGATCGAAGATCTGTGTAATATTTATATGGAGAATCCAGGATCACGTTTCCGTATCATGTATCTTGATGCTGAAAATCAGGTACCTATGCAGATGGAGTATCTTGATATCAAAAAGAATCAAACAGTGACAAGACCTGTTACATTAACCGACGTAATTTATCTATGCTGCAAGGTAGCTATTGAGGATGCTGGTAGAATGGTATACACTGTTCGATATCCTATAGGCGACTACCTTGGAAACTTCTTTACCAAAGTACACATTCTTTCAACATTGGAAACAATGCAGATTCAATTCCGTGGGGAAACAATGAACTATTATCCCGTTATAGATATTAATAGACCACATAACAGAGTTGCTACATCATTTATTGAAACTATAAACATGAGTAACTCTCGTCTTAAAGCACTTGGTGCAGACTATGATGGAGATACAGTTAAGAGCATTGGTTTATGGAGTGATGAAGCAAACCAAAGAGCAGAAGAATTAATGTTCTCCAAAATATACAATATTAAAGCAGAATGTGACTCAGTTTATACCATTGAAATCGAGTGCTTGAATGGATTATACGCATTAACAAAGAGAAATGAGTAAAAGGGAGTGATTCTCAATGGCTAAGTTTGTTACCGATGACGGTAAAGGTGGTATTTCTGGAGATCGATTACTGGATCAACTACGAGGAAAAACACCATCATATTCATATGATTATTTTCCACATGCGAAAAAGAAACATACTGATGTTGATAAACTCAAGGTTCCCTCTGGTAGACTCAACAGTCATCGTTTAAACAACATCAATATGTATGAATTACTGACACACATTCAACAAACGTTATCATTGAATAACAGATGTATTATCGAGATGATAACAAACGAAGATCATCGTTGTATCAATACAAATGAAACGATTCAACGCAGAATTCATTTATTTGCAGAAAAGTTTATCAATGATGATTTCAAACAAGCAAATCCAAAACAAAAAGTACGATTCAAAGTAAATGAAGACAACTTTGATTACCGAGATGAAACAGATGAAGAATGGCTTGATAGATTATGTCATATCTATATGCATCGATATCATCCATCTAAACTTCAAATGATTAAATGTGAAGAATGTTTACAATGTTGGATGAATTCAGATAAATGGTAATTTTTTTATTCTACAAATAAATGTCTTTAGATAGACGGAGTCTATCTTATATTAGTATATATTAAGATATTGATGATAATAAGCAAAATCAATAACCGAATTGTACTATTATAATTAGAAAGGAGGATTATGTAGTATGAATTATAGCGACATGTTTGCTATGCTGGGTTCTTCAAATGATCCATATGATGGTCAGTTTGATAATCCACATTCAGAATTCCCTACATTTCCGACAGCACCTTCCGGTTTTGATACGTCATATCAACCAGCCCCAGCACCAATGAGTTGGGAAGAAGCTTTCAATGGTTTTAAGACAAGACCGGTGTTGTATAATATGGATGGATGGATTTCACCTTATGCTTCAAATAACTGGGGTGGTACTTCAAATATCCTTGCGTACATTGATGAACAGTATAAACTTCCTATGGGTGAATCTAAGATTGATCCTAATAGAATCTTTACTGCTGAAGTCAATGGTTTGAGAGCTTTGTCTGCTGACCAGGCTAAGATACTTAAGATGTTTGAAAAGAAGTTTGCTGAGTCAATTACTGAGAAAGATAAGGTTGGTCTCACAGAAGAAGACATTGAAGCTATGGCTGCAATAACTTCTGCTCGTGTTGCTTTAACAAACATTGAAAAGGAGAAGGTTGCTATCAAGAAGAATATTGCTGACATCAAGATCAAACAGGCACAGAATACAAATGCTCCTGCTGCAACAGGTGTGGGACCAAGAAGCATGACTTCTTCATCAGATATCGGTAGAAATATTCTTGATAATATTTTCGCCGCACCTGGTATGTCCGCTGCAACAACTCCTATTGTATCCGAGGTTGATTATTCGACTTCTGGTGTTTCAGCAGGTCAAGAGATTCTCGACAATCTTCTCGGTACTGGACCTACCGGAGCAATACTTGCTGAAAAACAGGGTATGAGACCTCTTGTTGTTCTTGGTGAAGACGGTCATGCTGAGGATGTTATCGTAGTAGATAAAGATAATGTCCGGGTTAAAGATGTTCCCGATGGTTTTGAAGTTCCCACATTGGAATCTCTTGGTGATGTTCACCCAGAAACAAATACTATTGACTGGGAAGGTGCACGTCAAGTCGAAACCATCAGCAAAGCTGCTGTCGAAGCATCGGAGGAATAATGTCTTATGGAGAATGAGAATTATATCAAGATGGATGGTGAAAAGGCTTCATTTGATGGTGGAGCCATAAGATACACTAAGACAGGAAAAGGACGTTATGATCTGATACCTGGTGAAGTTGTTATTTCCATCCTTAATGATGCATGGGAATATTTCTATAATGAAGGATCAATGACTACTTCTAAAATGGATATAATCCAGATGGCATATCAAAATCCTAATGTAGGTAGAGTTAAGTATTCTGAGACAATAATTAATCTTGTCAATTATATTTATGCATATGGAAAATGGACATATGATGAAACACACAATGATTCTGTTGAAACAGACTTTGGTGATTTCTTAACCGGTTTCTGTAGAATGCTTCATGATCTCGCAATACATTATGAGAATGGAGCAGAGAAGTATGGTCCTGACAATTGGAAAAAAGGCATTCCATCGACTGGTGGTGAACGTGGCGGTTCATTCACTGATTCAGGATTAAGACACCTCAATCAATGGTGTCAAGGATTGAATGATGAACCACATCATATTTCATGCATATGGAACTTTTTTGGTGCCATATGGACGATTCTTAATAAAGATAAATGATTATTTATACGGGGCTTCGGCCCCGTATTCATTTATTTTCAACACAACAATAATTGCGGGATTCAGCTATTGGATCGCGATTCTCCATAGTGTTAGATTCCCCTCAATTGCAATTAAATTCTACAGAAAAGGAGAAGACTAATATGCTTGAAACAAAATATGGTTTAAAATATTCAATGCCTCACAGCATTGTCCATATTGTTGATAATTCAATGTATCAGGGTGAACTCCCAAAAATCGTCGCTGACGATCCTTCATTGTATTCAACAATCGTTGTTTCTGGTGCTCCGATGGGTGCTGATAATGAGATCATACCAATCAACAGAAGTGATGTGTTAAACATTTCTTATGGTATGGCCAATCTCTCATCGGGTGATATCAAGAAATTTGGTCAGACCATAACATATCCGTCTGCAATTCTTGCACAGGATGCTCCTATAAAGTTCATGCGTGTAACACCTGATGAAGCAACTTATGCTTTCTCTTGCCTCCTCATCCAATGGAGATGGGATGGTGCTACAATGCACGTTCGTTTCAAGACAACTTCTGGAAACGGTAACAATGGACTTCCTCCTGGAATAGTTCATTCAAGCTTCAAGAATCCCGCTCGTCTCAACTCAACACTCGTAAGAATGTTTGCTGAGGACTTTGTTCCTGATGAAACTGGCGGTACATGGAAGCAGCGTGTATTCATGACATCTATAGCTGCAGGCCGTGGTAAGGTGTATGATTTCTATAATTATGCTATCAACCAGACTCAGCAGTCAAAGCGTCCTGCAAACATAAGATATCTGTTTGCAACAATCGACACACGTACAGATCAGATCGTTGAGCGTTTCTATGCTTCACTCGTAAACCAGAATAATGGTGGTCGTGCTGATGCTATCGAAACAGTAAACGTTCAGGTTGGTCAGCGTGTTAAGGGTTCTTCAATCATCATTCCTACAGTTAACGAATTAGCTGTAACCGAACTCTACAAAGAGTACATGGCTAAGGTTAAGGAAATGATCGATGCTGATATCCTTCCTGCTGAATCCGATGAGATGAAGTGGGTTACAGATGTCTATAAGACAATGACAGTTAACATATTCGATCCTATCTATGGTAGATATATTTACAACGGTGATACCGATGTTAAACTGCCATACTTCCAGGTTGATATGTTTGACCTCGATATTCCTCAGCTTGAGACAGCTAACAAGCTCAACATAGCTCTCGGTCAAGGAGAAGTAATATCTGAGTATCTTGCTGATCCTATTGATCTTGATGCTGTTCTCGATTCAAAGACATACGGTGTAACAAATCCAGATGATGCATATCACGTAGGTGATTTGTTTATCACCAATACAGCAACACGTGCACTTACATTGATCACATCAATCAATCAGTACACAGGTGCTATCACATCAATACCGATCTCTCAGGTATGTGAAGATAAGACAGCAACACCTCAGAAGAAGTACATGTTCTCTGCATTTACATCTGTTGATTCAACACCAACACTTGACAATGTATTTGAGGCTGTTAATGACCTGATCAGACGTAGAAAGCTCGTTCCAACAATCGAGTCAACCGAAACTGATCAGCAGGGTAAATCTTATTATAAGTACAGCCCTGACTTTGTACTTGTTGAGAATAAGGGTTCAATCAATCCTAACAACAAGCTGACAAACTTCATCATTGCTAAGATCGGTTATGCTGATAAGGAAACCACATCTACAACAGATCCTGTACCAAATCAGGAGAAGTCTTATTTGTATAACACAAAGGCTCGTGTATACAGTCTGCTTGTATATCCTTCAACAAAGATTACATCTTTCGCAACAGAAACAACAGATGAATTCTATAATTCACCTGGTGCAACATATATCGATACCACAAATGGTGAAGTATATGTCAATGGTTATACCTCAGATAGTGCTTCAACAGGTCATCGTTACCCAGTTGCTGATTCAGAAACACCATTCTTCGTTGGTAACTGTCCTACATCATTTGCTATCACAAATGATCTTATGAATGCTTCATATGATCTTCTTATATACAAGGATTCAAATGAAGCTGGTGGTACTAATGTCGACGTAACTTGGTCTGTTATCGGCGGTTCTGGTGTTCCAAATACCGGCAGAGGATATAAGACTGGTGACGTAGTTACACTCAAGGACACAGTAATAGATGAGGAAACAAGAGATATACCTGATAATACAAAATTCACTGTATCAAGTGTTATTTCTGGTACAGACGATCAGACAATAACTGTTCGTTTCGTTTCTGGTCCTGCACAAACAGGAAAAATAGTTGAAGGTGTTTATGACACTGAAAATCTTACAGCATATGATCCTGTCGGTGCGTCAGATGAATATGTTGCAGGTAGATTCTATGAGAAGTCTACTGACGGCGAAGGTCATGCAACTTATACAAGACTTGATAGCGATACAGCTCCTGCAGATTGGGGTGTTGCTGAAGACAAGTACTTCACAGAGAGACTTGCTCAGGGTCTTAAGATCAAGATTACTGCTGCAGACATAAAGACAATTATTGCTCCTCCATCTGCTAATCCAACAGTAATCAAGCGTTTCATGATCACTGGTACTCAGGGTTCACTCTATCGTTACCAGATGGATCCTACTGACATTCCTTCAGACTACTATTCACCATCATACGGTATCAACCCGAACTCAGAGCTCGGTGGTATCCCGATCGAAAACGGTTATGCTGGCTTCTTCGATGATGATATTTCTGAAATCGAATTCAAGTGGCGTTACTCAGCTCTGCTTGTTAAGGCATACAAGGGTGAGATAGATCCTCGTATCAAGTCACCTGTAAGATGTCCTGCCAAGTATCTCTTCGACGGCGGCACAAATACTATCGTTGGACAGACAATTCTTCCATACATGGTATACAAGCCGGTTGATATAATCAACGCTTCAACAATCTACAATGACGACGAGAAGGAAGCTATACTTCTTAACTCAGATCTCATCGCCAACATAAAGGAGTTTGAGGATATCGACGTTAAGCAGGCAATGTATGACCTCGCGGTATATCGTTGCTACCAGGGTATTCCTGAGGACAAGCGTCCGATAGGTCCTGGTTCAGGCTTATCTCTCCATCTCGACTCAGGTGTTACAGATGCTAACACAGCAATGCTTGTCAACCAGTCATTTACCAAGAGATTCAACAACCCGAATGTTTCTTGGGATATTGGTGGATATGTATCTTCTGCTGATGGCATCTCATACACTTTCACAAAGGCTCTTGCAGACAGCATGTTTGCACATCTGAAGCGTTTCTCTGTTAATAAGCCATTCACAGGCAAGTACACCAACATTTCTCCTGAGAGCTATATCTCATTCTTCCCGGATATAGATATACGTGACTGGGAGGAAAGAGAACTCCTCTACAAGTCTGGTGGTAACGCTTGGATCATGGATGTTAACGGTAACCTCCAGAGAAAGTCACAGCGTACTCTCTACAGAGAAGGCGATACTTCAGATCTGATCCAGGAGAACAACATGAGAACACTTTCTCAGTTAACATATCTCCTCCAGAACAAGATCGATTCTTATCTGCTTGAGTACAACGATGATGGCGTTCTTAAGACACTTAAGGATGACGTTGATTCAATGTTCTCCAACTGGGTTGGAAACCTTGTACAGAAGCTTGATATCACTTTCGAGAGAGACATCAATCCTCTTGACGGCGGTGAGATCGTAGTATGCTACTGCAACGTTACATTCAGAGGTCTCATCCTCAGAGTACCGATCATCGTAAACGTTCAGAGACGTACTGATTCTGAATAATGGTAGGAAAGGAGAGATAATCTATGGCTACAAGTTTACAGACAGGCATCCGTGAGTACAAGGGTGACCTTTCTCAGTACACAGGTATGTACGGTGGTCTCACACCAGATGTGCATACTCTTAGAAGTCTTAATCCGCTCACTACCAACCGTGTTCTCTGCGTAATGTACCGTGGTCCTTACTTCCTCATGCACTACTTCGGCGGTGATGAGAACAATGCATACAACCCAAGGAACGAATTCGGTACATACAAGAAGATTGTCGAGTACTACAATACCGGCATCACTTGTAATATAGGAGATGCTTCTCTCGCTCCAGCTACTCTTCAGGGTGGCTTTGCGGGTAGAAGCATTTCTATCCCTACAACTCAGAACGCACAGTCAGGTCAGACTCTCACCATTCAGGTTCCTGAAATGGTAGGTCGTCCTGTTGCTAACTTCCACAATATGTGGATCGATGGTATTGCAGATCCTATCACAGGACTTACAACATATCACGGTCTCGTAGCAGGTTCTATAGGTGAAGATAATACTCCTCAGAGAATATTCGCACCTGTAACCGGTGGTAATGCTCTCGCATCATCATCTGGTGTTGCACTCGATCCTTCACCTGCTTGGGAAGTTGCTGAGTTCCTCATAATCGCACTTGACAGAAGTGGTGCACGTGTTGAAGCTGCTACAATGGCTCTCGGCTGTGTTCCTTCTGCAAAGGTTGGTAATGACATATTCAACTCAAACAACACTGGTCAATCACAGATCCAGAATCTCCAGCTGACATACAACTGTCAGTATGTACAGTCTGCTTATGTAAATGACCTTGCAACAAGATATGTTAAGCAGTTCGCTGTATTCGGCAACTCACTTAACTTCAATCCTGGTGCTGGTGATGCATTCTTCGACACAGCTAATGAGGCACCTTATGGTGACATCAATACAGCTATATTCAACGGTGGTAAGAGACCTAACCTCGACTCTGTTCAGTCTGGTCTTGGTAATGCTCCTGTTATGTATGCTAACAACAAGGCTGTTGTACGTAATTCACCTGCTCCGAAGGCTGTTGAAGTTGGCGATCACTCAGTGATCTACAATGATGCAGACTTCAACTCTACAGATATATCCAATCCTTATGAGGGTGCAGGAATCTGACAAAAAAAATACAATATAGTGCGGGGGCCACAAGGCCCCTGCATTAATTGTATTTATATTAAATTAAATATTTCGATTATATCAAATCTCTCATAATGGAATTTTATACACACATGTCTTGATCGACATTCAAAGAATCCGATGTATACACCTAATAATTTCTTATCGGCTTTTGTAATCATCTTCTTTGATATAATTATTCCATCATCCATGATTGTTGGACATTTTGCTTTACCAACAATCTCTCTTTCATACATTGTAAACTCTGTTCCCAAAGCTGCTTCAACTAATTCATCATCGTTGATTGTATCCAGAGATGATATATCAAACTCTGGATCATCCATTAATTCTTTTAATAATGATTCATCATTGAAGATGTATTTGAATTTGAAGTTCTTGGGTTTGTGTGTTTCAACCAACTCAACCGGAGTCAGTTCTTTTTTACTTGATGCCATTATATTTTCCTCCTCATGTGAAAGCATCCATCATCTTCTCTGTGAAGTTACTAATGTAGCATTCTATTGTTATAGGTAGTACTCCTTTATTGGGATCATCATCGTCTTCTACAATTGCATCGCATAATCCTTCATACGTTAAACAAATATTACCGTCATCTGTTGGTCTACCCACATGTTTCTTGTAATCTTTTTGTAATTGATACAATACACAATTAGCTTTCATTATATCATCAGCATATTCATCATCTGGACAATAATCACATAGTAAGAAATCAACTACCATACCATGATCCAATCCATTGATAATATCACCGATAACTCTAAAGATTTCAACATCTCTACGAACTATCGCTTCTCCAAATAACATATACTGATTCAACTCAGCTGACAAGTTTGATATCGCTTCTTCTACAAAGTCCCAACATGTCATCACAGTGAACAATTCATCCGATGAATTTGATTTAAACTTATATGGTTCCAATACATGGTTTCCATCATATTTACCATTGGAACCTTTCTTGACAAGTGTTATTGATTCCGGTGGAACATTAGTGAACCCATGTTGTGATGTGAACAATTTTAAATCATCCATCGTTTCTGCGTATACATAATAATTCATATTCTTAGAAGTATTATGTACTGAGGAGAATTCGAATTTGAGATAATAATCCTCCATGTTACCATCCCTTCATTTCTGCTAAAACAACTTTGGCTACAAATGACAGTAGTCCTATGTTGCCCATCTTGTATTCACCCGTTCTTCCAAATGGTACATAATAAAATTCGGGTAATTTGTCCTGTAGATAATTCTTTTGGAACTTCGATAAGAATGGAAGTATGTCTGTATCGTAGTTATCCACTTTATTGAATACATTACAAAGAAACTTATGAATACCAAGGGTATGCTGATTTAACATTTCCTTTGGTATACCCTTATATGTGACCACTCCATCGGAGTAGAACATTTCTATTCCTTTATAATACATATAAGCAGACCAAGTATTCTCGTGTTTGAATTCTATACCATCGATATTATTTATTATTTTATTTTTCGAATTGAAAATACATGCATCCGAATGTAATGATATTACATTTGTTTCGTCTAAATTGTTAGCTTCCAAGAATTTTCTTCTGGTATCAAGCTCACATTCTATTAGACGCTGCGAGTATTCCTTGTTATCGCGTTGCATTAAACCAACTCTTTTTGTTCGTTGATCCTTTGGTAATAACCGTAATATCCGTATCGTTTCTTCATCAAGTAACCCATACTTTTCTGATACTGATACAGACATTGCTCTCATATCATATTCAACGATATTAGAATGAAACATAAATTGGATATTTGGATTAAACCATAAAAGTTTTTCATTCATTATACCACCAACCTTTTCTTTAAATTAGTACATATTTGTCATGTACATATAAATGATATATGTATTATTTAAAAATTTTACATGTATGATTTATTTGTATATGAAAATACAAATATAAAATTCTTATGCAAAGGAGAAAGAATATGGCTGACAATAAAAACATTGATCCGTTGGAAGCATTACTCAATAAGCAGAAAGCTGCTCTTGGTCGTCCAACAGATGAACCTGTTGCTACTTCGACTGATGCAACACCAGAATCAACCGGATTCATGAACACTGAAATTCCTGTAAATGAAGTTGCATCACCCTTAATTCCTGATGATATTACTGAAGATGATATCTATGGTAACAATGATCTGGAGAATGAAATAGCAGCAGAAGAAGCTGCTGATGAAGCACAGCGTAAGGCAATGGCTGAAGAAGCTATTAGTCAGAAGGAGCAGAAGAAGGCCGAGACACCTTTCATGCCACCTGATGAGCATGATATGCAGTATCATAATGAAGCGATTGCATATCAGCAGGACAAGCTCAATATCGTATCAGGAATGGTAAACCGTGTTGTTGCTAAATACAGAATCATCTCTGGTGGCATCGAAGACGTTCCTAATCCTGATCTCGGTACACTCGGCAAGATGGCTGTAATGGGTGAACTCATTGACATCTATCACAACAATGGCGAAAAAATAACTCCTGAGTTTGAGACTCTTATTCTCAAAAACTGGGTTATGCCTGATGGATCACTTGCTATCAACAATATCAATGAGAATGGTATTGTAATCGATAGAACAATGACAAATGATGCTCCGACAAACGTATCATCAACAAAGATAACAAATGATGTTCCTACTGAGGAGGAGAAGAAAGAAACTCCTACAATCAACATCAATGTTGAACAGGGTACTCCTGTAACAGTAAATGTTGATGATTCTATCGTTGCTAAAACAGCTGAGACAAATGAGGTTAACATCTACGTCAAGGAAGTTACTCAGGAAGAACTTCTCAAGACAACCATCGTTGAGAACTCAGACCAGGAAGGCATTATCAACGTATATGACTCCGGTGTTAATGATGTTCCTATTACACTCCCTCTCTCAGGATATCGTTGTGTAATGAGACCGATCAACTGGTTTGACTTTATCAAGCTTACCGCACCTACTTCAAACAATGGTACTGATAACGAACTCAAGAAGTGGTCTGTAATATATGATCACCTTAAGAATCCTTCAATCGGAGAATTCAAAGACTTTGAAGACTTCATGAAGAAGACAAAGTACCAGGATCGCGAAATACTTATGTGGGGTCTTCTTGTTGCTACTGCTGATGATGAGGAAACTCTTTCATTCACATGTGACAATGAAAACTGTAAAAACAGAATCCAGATCAAGTATCGTCCTCGTACAATTATTCATATCGATGATTCACATGTTCCTTCATGGTATCTTCCTTCATATGAATCTGCTCCTGGTCCTGATTCTGTTAAGATCTGGGAAGAAGCAAACGGCAGAAGAAAGCGTTACAAGCTTCCTAACACAGGTATCATCGTTGAGATCAATGAGCCTTCTGCATACGAGTACGTTACACAGAAACTTCCTCTCATCGATACACTGTTCAAGAGATATCGTCCAGATGACTCAATGACAAAGCTTGATCCTCAGGATGTATCAATGGCTGAATTCGATTACCTTGCTGCAAATGCATTGTTCGTTTCTGCAATGACAATCGTTCGCCAGGGTAAAGACGGTAAACCCAAGGAGTATCGTTTCACTAACTGGAACCAGATCGAGGAGATTATCACAAAGGCTCTCGATGCAGAAGACTCTGGTATTCTTCTTAAGATTATCGAGAAGACAAGAGAGAACGTTTCTCCTGTATCATTCCGAGTTGAAGACATCACATGTAAGTCATGTGGTAGACATATCGATTTCGTACCTATTAATGATATCGGAACATCATTGCTTTTCCAAGTATCACGAAGGCTCAGCAATACTCAGATAAACTTAATCGAGATGGATTAGAAATTATCGAGATGGGGCTAATGTTCGGAAAGATAATTCCAATGAACATGCTTGCACGAATGCCGCTTCCATTCGTGCACCGCCTCCGTGATATAAGGATCAAACAGTTGCAAGAAGCAAACAAGCAACAAGAGTTGCAGATGCAACAAGCTCGTGTACAACAGCAGAGAAATATGACACGTGGAAAATTACCACCAAACTGGAGACCACCGGCACAACCACAAAATATCTCTGGTGGCTTTGATCCCGCCATGTTTAATGGCACACCGTTCGATGATATCATAGATGAACTTACCTGATATTTTAAAATAATAAAATAAAGAGGTGAGTTTTTAATGGATAATATGTCAGATTTTTCCCAGTTAAATCAATACATTTACTGGTTTATACAAAATAATGGAATCCCCTATGTTGTCGACAATTACATTGTCTTGCGAGAACAATATTATTCGGAGAAGACAACTACGTCGGCATCATAGGTATATTCCGTCTGGAGGTACTTATGATAAAAATCCCGAATAACATGCTCGAGGAATTCAAAGGTCGTTTCAATACACATAAAGTGAATATAGCAGCATGTAACATCTATTACAAAACAATGATATTACTCAATAAGAAAGCAAAGATGATAGAGAAAAAGAATCAGCTTATGATTACAAGAGAGATATATGAGTCTGATTTCTTAAATGCTTTAAGTGATATCGAACTTGTTACTCCACCAACTGATGCTTTTATACCCGGAGATGGTGAGAATGAACTAATGACCATCAACCAGTTAGCTGCAGAATATATAGAGATTACAAAGCGCATGCCCGTATCTCTTATAGAAGAAACATATGGCCCTACGAATGCATTGGTGATCCTTCTTAAGAAAGATCCAAAGAATGTTGATAAATTCCATGATGACTTGTTCTTATACTTCATGCTGTACAAGTATCTTGATCAGATTGATATTATAAGACTTAATACATTTTCAAACTACACACCAATCATCGAATATATCGTTAACAATATAACTCTTGATGATTGGAAGAGTTACGTCAGAACCAACAGGATTAACGAAAAGAAGTATGCTGAGAAATGTGAAGACATACTGTTCAATCCGGACATAGCTTCTGTATCTAAGTATTACAAGAACTCCACAGATCCAGATGTACCAAATCTCGATATCGTTAATCTTATCGAAAGACTTGTATCTAACACTGTTCTGAAAAATGATATTATACTGATACTCGGTGTATATCTCGTAATATCATTCGCTATGTCTGATTTTAATAATAAAAAGGCTAAAGATTCACCATGTGCAAAATATGTACGTGATGTTCTATCTAAAATCTAAAATCTAAAATATAAAAATTCGAACATATATAATTCTCCCGAAAGGAGGATCTGTTGTTAAAATCTAATATAGTAGGAGTGATATAAGATAATGGAACAGAAAGAGATCAATAATGTAAACAACAAAATCAGACGTCGTCGTGGTACGATGAACACTGCATCCGAAATCGATAAACGTGCAGAAGAAGTATCACCAATGTCTTTGTTTGGTGCATCAGCAATGGTGTTTCCGGACAAGATATCTACCATTCGTGGTGTTATGGGTACACGTCATACATCACAACGTGTTGTTTTAATCAATCCTGAATTCCCCCGTTTGTATACCGGTGCTGAAAATGAATTCGGTGACAGATCGTCTTGGAACATCAAGACACCAGATGATTGTGAACTGGTACGAACCTTTAGGAAGTTCAAGGATTCCGCAATATCACCAATTGCGTATATCTTTAAAAATCTGAGGACTGGTAAATATTCGTGTCATGTTGTAAAGCCATGTCACCATCTCGTTGAGAAATACGGTTTCCGTATGAACAATGCGATTCATGGTAAATACAATGACGGAGATATCTTACCAAAAGGAACCACAATTGCACAATCTTCATCATATGTAAATGATAACTATTGTGCTGGTAGAAATCTCAGAATGATATACACAGTACTTCCGGAGCTCACAGAGGATGCTCTTGTTATTTCAGACAGAGCAGCAAAGGCATTGGAATATGACATGGTCGATATTGTAACTGTCAATATCAAACAAAGTTCTTTCCTTCTGAATAAATACGGAAATGAACAACTGTACAAACCTTTCCCGAATATAGGAGAGGAAATACAGGATGACATTCTCTGTTCTATCAGAGAAAACTCCTATTTATCATCTGCATCAGAAGCACTGATTCCTCATATCAATGATACCAACTACTGTTCACATGGTATCGTAGTTGATATGGATATATATTCCAACGTCGATGTTGAGAATGATCAGTATAACTATTATCTCGGTCAGATACGTGACTGGTATTCTGACATTTATGCTTTCATCTCAACTATCGTAGATGATCCCTATCAGGACGACACATCTCTGTTGGATATCTATCATCAGGCCGAAAAATACTTAAACAATTCAAAGTGGGTAACCAAAGAAGATATTGTTGATACTGTAATAAAGTTCACAATACTTCAGCCAAAGGAAATCCATGTTGGACAGAAGGTTGTTGGTCGTTATGGTAACAAGTCTGTTATTGCGAAGATTATTCCATGGCAGCTTATGCCAAGAACCGTTGAGTATGATGAAGATGGTAAACCAATCCCTGGCACGGAAGAACCAATCGATATGTTGTGTAATGCACTTGCTGTTCCAAACAGAATCATTGCATTTGCAACATATGAATCAACTATGACATTCATGATGGAAAGAATGTGGCAGCATGTTCTTGACCTTGATGAAAAGAAGGTTCCACATGATGAAATCATGAACACTGCAATCGACTTTGTTGAAACTTTCAATCCTCAGCAGGGTGGAGAATTGAGACGTATCTACAATGAAGCTCCAAATGAAACATATGCAGATCTTATTAAAAATGGATTCTATATTCAGATCCAGCCACTCAATGAGAAATGTGTACGTGACTCAATTCTTGAGGCTTACGAGAAATGGCCTAAGATTATGAGATACTACAAGATTCAGTCAAAGCTTCGTCACAGATGGGTCGATATTGGTGGAACATATCCAGTGGGTTACCAGTACACATGGGTTCTTAAACAGGAACCTTCAAAGGCTATGTCTACTGTTGCTACAGGTAGAACAACTCTCTATGATCAGCCTGTTAAGACCAGAAGATATAACAAGAATCTTATTCCTTATTCTGACAACCCTATCAAGTATGGTGAATATGATACCTACAACTTCCTTGCAGGTATGGGTGTTAAAGCCTTCTCTAAGATATCCACATACTATCGTGGTTCTCAGTATGAAGAAAACTCAATACTCATGTCACATCTCAATGGCATTGGTATTGATACTTCGAAATACAATCAATTTCCACAACTTGATAATTTAAAGAACATATTAAAGCTGTTAGGCACTGAACTCCAGACTGATTTATATTGGTATGATACCATCGGTAATGTCGATGAAATACATGACGTAAAGATCGGTAATGTGGATGTTCCGATTTCTATACCGGACCTTCACTATATGCTTATTATGCATTCATACTATTTACAGTATGCTGCATACAAGCAGGGATCATTCGATATGATAGATTTCTTTGCTCAGATGAGTAATACCAATACCTTTATAGGATTAAGCCAGGAGTACATTGACTATCTCTTCAATAAGTTCATCAACCTTCTGCCCGTATTACAGCAGAGAAAACAGTATAACTAATGTAACTTTAACTGTATGAGGGTATCCGGGGCCATGTGCCCCGGTTACTCTTAATATTTTTTTATTAGAAAGGAGAAAGGAAATGTCCAATATAGTCCGAATAGATGACCATAAAGGACAACCACATTACTACGACTTTGGAACAAAGAATGGTTCTTTTTTGTTAACTGCAAAAGAGTTAAAAGAACTTGGATACAAGAATTGGTATTTCATGTTAGAAGTAAAATATCCAAATCTTAAAGTACAAGATATGGATCCATATGATCCCAATATAACTCCTGAGGACATAGGAAAATTACTTGTTGAATGCAAGCATAACCCATGGTTCTTTTTTAGAGAAGTATTACTCATTCCTGTTCGTGGTGCTGGTTCTGTTCCTTTATATTTACACCGAGCCGGTTTGGCTGCTATCTGGTGTTGGTTCCATAGTATTGACTTTGAATTAGTACAGCCTCGTCAGACTTATAAGACAACAGTTATTACTGGAATAATGGCATATAACTTATTATTCGAATACCGAAACTGTGATATTCCTTATATGCATAAAACAGAAAAAAGATGTATTGATAACGTTGGTATTCTTCGTGATTATATCATGGCTTTACCAAAATACTTGAATCCATGGGCAAATGATAAACATCCACCAGGATTACAATCAATGAAGTATGAAGCTCATAATGTTAATATCGCAGTTTTGTCTGCTGCTAAATCTGATTCTGCTGCTCCTGATAAGACTCGTGGATATTCACTGTTTACATGGTTTGCAGATGAGTGTGAATTCATACCTTTCATGAAGCAAGTCCTTGATGGTGCGAACCCTACAATCGTTCAAGCAAGAATTACTGCTCAGCAACAAGGTCTTCGTGCATGTATGATGTATGCATCTACCCCAGGAGACTTGGAAACAGATGCAGGTAAAGAATGGCAAACCATTCTTGATAGTATGCCACACTTCGATGAATCATTCTATGATTTAACCGAAGAAGAAATTATCAAGATGAAATCATTTCCCGGACCCAATGATCCGGATCAAGACAGAGTCCCTGTAACCATGTTGTACATCGAGTTTAATCATGTGCAATTACGTAAGGATGGATTATATCTTAGAGAACAATACACCGAAGCTGTTAAGAAACATACTCTTGGTGAGTATCGTCGAGGCGTATTACTTCAGAGATTCCGTGGTGGTGAAGGAGCATTCTTCAAACAGGAAGACATCGATTACATCGATAATCATACTCGTGAACCTGATTATGATATATACTTAATGAAAAAATATCATTTGTATGTTTATAAACATAATATCCAGGTTCCTGATTTAACTTCTGATACACCATACTTCGATATGAATATACCATACTTCATAGGCATCGACTGTGCTACTGGTAAGGATGGAGATAATACGGCAATATGTATACTCAATCCATATACACTGGAAGTTGTTGGTGAATTGTTATCACCATTAATGGGTGGATTAGATTTGATGAGAACAGTTACAATACTTGCAAAGTTGATACCTCGTGGATTGTTCTGTTTGGAATCAAATATGACAGGTGTTGATATCATTGACTTCGTTCAGGAATCACGTCTTGAAGAAAGATTCTATCATGATCCTCGTGCTTCTGAGATAACCAAGAATGTTACTAATCCAAATACAACAACAGAATTCAAGTTAAAACAAAAGGCTCATGCTAAACGTTATTATGGTACTACTGTTGGTGATAAGGTTAGAAAGACAATGTTCAATATCTTGAGAGATACTTTACATGATTACAGACATTTGATATATACCAAGTATCTTGTACATGATATCTGTAACCTTGTTCAAAATAAACGAACCGGTAAGATTGAAGCAGCATCTGGTGAACACGATGATATGGTAATGGCATATCTTCATACATTGTATATTCTTAAATATGGATATGAGCTTGAGAGATTTGGTGTGAACAAAAATCTATGCACCTACTCAAAAGCTACTGAAATAATGAGAGAATTCGAAGAATCAGTGATTGAAGATCATATCGATAATACCGCTGGTCTGCAACAAGGATCATTTGAAGCCCAGTTGTATAATGATATAACATCACAGGTTAGAGAAGAATTTTCTAATCCGGGTGGTTATGATGATTATGGTTACAAACATAATCAATACCAACAGTATGGTCAATTACAACAAGCACCTGTTGCTCATTCTACTGCAGCTAATCTTGCTTTCTTCCGTGAAGTAAATGATACTGCCAATGGTTTTGGTGGTTATGGAGGAAACAATGGTTTCTTTGGTATATATTAAATAAAAAAAAAATACGGCCCCGTAATGGGGCCGTTTATATTATTTACTTATTTTTTAACGCAGCTTCGACGATACCTTTTCCAACTTTCTTCTGTTTTACGTTTAGAATAAGTTTGTCGGATGGTACAATGTCAGTTCCATACTCCTTCTGTATTTTGTCTTTTATTACCGAGGCTGGTGCCATCGTTCCATCCTCGTTGAACATGTAATTTGTTATTGGGATTATAAGATCCCTATCAGTCATTCTTTGTCCCGATAAATATTTCTCGTTGAATACCTCCATTCCCTGTTTGATTCCAGACTGGAGAGTGACCTCATATGGATCACCGATCGGCTTCTGATTTGTTTCTTTATGTTCAACCACTGGAATTACCTTTTTGCCCGGGCCGACATAGAAATATTTGCCGGATATTTTTGAATAATTTCCTGCGAGTATTGAGCGTACCCCAGCAACAGAAATTTTCATTTCTCCAGCGATTTTACTGGGAATCGCTGTTATCGGTACCTCGGCTACAGCATATAATGCAATCTTCTCCGAAACAGCCACCACAGTATAGTCGTCGAGCCTACCGCCGTTTACGTGATTCCTGGTAATCTCCAGGTTTTCATAACGGCAATTTGATTTGTCGTCGTTTTTGTACTTGATGACTTTTCCTTTGGGTATAGTTTCTCCGGAACAACATTCGTATACGACTCTGGATACCATATGCTTGTGTTTTCCATTTGTGAATTTCAGATATCCGCTTTCATTAATGGGTTTTATCCTTTCACCGTCTTTAATGATTATACCTTCTTCATTGGCATATATGTTGTCATACACCGGATGTTTGTGGAACCCTTCAGGAATTGTGAAAACCTTAGGTTTCTTGTGATATGCTCTCTTGGCTGTCTTAGTCTTAGTCTTAGCTGCAGTCTCTGTAGGAACTTCAACCTTTGATTCTTCGTTTGAGTTCTTTTTGTATTCCTCGAATTCAAACATTGTTCCAAGCACCTTGTAGAGAAACTCAGCATTCTTCTTAAATTCGGGGTCAAGAACCCCTAACGCTGATATCTGCTCTACAGTCAGATCCAGAGCGGCCTCTTTAACTCCAGCAACCTTCTCAGCAAAATCAATAAATTTTTTCATAGAGTACTCCTTTTCTGAATAAAGATGTGATTTGAAACGTTAATAGATTTCGTTTCTATTCTTTATTCATATTAACAATATATATTTGAAACATAAGAATCTTAGAATCGAGTGGGCCCGAAGGCCCACTCTATCCAAGGAGGTATACAAATGCAGAAAGTTTTCATTAAGAATTTAAATACTCAATAGCTTCAATTAAATCGAGTAATTCATTTGCTTGTTCTTGTGTGAAATCACTTGATGGTGTATTATTATTTTTATCATCACTACCAAGTGTGATTTTTACAACACCCGGTTGTGTTTTAACCTTTTTCAGTGTGAATGGTCCTATGTCTGAATATTTTCCAAGATTATCATGTATATCTTGTTCAGGAGCATTGTACACATTGAAGAATATCTCATTATCTTCTGGCTGTAAGTCTTTCGATAAACCAGATGCAGCTTTTTGTGAAATGTACATTAATTTTGATAAGAAATCTCTGTTAATTATGATACCAGACGGGTTATCGTCAGTTGATTCGGTTGGTATCATCATATGTTCAGCACATTTTGCAAGAAAATCCTTTGAGCTATTTCTTATGAATTGTGTCATTTTTGAAAATTCTTCCGGTGATTTGAATATAAATGCGTAATTTTCATTTGTGTCTCTATGAACATATCCATCAGTACCTTTGACATTATGATTATTAAATCTTGGCATTAATACAAACCAATCATTTCCAATATGACCCCATGCAGGTTTGATAACAATTCCATCTGAAAATAAATCACTTATTATTTTACCAGTTTTTCCAAGGTTATCAAATGATACCCGAGATGGTTCTATTTTGTTAGTTTTCTGCCATGGTCTATCTATCGCCGAAAATTGGAATCCTAATGCACTTGATTCATATGAACAATATGTGACAAGAGCAGATAAATATCCGAAATTATAAGTCGTCCATCCACCTTCCTTATAGAATTCTGAAGAACCAAATACTTCAATTGATGAGTTTAATGTTGAAATAAAATAACTCGTTCTCGACATAAATTGATTGAATTCATTTACCCATATACTCAATTCACTGTTCAATTCATTAGCAGCATCGTTGTATTTATCTTTTGAACTTTCAAGTGGACGATTGTCACCGAAATTCCTCATAATTTTTAATGTGTCACTTATTTTATCAATGCTGGTAGATAATTGCTTAAGTTCTTTCATCAATTGTTGTACTGTATAAACATTGCCATCATTACTGATATTCATTGTTGTATTTGGTTTAACTGCATTACTTAAAGATTCGGAAGCTTTCTTAAGTTTCTTTATTATTGACTTATAATCTTTTTCAAATGCGGATGCATTTGATGTTGAATACAGTTTTGACACATCATTTGAAACTTCAACAGAACTCCTTAATGATTCTATCATATTTGGTATATCATATACGATAGCAACACCAATTTCACCGGTGGTATCTTCTTCGAATGTTAATATATTCTTTTTATGTTTATCATATATGATATAACCAGCAGCTGAAGCAGCGGCAGTTACACCGACCGCTGCTAATGCTCCTATGATCTTTTTCTGTTGATTCTTATCATCTTTAGAACCAGTGATCACATTTTTGACATTATCAACAATCTCATTTGGTTTCTTATTAAATAATTTATCGAGTTTACTTTTGATGAATTGAATAAATTTTCTTATCATGTCAGGTATGAAGAATATAATCTTCTCGAGAGTTGTTTTACGTTTAGGAGCATCTCCTTCTTGTATAATATAATCACTCTCAAGATACAATCCTTCATTTTCCATTGTAAATATTTTACAATATTCAGAGAATATTGCCATTGCAGTATCATATTCTGAGTTAGTAACAGCCTCATCTATAAGTTCAAACATCACCGATCACCTCATCAACATTTTATATCGGGGAGTTGTTTAATTTTATCATGTGCACCCGGATAATACGGAATAAGAGAATGTCTTTTACGTCCCCATGATTCAAACATTCTCGCTTGACGCACATGATCGGTTATATCGAAGTACCAGGTCTCTTTACCTCTATCACGTAATCTACCAAATATCTGTTCTCCTATGATGGGTGAAGAATATTGGTCGAAATTGATAACAGCAGCAAGATTCTTAACATCTACGCCAGTACCCATTGACAATGATGTTGATAATATGAAGTCAGATTCCATAGCTTGTTTGCGTACAGCCAATGGCATACTACCGTCGACACCAGAAAAAGAATAATGTGAGAAGAAAGGATCTTTCTTCATTACTTCTATTACTCTTTCTATTATTGATATCAATGGTACAAGGAGAAGAATCTTTCCATCGTATGTAGTTGTCTTTTTAGCAACTTTCATCATATAAATGAGATTGTTTATGAATGGTACACCTTGTTTGTATTCCATTAACATTCGATAGTAAGTGGCTTTAATGAGACCCTTACTACCATAACGGAAGTATTGCATACATAAATTGGTTGATGGATAATAGTATATATCCTGGAAAAAGACATTTACATATTGCTTTTGATACTCTTCATATTTTGGATTACCTATGAATCTATCTGCGTCAGACAATGCTCTATTGAGAATATTGTCTTCTAAGTAGTCGGATCTACCAAGTGTTGCAGAAAGATACCAATTGTTTGGTATATTACATATAGCATCAAACTTCAGATTTCCCTTAAGATGAAGATGTGCTTCATCAACTACCTTAATGCCGAATGCTGATCGACGAACAACATCCATCAATCCTTCCCAATCATCACGTAAAGCATTCTCAATAGAAGATATCGTTACAACACATACTTGCTTATCTGGTGCATCATATATGTTGGTCGCTATATCTGAACGAGGAACACCTACGTCACCAAACTCATCACACCATTGATTCTTCAACAGTGTTGTTGGTACAACTATCAACGGTTTCAATTGTAACTTTGAAATCGCATATGTTGCAATGAACGTTTTACCGCGGACGTTCTACCGCCTGGCTATATCATCATCTCTTGAATGTTTAAGAGATGTCCACCGCTTCGGAGATTATTTATCCCCTAATGTATTAAATCATACAATAGCCGACGAACTTTACCCTATTCGGGTCTTAGCTGCTGATTGCTCATTCTTTATAGTATTTAGGATTTAACCTTGTACCATCCCATGGTTTCTTTCTACTTTCGTCGCATTCACGCTTATGCATATTTCATCATTACGTTGTAGCACCATAGGCATTAGAGTCATCGTCCCAGCAATTCAATGGAGAGTACTTTACACGCACGTCACCGTACGCGGGTGCCGGTAATAGTTCAACACCAGGTTTTAGTTCAATCGTAATCTTATGCTTCTTACGATTGGGATCGATCATCATGTTTATACAATCTTCTTGTAACTTTGAACGAGGTTGTCTGTTCATGTTAAGAGTTATCCTTTTTGGAGTTATTGGTTGTATAACAGATGGGTGGGGTAATCGTTGAATGTATTGATCATTCAATGTAAGAAATCCAGAAGAAATATAAACAACATCATGTTCTTTACCAAAGATAGGTTTCTTTGAGGTATCATTACCAGAATAGATGAAGAATTCTCTTACCGGATTAACCAGAGAAAAATACTGAAGTATCTTTCTCTTGGTTATATCGTCAGGATTATGTATAATGAGACCGGTTGTGGTTCGTTCAAGTTTCATTATATCACTCCTTAATCATCGTCGTCATTTGATGAGCCGTATATAAAATGCTCCATTGTTGATTGATGTGATGTATCAAGTGATGTATCGTATGCTGATGATGGATGCATTGTATTATATTCCTTATCGTATGCGTCGTTAGTATCATATCCCATTAGAATTCACCGCCTTCTATTTCTTCTTCTATACCAGAATCAATAATGTTTTCACCCTTACCGGTTTCTTCCATTCTTCGCTGGTTTGCTACAGAACGTGCTTCTTCTGCGAGTTCTTCAAAATGATCAATATCAATCTGAGGAATGTATTCGTGAAGAAGTAACTTCTTGAATTGACGTGCTGTCTCTGAAGGTTTCTTGTCTTCACCCTCTTCAAGTTCCTCATCTCGTAAGAAGGTTTCTTGTAATAATTCCAATAAAGAATTGAAGTTATTTATCATATCAACAGTAACATTCAGAGTCTTTGCAGTTGGCATTCTTAATACGTACTTGAGTTCCTTAAGGACTTCATGATCTATATCAGTTTCCCAACGCAAGATTCTTCTGTAGAGTCTTGTTATGTCATGATTGAAATCCATCTTGAATGATGAAATCATTGTATTGAATCTCGTGTTAGCCAATTCTGTTTCCTTAGCAAACTCAATCTGTGATTCATTTCCACCCTGAACCATCAATGACGGTACAGGGGTTGAGTTGATCGATTCATTCTTGAGCTGTTCCAATAGATCATTATTTATTGGAGCATCTGCAGCAGGAATTGTATCAAATGTAATAGGAGCAATATCACCTGCACCCATTGGCATTATCAATTCAGAACCACCACTGACTTTCGTCATGGATGATCTATAGTTGAAGATATCATTAACAGTAACTCTACGAGCTGCAAATTTACGCATTGTATCATTAACCATCTTCTGATAATCGGTATCAAGACCAGACATTCTAAGATTGTATACACGAACCTGAGAATTGTTTATCTGATATAAGATGGAATATAATTTGAGGAACATATACATTCTTGCTGTTACCAAACCTGGTTCCAACATAGAATGACCCTTACCAATACCATCTTTATTGATAGAACACTGGATGACATGTTCTGCAGGAATAAAAATAAAACGCATCATAGCATCATTGAACTTATGTGCCTGGAGTATAGACACAATCTGAGTATGTAATGCGATATTATCTTTCATGAATTTCAAATTGAAATTATTGATAATTTTTGATGCGAGTTTCTCACAGAACATTCTGTCAGGAGAGAATGTATCATAACCAACAGAAGGTGATCTGAGTGTATATCCGGTAAGGCCACTATTACGGCGTTGACCGGACTCTTCAGGACGAGTCATATCAGAGATGTAATAATAACCAATGATGTTTCTGTCAACACGTATTGGAATAAGCTTTGTTGCAGGAAGTATCTTAAGATAGATACCTTTTATATTCTCGAAGTTATGAGAAATGAATTCTCCTCCGTTTTCTCCTTCACCATCTTCCATATACATGTTATCATTCATTACATGTTCAAAGAGATTATCAACCTCTTGAACAAAGCCGTCTTGATCATGGTATTTGGTATTATATACTGCACGAAGATCATGTGCTGATTCTTCTATTACAGGAAGAGCAATGTCTTTCTCAATGTATCTGATGTTACGACAAACATATTCCAATGTTGCATCAACATCCTCAGCAGCTTCTTCAGTTGCTTTCTTATTTTCAGTACCATCTTCATTGAATACCTTGGTACGATACATTGGGTTGATTTCCATTATCTCTGCTTCTGTAAAGATACCTGCTCTCTTTTTACCACGTTTGGATTCAATAGAATCATTTACGATAGTATCATTAAGAGATATCTCGACTGCGGATTCACCATATCCAAAACCATTAAGAACAGATGATGTATCTGACATATCCATTCCTGTAAGTTGGTTATTCTTTGTACTACCAGACAATCTGTACTTATACAGATCCTGGAAAACTTTCGCATATGGTATTGCGTATATATAACCTTCACCATATTCAAGTGTATTGAATACGATATGATTCTTTATAATAGAATTCAATTCCAGTCGGTCTTCGACTTCTTCAATTTTAGAAACGATTGTTTCTTGTTCAGATTCAGAAAGATTGGATCTCTTGAATTTTATATCACGAGCCATTGTTCCGTCAACAACGTCTGATTCACATATTGCATCTCGTGTAATCTGGAGAGCAGTAAACCATTCCGGTATTTGTGATATAACTAAATCAAGATCCTGACGTAATGCTATGTCGGCTATTGTATCTACCGGCAAAAAAGCAGCATCTCTTAATTCTGACGGTAATTCAGAAATATCAAACTTACCATCTTTTGTTGATGGCATCTTGAGCATCGCCATCTTTTCAACAAAGCTCAAATCAGTACTGAGATTATATTCATGAAGTACATCAGATATGGTATTCATTATACCATCTTTAGTGACCGATATTTCATCACCAGTAATATCTTTATACAGATTCTGAATAAGATCCTGTGTCTTTTCAGCATTTGAAGGCATCTATACCAACTCCTTTCTTCTTTTTTCATTATTTGTCATTATCAAGTATAACTAATGACATTCTTTGTAGGCTGGTCAATCTTAACATTTGTAATGCCAATATTGATGTTGCCATCAAGGTCAAGATCCTTGAGGTTTGTGAATCTGAGATTCGGAGTATAGATTGGAGTAGATCTACTAAAGGGATCTGTTTGTGTCTTTGTCATAACAATGTATGGTGAACCAGTAAACATACCTGCGGCACCAATATACTTTGGCATTACAGGATCATCATGTGCTTCTCTGAGTAAGAAAGGCATTGAGTTAGCTATAGTACCTTGCTTTATATTACCGACGTCATCAACAAGTCCAGCATCGTGATTAAACTCAACAAGAACTTTGTTGGTATTCTCTAAACGATAATGATACTTAAATGTCGCCGAAGTAGTAAGCTCTGTTATTGGTCCATTATTATCATTTGATAAGCTTGGTGAAACACTCGTTGGATAGATTCCGTAGTATTTACACCAATAAAGAATCTTTGTACCAGATTCATTTGTGACGATATCATACAATGATGAGCAATATTCGAGAGCTCTATCATATGGATGATAACGTGTATATTGTGCTCCTGTTAATGGGTTACCTGATTCGGGAATATCCTTTATGAAATCATTCTGAATCTGATAGCCATTATAAGGAGGAATAAATATACCCTTCTTGCGTTTATACATATATAACATCAATAAACGCAAGTATTCATAAACTTCAAGATTCTTTGTATCTCTGAAGGTGAGATCCAATGTAGAACCTTGTCGACTCTCAACGTGCATTGCAGGAGTTATTGTAAATCCTTCAATACTCTTACCGACGGAATCATTAATTGTCATTGATGTTGCAGCAACACTCAAACCCTGAACACGATTTGACAATAAGAAATTCCAGTTAGCATCAAGAATATCATTTGTCAAAGAACCAGATACATACCAAGGTGACAAGAGCTTTATTATATGAGGCATTCTCGTGATAGCAGAACCAAAGTCCTCATCATTCACTGCTTGTTCACAGAAGTCTGCAGAGGCACCTGAACCACCCATCAAGTAACATTCAGGTCTTGTTATAAAGATATGACGAAAACCTTTACGCCATTCTATATCTGCTATTGGAAGCTTGGTTCTATTATATGTTTTAAAGATTGCTTCGTCTGCAGTATGAGGATTCTCCTTGGAGTTCATTCTATGGAATGGATGTATTGGAGAAATTGGTGGTTTAGAATAGTTACCAAGCTCTTTAGCACGAGCAGTCTCTTCCAGATAACGTGATAAACCACCGTTCTGCATTATTTCCTTTTTGACAGGATCATCAAAAGGATTGACGTGCGTTGTGGCACCAGAGAATACAGCTACTTCATTTGGGTTTGGGCTTTTGTCAACATAACCAGTCTTCTTAACCTCTGCATCAGGATTCATGTAAGCACCCTTGGTTGCTTCTCCCTGAATGCCTTGGGAGATGTCTCTAATGAAATGGTCTTCTTTTCTTCTTACGAAGTAATCACCATTCTTCACAGGGTCTCCTTCAGCATGTAACATGTCGAGAGGTCTCAATGTATGTGCAGCGGGAGTTATGATTGCAGCATCTTGAATAACACCACCAGGACCAATGTTCATTCCAGAACGTTGAACCGCTTGGCCACCGGTTCCTGGAACTGCTCTTCCTTGATATGGTGTATTCATACGTGGATATTCCATCGTACCATTACTGATGTTTTCTTCAAAGATATTATTCTTTGCATATCCTGTTATAGGAGCACCAGTAGGCATTTTGGTTTCGTCTTGAGTCGTTAGAGATGCCAGAGTTTTTTCTGTTTTACCAACGACAAATTGATTGTCTTTTGTTTCATCAGGCATCTTAGACGCCTCCTTTCATTAACCCACGCTTGTAAGCAGCATTACAGCTTTCTTACAAGGCATTGAAACTGTCTTGTTCAGACTGTATGAGGTTATTGTTGTCTTATATGATGCAGAAGATATCAGCAGGAATAAGTAAGCAATATTCTCAAGTGCAAATATCAGTGATACACCACAAGTAGATGTGAAATATGACAGATACATTGAATCAAGGTCCTTATATCTGATAGGGTTTATCTTGGAAATCATTTTAAGAAGACCCATGAATGATTTATCCGGATTAGATACAACATCATCGATTATCTGATTTGCTACATCGGGATTTACCTTGTCATTCAGCAATCTCTTAAATGGTATTGACTCAACAGTCATATTGTCACCACGGAATATGTTATAGAAATATGATATAACATACATCATTGCCTTGGTGAGATTATCACCTTTCATGTATAATCTCTGCTCTAATGGTGCAACTGCCATCATAGTGTAGATATTACACAAAGTTAACATCAGCTGGCTGTTCATGAGGAACAGATCAGGGCTGACATTTAATTTTAACGCAAGATATGCTGCTTCCATTACAGCCATCAGGTTTGTATATTCCGAAGCAGCTGTAATGTTATTAACTACCTTATCAGCAAATATGAAAGCTGTCGGTGTTCCCTTGTAGCCCATTACGATAAATGGCAAACTTGCGGGAATCTTTGATGTTGCTTTATTGTGGATTATAACCATTTCTCCTTTGAGGTATGCATCAACAGATTTCTTAGCGATAGCATCACCATTTAATCTGATTAATGCGAGTATCTCTTTAATGGTTTCCGGTGCAACGATGTTTTCTTTTGATTGAGATATTTCAGCTTTGATATTATTTGTAATATCAGAAGTTTCGTTGAACTTCATATACAAAGAAGTCTCCGAAAGCTTTGGAACTGAAGCTTCCTGAAAGAGTTGTAACATTATGAATCACTTGCCTTTCTACTAAATAAAAATAAAATATCAATAGTCGGTCCAACATCAACATTATTATTGTTGGAAATTATCAAGCTGTGCCCCAGGAGGTGAAATAGAATGGCTAAAACAGAAAAGTTTTCTGTATTATATAAATTATCTTTATATTTACAAACAATGGGTGAAGCGGGTTCTGTATTTAATGTAGCAACATCAGACATTGTATCAATCGCAATGATTCATAATTACGACGAAGCAATGTTTCCTGTAATACGTGTTAGATTATATTCAGACTTGTCAACCATTGAAAAGTTAACACAATACCCTGATCAGATATACGTGAGTCTTAGAATGCATGGTAACGTATATAGAATGGGTGATGAGAATAAATCACCCGAACTTGTGTACGGAGCAAACAATATCAATTTCTCTCTCAAGGGATATATTGAAAACAAAAACACTCCTACTTCAACAATGGATCAATATGATCATGGTCTTAAGAAAAAAGCTGATCTTAATATTAATAGAAAGGTCCCGATAGATATATACTGTTATGATGCAGAAAAGATTCATTTCATGAGAAAGAAAGCTCCTTCTATTTTTAAAGAGACTTCTATAACAACGGTAATTGAATCAATGTTCCGTAATCAAGGTATCGTGGATTATACTATCGAACCATTGAAAAATCAGAATAAGTTCGATCAAGTATTATTCCCCAATCTGAGTATATCAGAAGCACTATCATTCCTTGATAATAAATATGGTATGTATGCAAAAGGTGCACAAGTATATGGAGACCTTGATAGATTAACCATATGCAGTACAGACGTTGATAATGGTACATTACCTAAACCAATCCATGTTGAAGGATTTAAAAACTCATCTGATATGGGTGGTATGAGAAAAATCAATTCTCAACTATACCAGATGAATACAAAGGCTGAGAATGTTTCTGTTATATCTGAGACAGATATTGAAAGAGTATTAAACTCCGATACAATCACATCTATCAATGTTCGTGATTTAGATGTACAGAATGAGATAATGGTTAAGCTCTACCCAGGCATAACAAAGGATATGATAGCTCGAGTATTTAAAGAAAACTCTGAGAGTTATGTTTCTATGATAATGAATAAGATTGCTACTCCTGATATATTACATAAGACATTAAATCAATATATTGCAGAAGCATATGCTGCGCGTGTTACTGAAAGAATCACACGTGTTGATGTTTCTGGTGTTGGTTTTGATATCGGTAAATTAAATATAAGAACACGATACAATCTCATATTTGATTCACCAATACGAGGAATGAGAATGGATCAATATTATCGTGCAACAAGAGTAGTCCATGTAATATCCAATCTTGATTCTGATTTATTCATTGCACAAACCACAATGTCTCTTTGTTCAAATTAAAAAAAAATAATGGGGGCGAAAGCCCCCATATATTTACTTATCGTCATTTTTATAAAACATATTGAATATCATATCGAATGGGTTTGGTGATGACTGCTGTTCATTTGGTTCAGGCTTTTCGAGCTCATCCTTCTTCAAACGAGACAGCTTCTCTTCCGCATTTAATGCCTTATCCTTTGCCTTGATATATGCCTTAGCTTCTTTTGCTGAAAGTAATCTATAGTTACCAGCACCAAGAGCAAGATCAAGTAACTTCACATCTTCTTCCGTAACCTTACGTTTTGCTGTACAATACGCAATAATGTCTTCTGTTATTCCGTCTTTATTGGTGTACTGTACAACAGTAAATCCCATAGGCATCTCATATAATGTTGTCGGTCTATTGAGATCAACATGATCAAAAGATTTGTCTTCTACCGTCGGAACTTCTTCATCATCCCCGTCGTCATCGTCTTTGGATATTTCGTATCTTTCATCAAACTTAACAACGTAGTCAAGAATGAACTTTGCTGGATCCTTATAGATTTCCTTGAGTCCTTCGAAGTCAACAGTGAACTTAGAAGGTACTTCACACATTATAGAATCCTGTTCGGTTGAATATGGGGACACAAAGACCGTGAATGTACCATTGCTATTGGCCTCATGTTCTATAATGAATGTACTGAAGTATTCAGCATCATCATCAGGTGTATCTTCATATTCTTTAACTTTAAGCTCAACGTCAGTATCGACGTGAATCTGTCTCTGAATTACAATAAACATACTGTCCTCCTACATATAACATGGCATGATAAAAATAAATAATAATGGCGGGGAATAACCCCGCCATCATACTCATATGTGTTTGTGCACAATCACACACGAAATCAACCGAGAGAAGTGATGCTTCTGTACTGGTTCGGGATAGCATACTCAGTACCGATGTTAGCAGCATCATTAGCAGCAGCATTATCTCTCTTAACGAACTCATTGAGATTTGAGAGGAGCTGTGATGCAGCTGGAAGAGTGCTCTTGATTGAGATGAGTGTCTGGATAGGTTCTGCTCTGAGACCATTCAGGAGACCGAACAGAAGAAGCTGATTGATTACCTCAATGCAGTCAGTGATCTTATCTATTGCTGACTGATCGAACTTAACACCGATTGGTCTGCCGCAAGCTCTGCAGTAAAGCTTTCCGTCTGCATTCTTCTGAGTTGCAAGACGATACTCACCGCCCTCGAAGATGATGTGTACACACTTCTTCTTAGCTTCCTTTACGAAATCAGGCTCATTGTTCGAACCACTAATAGGATTGATCTTCTGAGCAATGTCGATACGAGTCATCTCGTATACGATTGGCTTGATTACAGCATCCACTGAAGGATGGATCTTGTTGTTGAGTGTAGAAGTTGCCATTGTATATTCCTCCTTGAATAATAATACTTACTTATTATTTATGATCTGGTCAGCAACCATCTTGAGGTTTGGATACTGGTTGCCACAGTCTCTTGGGTTGATGAACTTTGTCTCGACCTTTGCAGGAACAACGCCGTAGAAACCAGCCATCTTAGTATATGTGAACTGAGTAGGCTGTGAGTTCAACTTTCTGTAAACCCATCTAACCAGTGAATCCATGAATGCCTGCTGATTAGCTGTGGGCTTTCCAGGAACTTCTGTTTTCTCGAGCAGAAGTGCACTTCTGATGAATACCTCAGGATTCTCGACAATATCAAGAATATCAGCTGTGATAGGAAGATCACTATCGATAAGCTGGCATACAGTATCATCATTGTTCATTGCAATACATGCTGCAATAGCACGAATCTGACTCTCCTGAAGATTTGTGTAACGAGCATGAACAAGAGCCTGGATATTTCCGAGGAGCTGATCAACTGCCCACTGAATGTGACGAATAGGTTCGAGAGGATCCTTTGTTGTAGTAGCAGTAGGAGTAGATGCCTCGGTCTTCTCCTTATCCTTGTCCTCATCCTTTTTAACCTTCTTCTTTTCAGTTGGTACCTCAACATTCTGCTCGATCCATTTGTTCATGAGTCTCGCAAGATATGCACCAGATACACAGTTCTGTTCAGCATTGTTTTCCTTACCAAGGAACTGCATCAGCATGTTTATGAAGTTGGGATCCATTACATGCTTACTCAGTGCAAGATTGAGACCCTGAGCAACATTGTTTGTCTCGAGATCTACCTGAAGGATATAGTTAGCTACTCTTGGGAATCTCTGCACTATATCACTATACAGATAGTCCTTAGCCTGCTGAGTAATGAAGAGTTTCTCCTGTGGAGACTGATTGAGTGGTGCTCGACCGATAATTGACTGAAGATATGACTCAACAGAATTGAGTATAATCATATCACTGTCTGTGATGGTCATCGGAATCATTTGATTTTCCTCCTTAGATTTATTTTGATACTCCATGGTTGGGGATATCTACAAAATTATGTATATACTTAAACCATGAATTTTATCATCATTTTATTCCCAAATGAAGTCCTTCATTCTGTTTGGTTTACCGTCTATCATTTCACTCTCAGTATCAATGACAGAAGCTTTCTTTTTGTTCATGAAGGATGGACGTCTCGAACGTTTAATATTATCTCCGAGACTGGTTGCTTCTTTGTACTCGGTATCAATGATTTTTATTTCTGAACGAGGAAGTCCTGCAATGATGAGAGTTGCAGATGCCATACCGTCATTATCATCTTTAACGATGTTACGATATTCATCATATACGACACTGTCCTCGTCTTTCTTTGGGGGATCAATTCTTTCTCTTATACCAGCAAATACGTCACCGAAGTCTTCATCTGCGAACATAGACTTCAATGAGAAAGCAGTCATAAGTGTATTAACACCAACCTCTTCAGATTTCCATACAGGCTGGAAACCAGAGAACACCTTCATTGTTATCTCCTTCTGAAGTGTCTGGATTTTATTTGCTTCAGCCTGAACAGCTATGAGTCTTCCAGGAGTATTAAGTATAACATCAAGATCCGAATCATCTATTGAATCAAGTTCAGTTGCATCATACTTTTTGCCGAAGATTACTTCAACAAAATTTACTACTTCCTGATTGACAGGACCGTAATCTGCATCGCCACGGCGATTCTCGAAAATAGAATATGTCTCAATACCGATCTCACCGAGGTCTATGTAGAGATCATTTGTATTAAGATGGAATGCAGCCGGGTCTTTCTTATTAGGTGCTATTATTATCGGTATAACCTGAATACCTTGTGCTTTCAATGATTTACATAATGGAACTGTTGCACCAGAACCTGTTCCACCAGCACCTGATGTTATTACCAATACAGGAGTCTTTGCCTGTTTGGCTACAGCGTATAAACCTTTAAATGCCCCTTGTGATTCATGGAATTCAAACATGGCTCTTCCACGGTCTCTGTTACGACCAGAACCACTCTTCTCATCAGAGATAATCGGGATCACATTAATTCTGTCAATAGATGACAGATCGACTGATGCAGCAACTGAATCAATTGAATACAGTTTTACATCTTCGAGTAGTGTTGATTGTGAGATTGCTTTTACGATGTTCGTACCAGTATTACCCAGTCCTATTATGAGATTATCACTCATATTATTCATCCTCCTCGTCTTCATAATCAGGGTCGTCTAATCCATAAAACTCCCATTCGATTTCACCATCTTCATCCGTACACCAATCATTGTAATTCTCTTCACCGATTGATATGGTCACATTGTTAGGATTCAGATATGGGATAGGACCAACTGTAGCCTGACATGCATTAATTGCGTCACCAATAAACCCAGCTTCGTCTTTGGTATCGCATTCTATTTTGATAGCCATTTAATTACCTCCCTAATATGATTAAACCCGCTAACACCAAGACAGATTTACTGAACTTTCTTCAATATTTTTATTTTATTTTACTTGGCAATAGCGGGTTGATCATTCATTGATTAAAGTTTCTTGGAATCATCCTTGAGCCACTGTTTAATATATGCAAGAGGAGTAAGGATAATCTTATCGTCTTCAACAACATCGATTTCGAAGATGTTATACATATTAACAGTCTGCTTTGTTTCACGTGCAATCTGAATTCCTGCAACATAAGTTGCACCGATTATAGGATAGATTGCAGTTGGATCCATGAGATTGATACCGAAGTCATTGAGAATGGTTTCGAATACCTTGTTCTCGATACCAGTAAGAGCCTCGAGAGCATATACACTTCTCCAAGCATTATAGTTTGAAATAAGTGTGTCCTTATATGATGCACCGATTGTAACGGGCTGTTCATTCTGATGGAACAGTGGAGTCTTAACATGATACATCTGGGGAACGATGTTTGTTGATTTGTCAGACTCTGATATCTCAGTCAGATACTCAAGCTGGACACCACATACATCAACCTTACACTCTTCTGCCTGTTCAGAACCAAGCTTCTTCAGTATCTCAGTCCAACCAACTGTGAATACTATCGGAATATGAGAGTGATCGAAAATGTTTACACCGAACTCAGCTTTCATGAGGCCTGCTGCAACCTCAGGAAGCTTCTTAGAAAGAATAGGATCGTTTTGATAAGTCTCCATAAAATTCTTCCTTCTTTCGTTCCATGTTCTGGCATTGTTTTCTTCAGCCATTGTGAATCATTCCTTTCTTAAATTACATTTTAGATACCACATCGTGATACAGTATCATTTGAATCATATATGTCTTTAAATATAAAATTTTAAAATACACATTATTCCCATGATACATAATAAAGATATAAGTCTTTAAAAGGAGAAAAATAGCTATGCGAATTACATTCATAAAACTCATAAACTTTATTGGCGTTAATGCTGCGATGGGTTTGCGAGAAGTCGAATTTTCATTTGAAGATATTGACAAACCTATCATACAGATATACGGTCAAAATCGGTGCGGTAAAACCGTACTCATCCAACAGCTCCATCCATTCAGCAGTATAAACTTGAATGGTGATGAACGAGCAGATTTATCATTGATACTTCCAAATGAAATAGGAGTAAAGAATATCGTGTATGAAGTAGATGGGGAGGTATATGACATCACTCATACATATACACCATCACGCAATGGTCATTCAATCTCATCATCAATAATTCATAATGGTGAAGAGTTAAATCCATCAGGTGGTGTAACGGCATTCAATTCTCTTATTGAACGAATCCTCGGTATCAATAAGTATGTGTTTCAATTCATAATAAATGGTACACAGTTAACCTCTTTTGGAAGCATGTCGACAACCCAAAGAAAGACATTGTTGAACAAAGCAATGGGTATCGATATCTATGACAAGATACACAAAATGGCTACCGAAGATTATCGTTATACCAATAAACTGATAACTTCATTGAACAACACCAAGGAATATATTCTGTCAACATATGGATCGTATGAAACATTATGTGTGTTGATGAAAGAAAAACAACAAGAAGTTGCTGATACACAACAAATGATGAACGATACTAAATCAAGAATAGATTCACTTAAAGGTCAGATATCCGTCATCAGGAATCAGAATCCTTCTCAGGAAATCATGTCAATAAATAATAAACTCATAGCATATCAGAATGTCATTACTGAGATGGGTATGTATGACCCAGATATGTATGACAAGCTTGTTGAAGAACAGATTGAATTGAATTCAAAATTATCATCTTTAAAGAATGAGAGATTGATGTTACGTAAAGACATTGATCTTTTATATGAAAAGAAAAATAATATTGAAAGTACAATGCTTGCAAGTAAACGTGCTGCTGATGATTATAATAACATGGTTAGCATGCGTGATGAATTGGTTTCAAAGATTGACAGTATATCTATTGAAATGACTACATCTGGTTCATCATCATATTACAGAAGCATGATTCAACCTGCACAAGCGATCAATGATATCTGTACTGAGATAGTATCATGTTTAAATGAACATCATTTGAAGATGTTTACTGATATGATTTGTAATGGAGTAGATGTTGTTGCGTTCCTTATGCAAGAAGGCAGTGTATTAATGGATTCAGAAAAAGAAAAATCTGCGGTATCACGTATAAGACGAATGATAGAAGGTGTTGAAGGAGAATGGGTTGACAAGGAATGTGCCTTCAGGAATTGTGTTTACTTAAAGACACATAAGATGCTTGATACATATTTCAAATCATACCAATCAACAACATCATCTCAGTTCACACAGTATGATCTTGAACAAATAGAACATGCACACAAGAATGTTCTTACAATCAAGAGATTACTCAATACAGAAATACCAATTGAATTAAAGGATGTATTTAATCTGAATAACATCATGTCAAATATTCAATTGAAACGTATCGGTATTGATGTATCTTATATCAAATATCTTATGGAAGAAGCCGCTAAGGGTGAACAAAGAAATCAATTTGTGGCACAATTATCGGATGTCAACAGAACCATCGAAAACATGAAGAAACTGTTGCTTCCTACTGACAATACTGAAGAAGCAGTCAATAAGATCAACGAAGAGATATCAAATTTACGTTCTAAAGATGCATCGATTGATAAAGAAATAAACGAGTTATCTTCTGCATTAGATATAAATGACAGAAATCGTTTGTTATTATCTCAGGTAAAACATATCAATGTTGATGAGCTCAATAGTAGACATGCTAAGTTGAGTGTATTGTTACAACAGTTATCAGATGCGGAGCAAGAGTATATTAAACTCAATGCAACATATTCTGATCTGACATTTAGATTGAATACATTGACATCTGAACTCAAAACAATATCTGACTCATACAATCAATACGTTAATACTGTTGCTGAAATAGACAAGCATGATTCTATCAATGGTAGATATAAGATAATTGCAGAAGCTACATCATCTACCAAAGGCAAACCAGTAATTGCGATACGTGAAACTGTTGAGGATGCATTAGCATTAACCAATCGATTACTCAATATCATGTATGATGGTGAAATAGAGTTATTGGATCCCACGATAGATGAAAACAATTTCACATTACCATTCAGATGTGGTTCACACTTATCTTCAGATATACGTTATGGATCACAGTCCGAAGCAACATTGTTATCACTTGCATTGGAAATGGCTTTATCGGCTTCACTTACACAATACAACGTTTGTCTTGTTGATGAGATCGATGCAGCGTTAGACATAGATATGTGTTCGTTATATGTAGCAATGTTATATGAACTATGCTCAACGTTAAAAATAGAGCAAATGTTTCTTATATCACATCATGTTGATGCAGATTCTTCTATATTCGTTCATAAACTTGATTTACAGGGAATAATAAATAAGAAGGTGAAATAAATATGATATGGAAACCATTAAAGCATCCAATGATTGTTGATGGTTATTTAATATCAAACAAAGGTTATGTTCGTAATAAAGATTGTGATGATGTAGATTGTTTAACAGCAGATTATCATTCATCAAATGGATATGACTTTATAATGTTAATTGTGAAAGAAAAATATAGAATCAACAATTCATTGTTTATGTTATTCCCAATAGATGAATTATTGGGAATAGCATTTATTCCCATTCCAAAAGAATTAAAGGATAAACCAATCACAATTAAACATATCAATGGTGATACACGTAATGTTGATTTATCCAATTTAGAATGGATTGAAGATATTGAAGAATGGAAAGATTGTACATATCCCGGTGTTAAACCGGGAATGTATGAAGTATCGTCATGGGGCAGAGTAAGAAATAAAAAATACATGAA